TGAGATTTCCCGAAGATGTTCCCTATGATTTAGGTGCATACAAAGATTTAATTATTTGTCGTACTATGGACGATGCCGTATGGTGTGTAACACAGTATGGGTTGCCAACAAAGATTAGTTTTGATCACGATTTGGCAGACATTCATTATACTACCGATGACGGGGGAAAAACTGGGTATACTTTTGCAAGATGGCTTTGTCAATATATTATGGATAACAATCTTGACTTTCCCGAAAACTTTGTATATTCTATTCATTCAATGAACCCAATAGGTGCTGAAAATATTCGCTGCTATATAGAAAACTTTATTAAACACTGGAAATGTCGCGACCGATCTTAGTAATTTGCAAATGCTTGTAATGATATTTCCGCTTGACTTTGATGCACAATTAGCATATTATGTATGTAATGTCACTAATAAAATAGGAATGTAAAAATGCGTAAGCTAGGCTCAATTCAGTGTATTAAAGAAATTAAACCCATTGTAGGCGCAGATACAATCTGCGCCTATCGAATTAATGGATGGTGGGTAGTAGATCAAATTGATAAATTTTCTGTGGGTGACTTTGTTATATACTTGGAAACCGATAGCTGGATTCCGCATGAACTTGCACCTTTTCTTAGCAAAGGAAAGGAACCAAGAGAATATAACGGAATTAAAGGAGAACGCCTTCGTACAGTAAAACTACGCGGACAAGTAAGTCAGGGATTGTTGCTTACTATTTGTAATGATTTTACAGGCTCTTATGTAATGCTTTGGGATAACCGAGGAGAATATAGTGTTACTGTTACGCTAGTCGAAGGCATGGATGTTACTGAACTTTTGGATATTCAGAAATGGGAACCTGAAATTTCGCCACAACTTGCTGGACAAGTGCGAGGAGTATTTCCTACTAATCTCATTCCAAAAACTGACCAAGAGAGAATTCAAAACTGTTTTGATGACATACAAGCTCGTAATGACACAACTTATGAAATTTCTCTTAAACTCGACGGAACTAGCTGTACTATCTTTCGTTATGAACACGAACTAAGAGTATGCAGTCGAAATCTTGAATTAAAAGTCAATGACGAAAACAAAGACAACACGCTAGTTGCTATGGCATTGTCTCTCAAAGATTATATTGTAGACGGATTTGCATACCAAGGGGAGGTAATGGGCCCTGGTATTCAAGGCAATCGAGAAAAACTCCAAAAGCATGAATTGTACGTGTTTAATATCTATAATATCAAAGAACAGATGTATCTGTCTCCTGAAGTGTGCAGAGAGCAATGTGCTAAAGATAACGGGCTAGTTCACGTTCCTATTATTAATGTAGTTGGAAATGCACCAGCTAGTATCGACGAAGGATTAGAGTTTGCAGAAGGTCCTAGCTTAAATCAACCTGTTCGAGAAGGGCTTGTTTACAAATGCAATACCTCTTCTTTCAGCTTTAAAACAATTAGTAATCGATTTCTATTAAAGGAGAAAGACTAATATGTCGCTAGGATTAACACTTGCAAATACTCTACGTAAATTAGAGTTAGATGAAATCAAAAAAATTGCTGCACAAGCAGCAGCTGATATGGAAAAAATCCACAAAGAAAAATCAATACTAGAAAGTTTGGTGTACAATATTAAACTGTATATTACTGATAGTATTGAAACAGGCAAAGTTCCGCTATATAAAGTGTACGATCCATATCTTATCCGATGGATAAGATATGCTTCTCAGGATAACGCAGACTATCAAGCAGTTTGGTACACTCTTACAGAATGGGCAACATCTAACGACTTAACTATAACAGTAACGCACGATCTCGGTACCGTTACCGAAAAACGATGGGTAAACATTAGAGCACTTCCAATAGAAAACAAAAAATGTCAGTAATTGATAGTATGGCGCTTTGTGAATGTGAGACTGTCTGCGCACGGTGGGGAATTTTTGAAGACGGTAGCGGCGGATACTTCTGTCCATATATTCCAAAGATGTTTTCTGTTACTACTTGTAAAAACGGTTAAAATGTTAGGTGAAAACATCGGACCGACTCTTATTAAAACATAGGCATTACTAAAAGATAATAAGTGATTGACACGGGTATAGATATCTTGTATAAGAAACTGTAAACAAAGAGGTTCAAAATGATTACTGTATATGTCGGAAATGCAAAACCAAATATGAAAACAGAGTATACAGATACTCAATTCAATCTGATGCCAAATCTTTTGGCAGCAAAAGTATTGAAATTAGTCAACGCAAATGATTTTCTGAATATTCGTGTGTATTCAGATACTTTAGTCAATATGCTTGGTGAGCAAGTAGAATATGGTAACATCAATAAAAATGATGTCGAAATTATCACAGAAACGAGAACTTATGTTTTTGATTCTATGGGCGTTATACAAGGTAACTGGCCGTTCGGAATTTTTAACTATTAATGGCATGGGACTATATAACTTAGTAGATAAGGAAAAATAATGTATAGAATTAAAGCACAAGGATATGGCGGCGGCGGCGCATCTATTAGGCCATATGTATCAGATAACTTGGAAAATATCAAGAGCGAGATGTCAGATCTATTAGGAAGCGATCATGCGGTGCAGTTATATAAGATTCAAGACGACGGTTCCGAGGTGCAAGTATATTATGAAGCAGCATCGCTCGGATATGCCATCTATATAGACTAAGGATGATATTATGAAAATATTTCGATATACAAAAAATAACATGTTGTATACTATAACAACAAACGGTAGAGGCGGGGGCTACAAAGCACACCCCTATAATCACAAAATTGAAATTGGTGTAAAATTTACTTCACATTCAAGATTTCGAGACTTTACTACTGCCATGTCATTAGATGATTTTACAATTGTATCTGAAAGTTGAGGCCCATTATGACTAAAATGTATATTGCGGTATTGGATCAGGTGCCAGACTTCATGACTCCGACTTTGGTAGCTCATTCTGTATTGGGTGCCCATGTCAAATTTAGTTTTTCCAAAAAACTAGATGGTATACCTAATTTGGGTATATATTTGTATCCTCAGTATATTGATTGGCTTGAAAATTCATTCAAGAAGGTTACTGTTCGGGTAAACCAAAAAGAATTTGATAAGATTGCTGCACTTCCTGATGTGTATCTGGGCCATGAAAATACAACACTGGGTGCGCAAAAAAGTTGCGCAATCGTTTGTCCATATCCAGACGGCACTCAATTGCCCAATGTTTTGAAATACGCTAAACTCTGGAAACCTGACAATAATGTATAAACGTTGTTGACAAATACAACTCTGTAGTTTATACATAACCATAAGTACTCTGATAGAATACAAAGGTAGTGAAATGATAGAAAAAAAGTTCAAAGAAATAGTATGGGAAGAAAATGGCGGAGCACATTATTCCAGTGGTGCCTATACTCTAATTAAGTTTGATGATGGATTTCTGGTAGATTTCGATGATCTTTCTCTGGGTCATGGGTTCACATTAGAAGAAGCCAAACAAAAAGCAAACAGCCATTGCGCCCAAGAACAAAGCTTTGTTACTATTAAGTACAAAGACCCCCTTATGGTAGGGTATCTGTTTCAAGATGCAATTACCAGCTGCCATCTGAAAGCACTTATGTTAATGGCAACGAACGGCGAAGGTAGCTTAACCAAGGAAGAGATTACAATGAATGCAACTTTGATAGTTTACTACCAAGAAAAAGCTGCTGCTTATGAAGAAATGCGTGACAATTCACAATGGAGTTTGGAGAAATGAACGTAAACGAAATTAAAAATTTCCAAGAACAATACTTTAAAATTGCCCAGCAGGCAGAATACATCATTAAAAGTATTGAAAAAATTGATGAAAAATACAGCGACGAGAAGTATCATAATATTTATACATATGACAGGTTTGAATTCGATGAAGACTATATCACTGTTCACAGTATATTCTATACGAGATATAGATATAGTAAAGAAGAAAGCACGGAAAAAGAATATGCTTTAAGTTTTTCAAATTTTGCCGAACCAACATCGTATTTGGTAAATTACGAAGAAGGAAAAAAGTCTGCGGCTGAAGAAAAAAAGTACCGTAAAGATGCCTATGATCAAGCAAAAAAGCGCGCAGAGTACGAGCATTTCTTGGAATTACAAAAAAAGTATAACCCGACGATTTAACACCTATAAATTAACTAAAAGAGGGATATTATGGTAAATTTCGAAAGCATGGTTCTTGGCGATAAAGTATACAATGTCAAAGAAATCAATAATGCATTTAACAAAGCAAAGTTAACGATGGTAGACGCAGATGGAATTGAATGGTATAGATATGACAGAGATCATTGGGAATATGAAATTGTGGTTGCAGAACATTGCGGAATGTCTTGGTTTTCTGAAAAAGGAATTACAAGATTTAACGAAGATCACCTAAATTTATATCATTTTAAGTATCCAGATGGCGAAGTTTGGCCAGAAGAAGATGATTCATATCTACATAATTGGTTTCTTACGAAAGACGAAGTTGATAGATACATTAAAAAATTGAAGTTTGATAGAAAATAAAGTTAAGGAAATTATATAAATTGACTGTTAGCGATAAAATTACAAATCGAGCAAGTGTGTGTAATTGGGAACTAGAATTTCATTTCCGTGATGAAGTACAAATTCGTAATTTTTTTAAATTATTAATAGATGACGAAATTTTATTTGATTTTACTATTGAAAAAGTGCTTGACAACACAGATACTTTATACTATATTACAATAAAAGGAACATGGGCTAATAATTTAGTTCGTGTTGCACAATTATTAAGTGATGTTGACTATAAAATAGTATAAATTTAGATAGGATTTACTTATGAATGAAACTACAAGTATACACCTGTATGATGCTAAAGACGACGATGTGTCAGTTACAGTTTATTCTAACATCATACCGAGAGTTGGTGATGAGGTATACTATTAATTAGACATGCCTTCTGTATACCCAAAGCATCTTCAGCTTCCAGAAGAAAACACACCAAAGCGAATATCCGGTAAAGTTTCAAAAGTAAATATTGAATATCGTGTGCTGCGGGGATGGTCAAAAACTTCCCCAGATAAGATTGTTACAATGGTCTCAGTAGAACTAGACGACTACAAGGCAACACTTTGGGATTTATCAAAATTAATATTAGAAAAGTGATATTGTTATTGACTTATGACTCGTGTAGTTATATTGATAACGTATGAAACCGCGAGGAAACATAATGAAAAAGTATGATAAGATATCTACCATGAAACAAGCACTTGATAGTGAGTCTATTATATTGACATTTAAAGGTCAACATACTGCGGCAAACGCTGTCAAAGATTTCTTATGGAGCTGTGATGATACAAGTTTAGTTCGTCTATTTGATACAATTAAAGGAAATTAAAATATGTCTATCAATCCACTTGATGAAACTCTCGAAGACCTCAAAAATATCAAAGTAGTTTGTGACAAAGAAGGCAACTTAACAATTACTGGTGTATCTTACCGAGACATGCGGTCTATTCTGACTGCTGCACAGCTTCACCGATATGATAACCCCTTCAAGACAGTGTATGTAGATCCAAATTGTGACTTTCAGGAAATTTCTAAAGAAAACGCTGTTGAAAGCCAAAATTGGAATTGGGCGATGAGTGATCTATTTAAAATTTTGTATAGTCGGATCGTCAAAGCAGGTAATGGTTCTGATGATGAAAAAGAGAATTCTATCGCTATAACTCGTAAAATGCGCGCAATGCCTACAATTGAGCAAGAAGCATGGTCGCACGATCCCAAGTACAAGCCCACACCACGCGCTAAGAGTACACGCGAAGAAGTGTTGGAAGTATGTAGGAAAGCTACTAAGGCATTTGAAGCTGAACTACTAAAATTAATTCCAGAAGATGAACAATTTTAGAAATAAATATCAAACTACACACCGTATATGTATTGACAAAGTACAATAGATGATGAAGGAAATAAATAAATGTTCAGTATCATATTAGCATCGGCTTTGTTTGCTTTTGCGAGCTTGGCAATTCTCTTGGTTATTGCCGTCAGTATCAATGACAGCCATTTTTACAAAAAAAGTGGCATACAGACTGGCAAATTTTGCTTCTGGAAAGTAAGTCTCCTGTTTGCAGTTTGGGCTGTCTCTGGTGTATATATTTTTGGTTGACACCAACACGACTAATGTGTATTGTAAAACTTGAAATAAATGGAGTACCTATACAATGCAACGACAATACAAGGCATAAAAATGTGATATACGATCAAGTACGGCTTAAAGCCGACATAGGCATATTATCACTATATATTACTACTTGAAAGGATTAATGATGCCAAAAAATCAGTATCATGCTTTAAGTGCAGCACAACTAAAATTACAAGATGATGTTGAAATTGACATTGAAAATTTGCGCAACAAAGTTAATACAGGCTTGACTAAAATTATTATCAAGCAGCTTGAAATTTGGAAGAAAAAATATCCAAGACATAGTTTTTCAGCAGGCGTGTATAACGGCGATCTGCATCTTATGGTTGACCCCCCAGTATGCGGACAAATTGGTCTTTCTTCAATACCCCATCGTTTTATGATAACCAAAGAAGTTTATAATTTTGTAGATTTCTTCAACTCTTTTGATTCTGAAAATATTGGGGCAGGTTACATTGAAAAAATCACAAGGTGATATCTGATTTTATGCGTGAATGCTACATTAGGGAATAGTGCAATGAAAATTCTAAAAATTGATGACAAATGGTCAATAGAGTATGACCCAATGAATAACGATAGACCAACTTTTTGGTTTCGTAATGGCGAACGCCATAGTGAATTAGTAGAGAACAATGCTGTCATAGCATTGTTCTATTCGTATTTGGAAATGGTAAATGGTCAAAACGAATAAGTTTATTTTTGACGTAGATGGGACACTAACACCAAGCCGCAAATCTATAGATGATAATTTTAAAGATTTTTTTGTGAAATTTTGCATCGATAACAAAGTCTATATTGTGACTGGTAGCGATCATACAAAAACACAAGAGCAATTAGGTGAATACTTGCTACGTTTGCCAATTTATGTATATAATTGTGCAGGAAACGAAGTAAGATCCAATGAGTTATTGGTACGCGAAAAAATATGGAAAGCTCCCAAAGAACTTTTTCATACTTTGAATTATTGGCTTGCCGAAAGTAAATTTCCTATTAGGCAAGAGGACCATATAGAACAAAGAACTGGCATGATTAATTTTAGTATTGTTGGTCGCGGTGCTTCTATATCTGAAAGAGAAATTTACGTTAAATGGGATACTGCCCATAAAGAACGTGAAAACATTGCTGCCGTCATCAACGAAAAATTTGAGTTTATAACAGCTACAGTAGGTGGTGATACTGGTATTGATATTCATCCTACTGGTTGGGATAAAGGTCAAATAATCGTAGACTTTGATATGAAGTATGACAATCTTTATTTTTTTGGTGACAAGATGGAACAGGGTGGAAATGATGAACCACTTGCAAAAATAATAAAAAAAAGTTATCAGGTTGTTGATTGGCGTGATACTTGGAAACAGTTAATTCATCTACAAAAAGAGAATTTAGCAAAATGAATTTAGCGATTGACTCACATAAAGAATTGTGAGATAAAGACTTAACACAAAGCAAAGGATATATATAATGATTACTGTTAATGGTTACACAATCGGCCCAAACGCCAATCTTAGTGGTGCAAATCTTAGGGGTACTGATCTTGAGGGTGCCAAGCTTGTGGGCTCCAAGCTTGTGGGTGCCAAGCTTGTGGGTGCCAAGCTTGTGGGTGCCAATCTTGCGGGTGCAAATCTTGAGGGTACTGATCTTGAGGGTGCCAATCTTATGGGCTCCAAGCTTGTGGGTGCCAAGCTTGTGGGTGCCAATCTTGCGGGTGCAAATCTTGAGGGTGCAAATCTTGAGGGTGCTGATCTTATTGGTGCCAATCTTATGGGTTCCAAGCTTATGGGTGCCAATCTTGAGGGTGCCTATCTTGAGGGTGTCAATCTCGAGGGTGCTGATCTTGAGGGTGTCAATCTCATGGGCTCCAAGCTTGTGGGTGCCTATCTTGCGGGTGCAAATCTTAAGGGTGCAAATCTTGCGGGTGCTGATCTTATTGGTGCCGATCTTGAGGGTGCCGATCTACGAACTTATGGGGATATGGCTTACCTAAAGACTATGCAGATTGATAAGTGGCAAGTAGGATACACATATGACACACTACAGGTAGGTTGCCAAACACACGCCATTGAAAAGTGGTCCCGTTGGGACACTGAGGCAGGTCGTCTTTGGGTTTCTAAGATGGATAACGACGCTTTATCATGGGCTGAGAAGCACCTAAACCTCATCCTACAAATTATTCAGGTAAGCCCTGCCAAGAACCCAAAGGTTTCGCCATAAATATGACAAGTGAAATCTTATGCTTATTTGTAACGATATTCTTTGAGGCTAGGGAAAGCCGATAGACGGCAATGAGTTGGTAGCCAATACAAAACTTTATAAGGAAAAAAACATGAAATTTTTAACTAAGACAAAAGATGGTGGTCCAGAATCGCCAGTTGATGCATATTTTCTATTCGAGATTAGATCACTATGTAGTGTTGCATTATTGAAATTTAATAAAGGTTGCCGCGAAGCACATCATACTCACGCTTTTAATGCATTCACCTGGTTCATTTCAGGTGACATGTACGAAGAAAAACTATATAATGGTAATCTAGAGTATACACCATACAACCGCAGTTTTCTTCCTAAGATCACTCGGCGCGAAAAAAATCATAGAGTCATAGCTGATAAAACATCTTGGTGTTTTACTATTCGCGGGCCATGGAATAAGACTTGGACAGAAGACCACAACGGAGTCATCACTACACTTACTCATGGTAGAATTGTAATTAATGCAGAGGAACCAAAATGAATTATGTTGAAAATCCAATTCGTGATCTACATGAATGTTTGGCACACGCGCAATATCAGGGGTTTAGTGACATTAAATACGAAACTTATGATCACGAAGCTATGCGAACGGCAAAAACCCCAGAATCTAGGATTTTAGCTAGAGAATTAAGAACACCGGCAGTACGGCGCCCTACAACTCGTGATTTTAGTGTTTTTGCTATGTTTGCACAAACGTGGGGATCAACTGCGTTAGGACACGGCGGCATGGGTGGTTCCAGTATGACTACAGCATATACTATTGTGTTGGAATGTAACTATACTAGCGAGTTTTTAGTTTACTTTGGCTCAGAATTCTGTTATAATATAAACAAGCGTAGTAAAAATATAGAAATATTTTTAAAAGACTGTGCAAACCATCAACTAACAAGTTTAAAAGAAAGTAAAAAATATCAATGAGTCATGATAGAGGGTGTTCTTGTGGGAAAGAAATGCAGGATTATAGTACATGCCAAGAATTAACCTGCAACAAAAACAATAAAACAGCAGATACTACATCATCCACTCTGCGGACTGCAAATTTAAAAGATACTAAAACTTATGTATGTATCCATAAATCTCATCCCAGTGATAACATTTTCTTAGTTAAAGGCGACGAAGCACTAGCAAAGTCATTTAACAGTAATCTACGTACAGATGCATACAAATATTATGTTCTTGGTGAAGAAGTTGAAGTAAAGACCACTGTACAAATTATTAAAACAGGCGTAGTTTACCGCAATAATAGTAAATAAATCTAGAAAATCTTAGGCAACATACAGGCATATTTAGGCTATATATTAAACACCGGTCTGCACATTGCAGTACCTTGAGTTAGTTAGAGCAGTCTAACGAACAGATCTGGTAGTGTTTCCTAATAGAGCTAGACTCTATTTTGTATGTTGTAATCGTTTCTCCTAACAAGAGAGAATGAGTAAGCTCTCCTCACAATTGGAACTTACAGATTGCAAGCCGGGTGCTCATATCCCTGGCTTGTGTTTCGCGTTGTTAAAGCACAAAATAAAAGGGTACCGCGTAACCGCCCTTCACCTGACGTTATAGGTTTTTGGATATGAGAGTGTTAACGAACTCAGATAGAGTTTCTTTTTCTCTTAGCCTGTAACAGGGCTAAGTGTGAGTCCAAATCTAGATAGAATCTCTAAAAAATTCATAGAAGAAGAAAGGTTAAGTATTCGAATGAGACAACGTCGAAATGAGATACTTAACTGATTAACGTAGTTAATCACTAATTACAAAAGTATAATATTATCACTGTAGAGTTAAGGAAAATTCTGACTTGACTCTACAACAATACTAGTATACTATGATATCAACAAGGAGAGTTATAATGAATGTATACTTAGTAGGTGGCGCAGTTAGAGATATGTTGATGGGTATTAGTCCTAAAGATATAGATTTTGTTGTAGTAGGATCTACTCCCGAACAAATGATTGCGAATGGCTTTTCTAAAGTTGGTGCAGATTTCCCAGTATATCTACAACCGTCAACTGGCAACCAGTATGCATTAGCTCGTCGCGATAAAAAAACCGGAGTTGGATATCATGGCTTTACTAGTGAATTTGATATCGATGTAACGTTAGAAAACGGTGAGAATGTAAAAACTATAAACCCTGAACTATTACAAAAGTTCATCGATGCTGGGTTTGATTTAAAAACAGAATATAACACCGAAACACTTATTGAATTCTTTCGCAATATAAACAAGAGAGAAAATACATGAAACTTGCACATTTTATAGATTTAGTTACAGACGCCTCACGTCGTGATCTCACTATAAACTCCATTGCCATGGAAAGCGATATACCAAACTCGCCTGATGGTATTCGTCAATATATTGATCCTTATAATGGTAGAGCCGATATTCAAGCAAAGATTCTGCGTCATACCAGTGATGCATTTAGTGAAGATCCAGTTCGTGTACTAAGGATTGCAAGATTTCGTGCAAGGCTTGGTCCTGAATGGACTGTGGCTGCTGAAACAAAAGTTTTGATTTACAATATAGCAAAGTCAGGCGGACTAGATGAGTTAACTCCTGAAAGAATTTGGAAAGAAATGAGTCAGGCGTTGCTGGAACCATTTCCGCGGCTGTTTTTTGATACACTGTTGGAATGCGATGCACTTTATGCGGTGTTTCCAGAAATCTATAAGTTATTAACCGCGTTGGAATCTCATCGGTGGCACCCAGAAGGAAATGCATACAAGCATACAATGCTTTGCCTGACACAAGCTGCTGAATTTAAAATGGACCTTGAAGCTATGTTTGCTGTACTTGTACATGACTTTGGTAAAGGGTTAACTCCATTTCATCGTCTTCCAAAACATTACGGACACGATGTAAATGGTGTTGCACTAGTTGAATCATTTGCTAACAGACTAACTGTTCCTTCGAAAATTCGAGATCGTTCAATGAAATCTACTAGATATCATATGCTGATGCATAAGTTAGACACTATCAAAGCTAATACATATGTAAAAATGTTTAACGATATGCAAGTGTTAAATGATCCTCGAGCAGTTAGTATTCTATACAGTGTTGGTATCTGCGACGAAAGAGGCAGATTAGGATCCGAAAATAATAGTATTGAACACCTTTGGGTATTGATGCAAAAATTTAAAGCATACTGTAGTGTTAAGTTTATTGATGTTTTTCCAAATGGAGAAACTGATGCAAACAAAATTCAAAGTAAGCTGCAAGAAGCAAGGATTAAGGCAGTTGATAATGCATAACATCTAAGAGGGGTATACTGGTTAGGTGTTGACAATAGTGTTGATACTTGTTAGTATAATGCATAAGGGAGTTATAATCTTGGGAATTAATGTTAACGTATATACTTATTGGGGAGTTCGTACTGAATGGAACGACGAAGTAAGTGAAAACCGAGAATACTTGTATAATCAAAAGATAGATCCGAGAGTGGATGTAAATATACTAATAGACAGCATGTCTGGAGATTACATGGTTTTTGGAATACAGTTGTACGATAGCGGCGATAGCCGCTGGGGAGAAATGACTAACTCACACGAGATTGACATTAGCGATGCCATTCTAGAACAAATACGTGTAGATTACATGTCTAGGTTTAAGTTACTTTATCCTGAACAGTTTGAATGGCTTAATGAAAAAAAGTGGAAACTTGTTAATCTAGTACATTATAGCTAAACAATTATTACAAACATTGGAGACTACAATGAATCAGTTAAAAGACAACATTAAAGACAATAAGTTTGCTTTGGCTATTTCAAAAATTTGTACAAGTTGTCAACGAGCAAGATACAAATTTGAAATACTTTGTTGGAAAATTCTTTTTATGCTAAATGGCGGAAAATTATAATGCCAAGATACACTTACCAGCACAGCAACCTCTGGGTAGAAAATACTGCTATTCTTGATGCAGAAATTGCAGAACTAACTGATTGGTTACACAAAAGTAAAATTGACGAGGACTTCGATCCAGATACACATGTGTATCGACATCCGGATACCGGTGAAGTGACACTTAGCTTGGTTGAAATAAGTTCTAGTCAGTTGTTTGCAGCTAGTCTAATCTTGAGCAGTAGTACGTTATTATTTGAAAACAAACCAGTAAAGTTTGACAAACCTCCAGCTACACAGGCAAATCTAGATAGCGAATAATGTCAACGTATATAGAATATTACGAAGTAAAAGTTAAAGACGGATATGAATATTATTTCATGTTAAAAGATCAAATGTGTGTTAATAGAGAAAATATCGACGGAAGAAGTCATCGAATTTGGAAGATGAATACACGCACCAACAAATTTACTGAAATTAAAAATATTCGCAAGGACCGTCCTCAATTATCACTTAACGAAATGATAATTATCCAGCTACAAGCCAAGGAAGTAGAATTTAATGATTACTATCTTTACAAACAGTTACATAAAAAAAGTGTTTAAGAAATTTAAATATAGGTTGCTAGAATGGAAATGGGAGCGTATTCTTAAAAATAGCGGACACACCTCGTGGTATGGTTATTTTCGATACAATGACCCTGATTATAATATACGAGGACGCACTATAACAAAAATTTTACACGGATATACATATATAACATGTGTACGTCGGGCTAGTGTTACCCACTACTATCAACTTTTAACGTCTGCAAATCGTAACGAGGGGTCCGAAGTATATGATTGGTGTAATCGATATTGTAGAGGTAAATTTTGCGGAGTTTGCGAAAGAGTAACTCTTGAACCCAATGGCGATTATTTGTTAAATGACATAGTTGGGTCAGATGAATTGTTTTTTGGGTTTAAAGACCATCGAGACTATTTGTTGTTTGAACTAAAATGGGGATGAAAATATTCATTAATGAGGAGAGAACAATCTCGCCTAATCAATTAAATGAAATATATTCACAATGGCAAATTAGAGACCGCATTTTTAAAGATAAAGATTTTTTACCCTCTAAGTGGGATTTTCGTCGCGGATATCAAATTGAAAATCGGCAATGGCAGCAAAATCAGAGATTTGAGTCTTGGTTATTTGACAACGGCTTTACTGTGATACAGCATGATAAAAAACGATATTTAAAGTTTAGTGGAAATCAATCTCGTCTTACATTTTTTCTATTAACACTTACTGGTAATTATAAACACGATTAACCGCTTGATTGTTGTAAGTCTTAGAAATTTAAAGGAATACAGAAATAATGTTAAATATTGGCAGCATTCTTGCAGATGAAATTCAAAAAGAAATAGATAAAGAAATAAGTAGAAATATATTTGTGAGGTTGAAATATCATGAAGCTATTATTTCAAAAACTAAAATAGTTGACACTTCGTGGTGTAATACTTATATAAAAAATAAATATCAACATTTTGATGAATACTGGTATTTTATATCAGATAAAGATGCTGCGTTGTTTAGTTTAAAATGGAGCGCATAATAAAAAAACGCTATCAGATATTAGATACAATAACACCAACTCAAATGCACAATCTTAATGCCGGCGGTATCTATATTGAAACTGAATTTGATACAGTAGATTTGGAATTTCCAATATCCGGCACTGTAACATATATAAGACAAATTTACAATTATGTAACAGTTACAACTAGCAAACAAGAAACTCTTCTAATATTATTGTTTTCTGATATTAAATTAATACATGATTGAGGTTAGATTTACAATCACAAGTGACGACGATTGTCACTCTTGGCTACGTTACTGTTACTCAACGTTTGAATGGGTAAAATACCTATGTACAAATGCTTATAAAATTGAGTCTCACGAATACTTTGAAAGTATGCTATATCAACGGGTTATAGTATACACCTTTCATCTACCTGAAAAAAAACAAACATATTATAGGATTAAGTATGGCGATGGAACATAAATTGTTTCAGTTGACAATTTATAACTTTTACTATATAATAAAATAATAGCAAGGAATTATTAATGGCTCGTTTAACTAAACCAAGAAAAAAATCTGTTAGAGTATCACGACGTACAACAGGAATGGCTGCAATGCCAGTAAAAAATAGCTCTTGGGAGAAGTGTCAATTCTATGTGCATTATTCAGTTGAAAGTAGAGAATGGACAGTAGCTGTCAAGGAATACATTGCGCGACACTATTCTCGAGTTGCCATTGCTGCAATTAACAAAGTTCCGGATTGTAGACTAGGAATGAGCAGCGGATGGGCAACTGCTGCTTGGCTTTTATTAAATGGACACCCTGAACTAGTACACCCTGATTGGATCAAGGGGTTGCCGATGCGCATAAATCGATTAATCGAAGAAGGAAGTATTATTAAAAGCGAAGTTACAGAAGACGGTGTTAAAAAAAGAAACGCATATGTTCCTACTATTCAAGAACGTATTCATGAGCAATCGCAAGATGCATGTGAAGCTATCGAAGAATGGCTAGAAGGATTTATTACCAATAGAAAAAACTTTAATCCAAAGGGATTTGATTTTATATCCCATTTTTCTAATATGAAAGTTAGTCAAGCTCATGCAAGAAAAATTAAAGGATTTTATGCAAGCGAGTTAGAAGAGGTAAGACTAATACAAAAGCTTCCTACTCCTCAGCAAATTAGTAAAATTATAAATGAACGAGAAAAAGATCATGCTCTACAATTGAGAGAAGGGTATAGTCATATTACAAAGAATGATGCAGTTGCATATCTAGTTGCTCTTGAAACATTAACAGGAGCGTGTGATATGATTATCGACGTTGCTAAGGCAACTCGAATTCCTAAAATTAAAAAAGTTCCTAGTAAAGAAAAACGAGTAGCAGGTGTTAAGTACCTTGACAAAGACGAAAAGTTACAGATTGTTAGTGTTAGCCCATTAGAGTTAATCAACGCCACAGAAATATGGGCATACAATGTTAAAACTCGAAAGCTGTATAAGATTGTAGCAGACAAAGACAGCGGTGTAATGAATGTTAAAGGCACTACTATTATTGGGTACGACGAAGAGCTGTCGGTAGGAAAAACATTGCGTAATCCTGCAGAATCTCTCAAAGAATTTAAAAATTCTGGAAAAATTAAGTTAAGAAAATTTCTTGAAGATATCAAAACTGTTCCAATTAAATTTAATGGTAGAATTAATTCCGATACTTTACTTTTAAAAATCAATAACTAAACTATATAAAGGAAGAACTATGTTAGTACCGATGGTTGTAGAACAAACCAGTCGAGGGGAACGTGCCCACGACATTTACTCGCGGTTGTTACAAGACCGTATTATTATGCTAAATGGTCCAGTTGAGGACAACATGGCCAACTTGATCGTAGCACAGATGTTATACTTGGAATCTGATAATCCAGATAAAGAAATTAACTTGTACATCAATTCACCGGGCGGCAGTGTAACCTCTGGAATGGCAATTTACGATACTATGAATTTTATTAAAAGCGATGTACGTACTATTGTGTTAGGGCGGGCATCGAGTATGGGAAGCTTTCTTGCACAAGCAGGAACTGCAGGAAAACGTAATGTGTTGCCTCAATCACGCACTATGATTCATAGGGTAAGTTCGGGCACACAAGGCACTAGTGGCAGCGTATATGTACAAGAGTTGCAGTTTGAAGATGCATTGCGTAGTATGGAAGAGTCTAAAAAGATTAATCGCAGACTAACTGAACTATACGTAAAACATAACAGTGCAGGAAAAACATACGATGAATTAGTTGAAACTATGAAATTTGACACATTTCTAACAGCAGAGGAGGCAGTTGCATATGGACTTGCAGATTCCATCGTCCAAAATAGATAAGAACATACTTGTACAAGAAAGCCTGTTAGCACTCTTAAAAACTTATGTAGTTGAAGTAACTTTCTTAAAGATAAACGGAGATGAACGCATTATGAAATGTACATTAATTCCTGATCTTATGCCATTAATTGATGCAGATAAAGTCAAGTTAACAACGGCGCGAAACAATAGTACATGTGTAGTATGGGCAATTGACTCTGCGGAATTTCGTAGTTTTCGATACGATCGAATTAGCGAAGTCAAAGTTATGTTTTAATAATTTTAGTGTGTGTTTTTAAAAACAATACTTAACATAAATATTAGTATGGAAGAAGATGCACTAAGAAAAACAAAAGAAATTGAAACACAAGTGGAGAGGTGGGACTTATTTGCAAAAATAGTCCCACCTCTGTTTCTTCTTGTTTGCTCTATGGTATTGATATTTGATTTATTAGAATTTCAAATAATGTTTTATATTGGAATAGGAATTATTAGTACAACTTCGGTAGTATGGTGGTTTTGGGCAATATTTAGTATGAGATTTCTTGTAAGATTGTTTAGACGTGCAACTGAAAATTTAATTATTGTAAGTCATGAGTTAACAGAAGTAAAAGAAGAATTGAAGGATTTATATGACGAAGAAAGTAATCGGCGCTAATCTAATAAGCGGAATGAGTCTTATTTTCTTAATTGTACTCGGGATTAATTATTTAATTTTTAAAAATACCAATCCTTATGAAAATCTTACAATTGAAATTATAAATAATCCAATTTTTGCAACTAATAATATAGATTTCAAACTAACTGGAAAAAAAATATTAACTTGTTCAGTTAATAATGTATTTGGAACTGCAACTAATGGTACCGACACGGTATACTTGCATGACTTTGTTGTCCCGTACACACGTAATAGCTCAGTAGGTAATAATGTAGTTAACAGGTGGACTATGGCAATGCCTGAAGAATTATATTTTGGAAAATGGAAAGTAACAATGACCGGAGATTGGTCATGTAAATACTGGATATTTGAAGAGACTACAACGCGGGCTTATGATAATATTTTATTAATTGTCAAGTAAACAGTTGACATTATTGTTATTTTAATGTACTGTAGTATAATATTCAAACGAGAACACGTATTGTTCTCTTTGTAACTATTTTTATATTCTATTTAAAGGATTATTACAATGGCTAAATTTTATTCAACAAAAAAGTACGGAACTGATAGAGGTCTTAGTTGCACATTTAGGCAATGGCGCGCTACTCATTCTCATTGTTCTCAGTTGCACGGATACTCAATTGGTATTAAACTAATATTTGAAAGTGAGACCCTGGATGATAGAAACTGGGTACTTGACTTTGGAGGACTTAAACTGTTTAAAGAATGGTCCGAAAGTATGTTTGATCATACTACGCTTATAGCATTTGATGACCCCCATCTAGTTGTATTTGAAGAACTTAATAATATTGCAGGCGGATATGACAATCGCGGAGTTATTGATTTACGCATTGTTGACGGAGTAGGCTGCGAAATGTTTGCCAAGATGTGTTACGATAAAATGGCAAAGATATTAGAAGGTATGAAAAAAAATACACATAGTCGTTATCCAGTAGGAGCAAGTGTAAGATTAGTAAGTGCCGAGGTGTTTGAGCATGATGCTAATAGTGCTATATACGAAGGTTAATGGTCGAGTATATTACTAGTAATACAGATCCTGCGTCGTTGCCTAATAAAAAATATGTAGCATGTTTAAAATGGGGTAAAAAATATAATGCCAAATATGTAAATAACTTGCATAATATGGTAAAAAGAAATCTTACTATAGATTATGAATTTATATGTTTTACCGACGACGCTTCCGATATTGATCAAGATATAACTGTGCGAAATTTAACTGCAATGCCGTTATCCGGGTGGTGGTACAAGCCTTGGTTTCTTAGTGACGAACTCGGTATTCATGGTACTTTATTATTTCTAGACTTAGACCTAATTGTTTTTAAAAATATCAACTATCTATTTGACTTTGAATCAACCTCTGACTTTATAATTATTAGAGACTTTAACCGTAGCATACGTCCAAACTGGGATCGAATGAACAGTAGTGTATTTAGAGTTAATATAGGAAAGTTTGATTATTTATGGAAAACTTTTAAAAGAGATTTTATTAATATAACAAGACAACATCAAGGTGATCAAGACTGGATGTACAAGTCCATTAAAACGCACAAATTTTGGCCAGACGAATGGATACAAAGTTACAAATGGGAAATGCGAGGACGTAGTGAGCTTGTATTAATAAATGGAAAACGTACCTTTAAGACTGCCGGAACTCCGATACTATTACCTAACACAAGCATAGCTGTATTCCACGGTGAGCCTAATATACCCGATTGCATCGACGAATGGACACGAAAACATTGGTATTGACTATTGTAGTGCAATTTGCTATTATACATTAATAGCATAAGGAATTACAATGTTTAAACAAGATGTAAACAGAATTGGGTTTGCTTGTAAATACTTGCATGAAGATCAAACACAGAATACAAAGATTCTAGAAGAATTGCAACGCCCTCTTACTGAACGCAGTACAACCGTTGCATGGCTTAATAGACAAACACGTGATGTAGCAGAACAGCGGCTTTGGGATATTATGGAACATAATGCCGCCGCAGCAAAAAGGTTAGTAGAATATGTGGGAAGTCTTCCTAGCGGTCGTCGAATGGTTCGTTTGGGGAGCAACCAGCTTCCTTGTGCTACCTATGCTGACTGGAAGTATTTTTGGTCTCGTACTGACGTTGTGGAATATTGTGAAACCCATTACGGTGCAGTTGGAGAAACGGCAAGAGCCCTTGATGTGCGACTTTCAATGCATCCTGGACAATTCTGTGTCTTATCCAGTGATAACCCGGAAATTGTTGAAAGAAGTATAGAAGAATTTGAATATCATGCTACCCTTATTAGGTGGATGGGGTTTGGAAAAGTATTTCAGGATTTTAAATGTAATGTACACATCTCAGGAAAGAACGGTCCGCCTGGTATTAAAGCCGCACTGTTGAGATTGTCTCCAGAAGCAAGAAATACAATAACCATTGAAAATGACGAAAATAAATGGGGACTCGACGATTCCCTTGAACTTGCAGGAGACCTTGCATTAGTAGTTGATATACATCATCATCTTTGTCGAGAAGGCAAATATTTTCTTCCTACCGACTGTAGATTTTCTCGGATAATCGACTCCTGGAGGGGAGTACGTCCGGCAATACACTATTCTTATAGTAGAGAAGAATGGGTAGGTCATGTTGATAAAAATACATTACCAGACTTTCCAAAATTATTAGAACAAGGATACAAAAAAGGAAAGCTTCGTGCCCATAGTGAAGATTATCCTAACAATGCAGCAAATAGTTGGGCATTGTCTTTCCTTGAACATGCAGACATTATGACGGAAAGTAAGAAAAAGAATATTTCCAGTAAGCAGCTATACGATCAAAGTCTTGTATAAATACTATATGAATTATTTACACAATATGTATAGCGGAAAAACTCAACAAGACTCTGCACATGAAAAAAATCCTAACCGAGTTTTAGGAGGATTAAAGGGACACGGAGTGGACCATTACAGTGTTCTTGGTGAAGACGGCTCTGAAAGAAAAGTTCCAACGCAAGCATACGTACAAGGATTAGAAGAAAAAGTTCGGCGTCAGGATGCTAGAATTTCTGTGTTAGAAAAACAAGTACGAAGATTAGCAAATAATGCAGCACCAAAAAGAGCTACACTTTCTGAGTTGCCTAGACCAATTGTTTCTAATTAATGTTTACCAATTGGTAAGTTACTACTAGCATTTAACGCCCATACTTTTTTTCGCTCAATGCCTTTGCGTTGAGCAAACTTTTTTGAATTACAATTATTGCATACATGAAAATAATTGTTGCTAAGACGTTTTGGATCCATACTGCTACAGGCTCTTGTAAATTTAATACTACAGTTATCGCATCGCAATACTGCTATGCGTTTTTTTCTGCTATAATTGTGTATTTTTCCTAGCTTGCTAGTTCGAGAATGCCAGGTTAAAACTATAAATTCATGAATAAACATAACTATATTTATAGATATGATTTGCATTAGGATTATAGAATCATACGGTAAATAACAATAGAAGAAGGAATATCATGAACATCTGTACCCTAACTGCGTCTGCTAAAATACAAATTGACGCCCTCTGTCGCGACTTTAACTGTTATGCAGTTAGTCTAAACTTAAAAGGCGGCGGATGTGCTGGTTTTGAGTATGACTGGGGAACTGTATCATCTGCATCAGAGATTGTTGTAGGCGACGAAGTAATTAATACAGACAACGCTGGAAAATTTGTAATTGGCAGTACTAGTATTATGTTTTTAATTGGAACAGAATTAGACTACGTAAGAAGTTTAGTAGGATCTAATTTTGAAATTAAAAACCCAAATGCTCGTAGTGCGTGCGGTTGCGGAATAAGTGTAAATTTTGATATGAATAAATTAGTACCACAAGGGTAATGGAGTAAAAATGGCAAAGCAAGACGTTGACATTGGTGTAGAAGGAAACGACGGCACCGGAGATAGCATTAGAGAAAGTTTTCGTAAAGTAAATGAAAACTTTAATGAAATATATGCAATATTTGGCCTCGGTGGACAAATCTCGTTTACTAGTCTAGACGATACTCCTAATACAACTATTGGAAACGAAGGCAAAGTACTGTTGGTTAAACAAGACGGTACTGGAATTTCATTTTTTGACCTTGTTTCAAATGCAGGAACTAATAATTCCAACGATCCTGAAAATACAATTGCATTTAATATAGACGGCAATAAACTAGTTGTTCGCTCGGTGAACACTAAGTTAGAACTAGATCCTTCACCAACTGTAATAAGTCCGCTGAATATAGGTGCCGGTGCAGCTTATAATACAACTACGCAGGCAATACTGTTAAACGATGCATCAAGACAGACACTAGTTAATAACTGGAATATTATACACAGTAATACACCAGATATCACCGAAGACAATTTGTTAATTAGTAAAGGATTTGCAGATAACAAATATATAAACACCTCTGGCGATACTATGTCCGGAGCATTAAGTACTATATCAGGCGCAACTGGAACTCAAGTTCCACAAGTCCAAGAAGTTGTCAAACGGTCCGGCGATACTATGACCGGACCTCTTGAACTGTACGATCACCCTAGCCCGTTTAATGGATTTGGAACTCCGAATAGTCCAAATGATCTACAAGCTGCAACAAAATTTTATGTTGATTCTAGTTCGTTTACCAGTAAAGTAAATTTATATGTTAGCACAACTGGTAGCGATCTTCAACGATCTACGCCTCCCGGAAACGCAGGGCGTAGCGAAGCATATGCATACAAGTCAATTGGTGCTGCAACACAAAAAGCAGCATTAATTCAGGAAGCGTCGTTGCCTGATATTGGACCATATATCCAGCCGTTGCAATACGTAGACGGCGTAACCACATATCAAAGCTATGTTGATAATCCTGGAACTTACGGATATAGTCTGTCTGGAAATCAGTTGACTGTTGCTACAACTATTACAGCAGAGAAGACTAATATAATAGATAATACACTTAATTACATCAATGTTCAGTTTCCTAATCTTGTATACAATTCTTTGTTGTGGAGAGAAAACCTAGAATTAATTATTAACAGTGTTAAGCTTGATATTAGTGCAAGTACAACAACTATTAAAAATAATTCGCTAACTAGGTTTGCTGGATTGCGGTATTACTCTAGCCCAGATGCAGAAATCTTAATCTCAACTAGAGGACAATATATTGAAACTAGTACAGCAATAGTATATGTTAAAAATTCTTTGCTAGCTGAATTATCTAATGCAGGGATTACCAGCGGAAATTCGTGGTATATTGCAGTAAGAAATCTATTTGATTTACTGTTAGAAGTTATTGATGGAAACTACGCTAGTATACCGGTAATTGAAGCTGCAAACTACTATACATTATATGCACACAGCGGTCCAAATAAGTTTACAATTCAGTCCGGGGATCCATCAGTTAGTAAACCGAATCGTGATATTTTTCCTGGAAAAATTGTAAGAGGAGTTACCTCTGGAGCAGTAGGAAGGATTGTATCATACATTCAGGGAGTAGATGTAGGTGGAACTCCAGAGTATGATACTCTAAGCTTGCAACTATTAACTCCAACTGAATTTATTGAGCAAGAATTAATTGAATACGGAGCATACGTAAAACGCGAACAACTTACTATTCTTATCGAATCCGGTATTTATAACGAGCAATTGCCTATACGTATTCCAGAAAATATTTCAATTAAGGGCGACGAAATGCGGCGCGTAATTGTACGTCCTGCATTAGGCACTAGTGGATCAAAAATTGCTAATACTTGGTTCTATAGAGATGCAGTAATTGACGACTTAACAACTGCGGTTGCTGGAGAACCCCGTATAGTAGACGGAAATACAGTTGGATATTTTGGATATCATTACTTAAAGGATGCTAATGTTCCCTTAAATATTAGCAATTTTGGTGCAAATAACTTAGGAAACTTTCTTAATGCAGCAAGATTAATACAAATAAATAAACTTTTTATTATTGAAGAAACTATTGCATGGATAAACACAACTTACCCTGCATTAAGTTATGACCAATTAACCTATCGTAGAGACATGAGATTAATTGTAGAAGGTATAGTAGAAGATTTAATTGCAGGCAACAGATACGCTAGCATTAGAAACCAAGGATCTTATTATGGAATAATTGTTGAAGTTGAAAAACAAGCTGCAATCAATCATATTGCTGATATTATAGAAAAAGTATTAATTAACAATACCACTAATCTCTATACTCCGGTATTAGGTAACGAAATACAAATAGTCGATACCTCATTAGTTGCCGAAGTTAATAGTAGTACACAAGCGTTGGAATTAGTACAATTAATTTCCTTTGCGTTTGAGTCCGAATTTAATCCTGCTAAGAATAACGACGAAATGGATGTATTTTTATGTAATGATTCCACAATTATTCGTAACTTAACAGCACAGAAGCACGGCGGCTTCCATATGGTTCTTGATCCATATGGACAAATTTTAACAAGATCGCCATATGTTCAAACAGTTAGCGTATTTGCAAAAAGTATCAATAATAGAATTTTTGCCGGTGGACAATTTGTTGACGGATACGCCGGCAGTATGCCAATGACAATAGTAGGAAACACTAATAACTTTACTTTACAAGTTGAAGCACCGTCTAATAGTGGGCTTGGCATTCGTAAACCTCAAACACCGTCAAGTTTCTTTTTATTAGGAAAGCGTTATCAGGTTAATACAATCAGAGATTATCAAGTAGTAGGTGGTATAGCAAGTGTAACGTTGGTTCTAGATCAAGGCAGTAACGACGGAATTGGGTTTGATGACGATAGTAATCCTGGACAAGTATTAATTATACTACAAACCGGAGGCAACAAATCAATGTTGTCAAACGATTATACACAAATTAACGATCAAGGATACGGAATAGTAGGCACTAATAATGCATTACTCGAAGCTGTGAGTGTGTTTACATATTATTGCCATGCTGGATATTATTCTATCAATGGATCGCAGATACGGTCTCTTACTGGTAATAATAGTTACGGTAACTACGGACTTGTTTCTCAAGGTAGTGATCCAGACGAAATTGCAAGAATTGCAACACTTGCGCAAAATCTTGTACAGCCTGCAAAGATTTATGCAGTAGATAGCGAAATAATGTTTACCGGCGATGTTACAGCATTAATGTTAAATGGAGAAATAGTTTCTCAAGACAGTAACGTTCCTTCTCAAGGTAAAACTGCATTTACCTATTATAATTCTAGTGATAATACTACTACAATATATTTAGAACAGGTTACTGGGAATTTTCAAACTGGATACGACGTATATGATTCAGGAAGCACAACAATAGGCATGCCTACTGAAATTGTTAAAAGAAACTTTTCAGCTGATGAAAATAGTGTAGCAATACATGTATACGATTTATCAGACTATCCGTTAAATGCAAGTGAAATTGAAATATTGCATAATACCGGACTATATCAACCTTATGATGTAGTATCGGTATCTGATACCGGAATAGAGATTCCGTTGTCATTAGATTCTGTTCTTTGTAATAGCAGCAATTCGTTAATTAGACGAAAAGTATGGCGTATGGATTTGTCAAGCGGAGTTGCTACTCTTTCTTCAGGAATACAAGAACAAACTGATTTTGGTACGCTAGCCGTGTATAGAGCAAAACAAAACTTTTTACTCAATGGCATTGACAGTAATATTTTTACACGACCTAGCACTGCACTTATTTTTGATGAATTTCCTACTTACACTTATCGTACTATCGGATTTGAAAATACTATTGTTAGTGGAATTCCGGTAGTTGGCAATCAAGCAACTACTACTATTGATGATAACTTTAACTATATAGATTTATTAGTAGACAATAGTAAGGTATTATTAAATATTGGTAGCGGATATACTGTTACTAGCACACTCGGAGCAAGCATAGCAGGCGGCACTACGTTAGGTAGTACACAAGGCGACTTAAATATTGCTATAGCAATTCTAGGAACAATGAGTCAAACTCGTATAATTGGAATGTTGTTTACCTGGAGCGGCGGTGTATTTAGAATAACCGGATATACACAAGCTACCGAAACAGCAACCAATCAACAGTTTGCTATTATAAGCTTTGAAGAAGTTTATAGTATTCATCCAACTTATATTGCCGGTGGATTGTCTGAGAGAGTAGACAGTATTATTGGAAATAATATATCACTAAAGGCCGGATTAGAATCCGGTGAAAGTGCTAATATTACAGTAAGTATTAGTACATGTCGTGCTACTAGTCATGACTTTCTTGATATCGGCACCGGAGGGTATAATGCAACAAATTATCCTGATCGTATTTACGGATCTCCAATTAACACACCGGTTACTGGAGAGGACTCAGTTGACCAAAATGGATTTAATCCAGTTGCACAAGTTCAAGAACGTTCACGAGGTCGTGTATTTTTTACAAGTACCGATCAGGACGGATTCTTCCGTGTAGGAAGATTCTTTACTGTAGACCAAGGTACAGGTCGCATTACCTTTAATGCAGCGTTAGTACTTACTAATATTGACGGAATCGGCTTTAAGCGAGGAGTACGTATCAATGAATTTTCAGCCGATAGCACATTCACAAACGCTACAGCCGATGCAGTACCAACTGAAACTGCAATACAAAGTTACATTGATTTTAGATTGGGCTGGGACAGAACCGGAGACTCGATTGAGATTGCGAACGTAATTGGTGGCGGCGCAATAAGAAAAGCCGGCGATAATATGACTGGTGATTTGAGTATGAGTAATAATCAAATCACCAACCTTGCAAGTCCTACTACCGGTTCTGATGCTACTAATAAAAACTATGTAGATTCTGAAATTGCAAAATACGATACATTGTCCGAATTAAACGATACAACTATAAGTTCTCCAGGGTTAGGATCGTTGCTAATTTACGATACATCGATTAATAAGTGGATCAACAAGCTATTATCATCAGATAGTGCAATAAGTGACTTTACATTAACATATTCTGTAGGAATATTATCGGCACAACTTAACCCAGGGGTAGTATATAATGCCGATATAAATGCTAATGCATCTATTTTACAAAGTAAATTATCATTAAATGTTGCAACTACTTCAGCAAGCGCACCAGGGGTTCTAGATCAGAGCTTGTTAGGGTTAGCAAGATTTAGTAGTTCTAATTTTACATCACTAAACGGATGGATAAGTATTACCAATGGCAGTATAACAAATGAACAATTATCCGGCGGAATTACTAACAATAAACTTTTAAATAATGGTATAATTGTGTCATCGGGTGCAAACAGTACAAGTATTCCACTCGGCGGTACTATTGCATTTAATGGCACTGCAAATCAAATTAATATAATAGAAAATCTTGGCGTATTAACGGTTAGTTTGCCGTCTACTATAAATGTTAATATTACAGGAAATGCTGCATCGGCATCGACTGCTATTAATGCTACTAATGCCACTAATGCAACTAATGCAACTAATGCCGCGTTGATGACAATTGCTGCACGAAATACCAATGCAAGTCCGCATTTTTTAACCTTTGCAACAGCAGCTAGTGGAAATCTTGCATTATTTACTGATAACTTGTTAACTTATATTCCTAGCACGGACACCCTTTCGGTTAATAACCTATCAGTAAATGCAATTGATATTTTAGGAAGTATACTTCCTCGAGTAAATAACCCAACTGATAGCGGACAGGATATCGGTAGTAGTTCTAGAAAATGGAATACAATATGGGCAACTACCTTTAACGGTACAGCAACTAAAGCAACGTATGCCGACCTTGCTGAAAATTACTTAGCTGATATGTATTACGAACCCGGTACAGTTTTAATACTTGGAGGAGTAGAAGAAGTTACTGCATCAAGTGTTAAAGGAGATAAAAGAGTAGCTGGAGTAGTTACTACTAATCCAGCACACTTGATGAATAGTGCATTAGAAGGAAACTACGTTACTGGTGTAGCACTAAGCGGAAGAGTACCGTGCAAGGTGTTAGGTAAAGTCAAAAAAGGAGATTTACTAGTAACAAGTGCAGTACCGGGTTATGCGATAGTTGATAATAATCCTAGTATAGGTACCGTAATTGGAAAAGCAGTTGGTATTAAGATCGACGACAGTAAAGGTATTGTCGAAGTGTTAGTAGGAAGAGTATAATGGCAAAACGTATAATAAATATAGGTAGCAGTGCTAACCACGGCGACGGCGATCCGTTAAGGAATGCATTTGTTAAGATTAACGAAAATTTTACAGAGCTCTACAGCGGACCGCCAACGTATACTCAAGTTGAAATAGATACCATCATACCAACTGTTGGTATGATGGTATATAATATCACCACAGGTAAGTTCCAAGGGTATGCAGGCAATAACGGCGATAGTACGGTTGGATGGGTTGACTTTCATTAATGGTTTACGATAAATACTAAAAACGGAGATTAAGATGGCAATTCAAAATATTAGTGTCGGATCAGCTGCTAATGACGGAACAGGCGACGACTTACGTGAAGCATTTATAAAAATAAATCAAAACTTTCAAACGTTAGATAGTACTGCAGAACAAACCGGCGGAAATCTTGGGTCAGCTGGTGCCGAAGTGTTTTCTAAACTTGAAAATAATCAATTAAAATTTAGAAGATTAGTAGCAGGAACAAATATTTCGTTATCTCAATTAGAAAATACTATTACTATAGAATCAACTGCAAATAGTAATTTTATAATTAGCGGAGACACTGGGAGCTTGATTGCCGGAAACGGAGCAAGTTTTAGTATCCAGGGTGCCGACGCTATTCAAGTACATGCTGACGAAAATTCAAAAACTATTACTATTTCTGGAAATTTAGCGTCTGATAGTATTCCAACACTTTCTGCTACTTTAAATGCCGATAATAATAATATTATTAATGTTAATAACGTTATTGCAGCTAATCTAGTACCTACTAATATTAATAATGTTAATTATTACGAAAGTATTGGAAGATACACTGAGGGATTTGATATGGGCAAACTTGATACTAATATAACTAGCATATTAGACTGGGTAGTAGCTCAACAAGGAGTAGACTTAGGAACAGTTGTTATCCCGGCTAATTCAAGTATTGACCTAGGATCTATAGTTTAAGGAGTTGGCATGTTACCACAATGGGCAGTATCAAATAATACAACTCTTGGAATTATACAAGAACGTATTCAAACACAAATAGCATTACCATTAGTTAGTTTAAATGGAGTATCTACTCGAGTTATTAGTGGAAAGTTGCCTAATGGCATTCGTCTAGAAGACAACGAGCTAGTAGGAACTCCGGTTGGAGTATCAAGACCTGTTGTAAGTAAGTTTGTAATTAGAGCATCTACTTTATCCGGAATATCAGATAGAACATTTACTATAATAGTAGAGGGCGAAGATGCTCCGTTATGGGTAACTAATGCAGGAAGGTTACCAGTCGGACCAAGCGGGGTATACTTTATTCTTGATAGCAGTCTAATTGACTTTGAACTTATAGCAGCCGACAGCGATATTCCAGCAGGCGACTTTTTACGATACTATATTGCCGACGGTGACGGAGAGTTGCCGCCGGGTATCAAATTAACACCAGAAGGTCGTCTACTCGGACAAGTTGATCCGTTGTTGAGTTTTGAATTCAACGACAGCGATGGCGGGTTTGACTCTGACGTATTTGCAAAACTACCTTACGATTTTAGTATCCCTTCGGGCAGTGGGTTGGACACTTATTTTTATGATGCTACAACGTATGATTTTAGTGTACCAACCAGGCGTCCAAAAAAACTAAATCGCACGTATGAATTTATTGTAACAGTTGCTGATAATGTTAGTGACACTAAACGTAAGTTTCAAATATATGTAGTAGGAGACGATTTTGTAAGAAGCGATAATACGTTAATGAAAGCAGCCGATGGCATTTTTACTGCTGATGCAACGTATTTAAGAAAGCCGCATTGGCTCACGCCTGCAAACTTAGGGTTACGTCGTGCAAACAACTATCTTACTGTATTTTTAGAAACACTTGATCAAAATCTTACTAGCGGAACTATATTTTATCTACTTGCACCAATTAACAATGACGGTACTCTTAGTGAATTGCCTCTAGGATTAACATTAGACGAAAGCACAGGCGAACTTGCTGGCATAATTCCTTACTTGCCTGCTGTTACAAAAAGCTTTAATTTTACAGTTAATGCTATACGAAATGATGCAAACTTTGGTATAGTTACAGTATTTGGTAATCTATTCGAAGCTGCTATGGTAGGCGATACTAACATAAAGATCATTAAGCTACCTCGCACACTTGTCGACGGACTTGATGATTTAGAAAGTCTGGCGTTCAAAGAAATTCCAATTGAAGGAAGATATTACACTGTTGCTAGTGTCGACGGCACTGATGAAGATTTTGATACTATTCAGTTGGTACAACCTCTTGCACCGATCGTTAATAAAGCAGTAATAATAGTAGAAAGAAATGTACTTGCAGGTAACAATTACTTTTTTATAAACCCACTGTCATTCAATGATATAAATTTTTATATTGATAAAATATTTAGACTTGGTAATAACGAATATCATAAAATTAATAATATTGTAGATTATATCGAATATAATATACGTGCAAACAATAATGTAGTTATTGGTTTAAATAATAGTGTTACTGTCTGGCAAGGTTCAATTTCTGATACGCTAATTGACTTTTTGTCCGTTAATCAAAATCCTGCGTATGTTAGGATAGATGCTGCTAACAACATAATCATTTGTGTTCCGTCTACTGCACAATCAAGAAATGTAAATTTTATTAAAACTATATTTCAGACCAGCGACAGTTCTCAAATATATGTAGACATAATATCTAATATCCAACGAGTTGAGCTCGATAGTATACTATTGAGAAATCTTAATGCTACACAGCAACTTGGGTTTGGTGCAATTATTGGCTCAAAGTTTAATAAGACATTTTCAGTTGCCGAAGTTGACATATTAGAAACATCTCGTACTTTTACTTTATCTCTATTAGGAGAAGTCGATAGCACAATAAAATGGGACACTTCTGTTAATTTAGGATCATTGGCAGCAAATCGATTAAGTACATTAAACGTAAGGGCAACTTCTACGTTATCAGATGCTGTAATTAAATATTATATAACTCAAGGAAGTTTGCCCCCGGGATTAGAATTCAAAGATAACGGTGAAATAACTGGCAAAGTTCCTATCTTTACAATCAACAACTTGTTAGGACTAACCTTTTTTGATAATAATACTACCACGTTTGACGGAACATTAACTACTATAGATAGGGTGTTTACATTTACTGTACTCGCAAAAGACAGATTTGGGTATAGTGCAATTAGTAGAACGTTTACATTAACTATTACAGACATAGATAACAAAGTGTATAGTAATATCTACATGAAACCGTTTCTTACTAAAGAAAAAAAACAATCGTATTTACAAATTTGCAACGATTCAAAACTAATTGATCCATCTGTGGTTTATAGACCAAGTGATATAAACTTTGGAATTCAACGAGAACTTAAAAGTCTTGTGTATGCCGGAATTGAAACTCAGGACATCTCTGCTTTTGTTAGTGTGGCAGCAAAGAATCATAAAAGAAAACAATATAACATCGGATCTCTTCAAACAGCCGTTGCAAAAGCCGAAGGCACACTTGATATATTATACGAAATAGTATATCTAGAATTAAATGATCCGTCATCGCCGCAATCTGGCAACACCGAAACATCATATCAAATCATTAACAGAAGTACTCGAATTACTACAGATAGTGTAAAGTACGACTTGTCTACTGATCAATTTTCTAGTAATTACGTGTCGCCATGGCGACAGCGTCCAAACGGAAATACTATCACTGCAGATAGCGATGCAATACAGCTTGATCAAAATTCTGATAATAAACGATATATAAGTAATATAGATAACATGCGAAGCAGGATTGAGAATATAAAAACCAGCAGTAACAATATTGCAGCAACCAGTAGAGACTTTCTTCCGTTGTGGATGAGAACTCCACAAGAGTCTGGACAAATAAATTTAGGATATGTGTTAGCTATTCCTATAGTATATACACTTCCCGGATTTGGTAAAATAGTTAAAGATAATATTGCAAATAGCAAGTTTAATTTTAATTCAATCAATTATGATATAGATAGATATATTGTTGATGCTACTACTGGCAATAATAACGAACAGTACATATTGTTCGCAAATTATCAATTCAATGTTTAATAATTATAAATAATACAAACAAGGAAATCAAATGACGAGCAATATTAGCATAACAAACATAGATGACACTTTTCCAGTAGCAGGTCGCGACAACGATAGTCAAGGATTTCGTGATAACTTTAATCAGATTAAAGAAAACTTTGCATTTGCCAAAGAAGAAATAACTGATATGCAGGATAACTCTGTACGTAGTGACGAGACTACTAATTTTAATAGAAATATTATTAGTGGTGCAGTATTATTAGATAATACATTAAAATTAAATACTACATATGCAACTGGAATATCTTCAAACCAGATATTACCAATAACAGGCGGACACGTTTATGTTGTCAGAGTTGAACAGAATCTTGATTTAACATTAGGTAGCTGGGCAACTGATGGTAATTTTGCGTCAATGCAACTAATAATAACTGCCGACGGTTCTTCAAGAGAAGTTACTATTAGAAGTGCGGGTGGCACAACTAGAACTGATGGTAATGTAGCGTGGAACGCGAGTAAATTAACCGTAACTAGTAGCACAACTCCTACTGTAATTGAAGCATTTACATATGATAACGGCATAACTGTATTTTTAAGATATCTAGGAACGTTTGTATAATGCATCCCGGTGTAAATGATTTACATACACTAAGCGATCCTATAATTGAACAAAAGTTGCAACAGTTGACTAGTGTATATTTTTCAACACAAAATGAAGCTGTTAGACAGCAAGTTGTATTACTAATTGATACTTACAAGCTCGAATTAGAAGAACGCAAAGCAAATTCCAGACTAAAGGATCAACAAAATGGTAACAACACTCTTGACAAGTTAATTAAAGTACGTTAAACTTAATGTATGCTAATAAAAACAGACTCGTTAGGAATTCCAAGATTTTCTAACCGTGATTTAATTAATTTAATTTATTCTGGACAATCAGATAAATGCCATGTGGTATTATGTGATCCAAGTGACGAAGTAGATATGTTTAATATTGCAATGCAAGAACAAGGAATGCCTTCTCTTACCAAATATATTGCACTCGATGTCCAGCAAGAAGAGTTTGATCATGCTTTACAATCCGAATGGTTTATGCCTGATGAATATAAAATATTAGATATCGGACCGTATATCATGGCAGAATTAATGACCAAACTACCATTGTTTGAACCGTATGAAGTCCATGCTACACGAGAATGGAAAGTTGTATGCGAAGAACTAGCTGCATATAAAGATCGCAACATGTTGGACTTGTTACGGTATATGGTGTACTTAGTAGACTTTATGCGTGAAAATAAAATTATTTGGGGAGTAGGTCGAGGAAGCAGCGTTAGTTCATATGTGCTATATTTGATTGGAGTGCATCGTATAGACTCTGTAAAGTATAATCTTGACTGGCGAGAGTTTCTAAGAGACTAAATATACGTATATTATAAGGAGACTCCTATGACAACAAAAGGAAAAGGTCGAAAAATCTATAAAACTGCAAACGGAAAAAGCGTTGACTTAGATTTACTAATTTCAAGAAATGAGTTAACTCCTGCAGTTGGAAACGCAAGAGTCAATGCCCGAGGCGACGAGTTAGGACCTGGTGGTAAAATAGTTCGCAAAAGAGAAGATGTACTTAAAGATTATTACAATCAAACTAACGCAGTTCTCGACGAACCGGTAATTAGGGAAGTCAGCAGAATTAACGATGACGTAGCAGTTGTAAAAAAAGAACGTACAGTTGCTAAAAAACCAATAGCTACACAGTGGGAAGAAGACGAATTGGGAAATTTTATTAAAAAAGGTAAATCATGACATTAACATCAAACACATCCAACGGTACATTAAGAGCCATTGGTGATAAAGTTATTGTAAGCGATATGTATTTTGGTGAACAAAAGACCTTGTCAGGACTTATCGTGCGAGACGACAACGGTAGCGGAAGAGGCATCTACCCGCGCTGGGGTAAAGTATATGATAAAGGACCAGATAATATCGATCCTTATAATATAGGCGACTGGATTCTTATAGAACACGGCAGATGGACACGTGGAATTAATGTAGGAACTGGAAATGACCAACGCGAACTGCGCATGGTAGAAAATTCTAGTATATTGCTATGGAGCAACACGCCGCCAATTGGAATTACTATAGGAAAAGAATATTCAGACGGCGAAGGGTTTACAGTTGACCCCGGAACGTTTATTAATCAATAAGGTACAAATATGACAAACATTTTTAACGACTCATATGTTTTTATGACAGCATGTGACCAAACAACCGACGGCACTAACAAAGATCAATATGAAATGTATTTAGGATTAATTGACGAAGAATATAACGAATTGGTAGTAGCTTGCCAAGAAGAAGATAGAGTGAAGCAATTAGATGGATTAATTGATATCATGGTCGTTACGTCGGGTGCAATTCTCAGTGGATTCGGTCCTGTAGGAGAAGCTGCATGGAAAGAAGTAATGGATACTAATTTTGCTAAAATTAATGTAGAATCTGGAAAAGTTCGTAGGCGAGCTGACGGAAAAATTCTCAAACCCGAAGGTTGGAAAGATCCAAACTTATCACAATTTATAAAATAGTCATTTGACTACTTGTAAAATCATGTTACAATAAAATACAGTATAACATAACCAAGGAGGGTTATCTTGTCTACATCAGGAATGATCGACGTCGAGACACTGGATGTTCGTCCTACTGCTACAGTTCTTAGCTTAGGTGCAGTAAAATTTAATCCATTAACTACTGATGAACCACATTCAGAGTTTTATATTAAAATATGTGTCGACAATCAAGATTTGCTTGGAAGAACAACAAGCGACAGTACTTTACAATGGTGGGGTCAGCAAGATCCTAAAGTGATGGAGGAAGCATTTGATCAAACTGGAGCAGTATCAGTTGATGACGCTCTTTCTCAACTTAATAAATGGGTAGTCGGAGTTGACGAGCTATGGGGACATGGTTACGGGTTTGATTATACAATTCTTGAAAATATGTATAAAATGACAGGAAAACCTATTCCGTGGCAATTTTGGAAGATTTCTGACAGTAGAACTCTTACTAAACGTATGCCTGTAGATCCGCGTAAGGCTATGCAAACTGATTTGCATAATGCGTTAGCTGATGCGTATTTTCAGGCAAAGTCAGTACAGCAAATCTTTAGTCATTTTGGTTTTAAAAAGTAGATAATATATGAATCCAATTCCGCGTAAATTACAAAAAGATGATAGCGATCTTATACTTAACTATCTTTCTGCTGGAGGAAAAGTTACAGTGTCACCTCCGGGTGCAGTCAGTGAAAATTTAATTATCACCGGGGGATTTTATGGTAGACGTCCTAAGAAAACTGAGCCTACTGAAGGTGCAGATGAGTGACAACTATCGATCTTGAAACCCTTTCTCAGTCAGTATCGCATCGGCTCAATGCAATAAAATGGTTGTGTTCCTGTTATGGACCTGCTGATAAAAAATTATGGAGCATTGACAGATTGCGGTATGTACAATTTAACAACCCTAGAATAGCAATTTTATTTTTACTTAAATGGAGCAAACAATGATTAAATGGTATGATTGGGCAGTGGCATTTCTAGCCGCAGATTTTTTTGTTGCTAATGTAGTAATAGCAGTATCTGGACCAATTTGGTATATACAGATGTTGGGTGTCGTGGGTGCTTATTTTGTTTTAGACTTATGGACTAATAGTTATTGTACTTTTAGACTAAGACGGCAGCAAAACAAATGACTTCTCTGCGTAAAAAAAGATTACTGCTATTAGCAAGACACGGTGGGAATCACAAACGATGGTACCGTGAATATTGCAAGTTAGTGAACGAAGGACTAGTTACGTGGCAATTAGGATTTGCAGCGTTAACATTTTACGGCATACATGAACTTTATAAAATGGAAAACAGATGAAACAATTATGGACTGATAAGTACCGTCCAAAAACTATTAACGAATATGTGTTTCGAGACAAAACTCAGCGTTCTCAAGTAGAACAATGGATCAAAGACAAATCGATTCCGTCTTTGATTTTGTCTGGGTTGCCTGGAACTGGAAAAACTAGTATGGCAAAGATGCTGATAAACGAGCTAGGAGTTCATGAGCTAGACGTACTTGAAGTAAATGCTAGTAGAGAAACTGGAATTGATTTCATTAGAGACAGAATAGTTCCGTTTATTAGTATGATTCCCTGGGGAAGCTTTAAGGTAATTTTGCTAGACGAAGGCGACCGAATTTCGCCACAAGGACAGGACTCGCTAAAAGGAATCATTGAACAATACTCTCAGTTTGCTAGATTTATTTTAACCACAAACGCACCAAACAGAATTATACCAGCATTGCATAGCCGGTGTTATCAATTTCATTTTGCTAAAATTGATCAAGTTGAATTCACTGCAAGAGTAGCACAAATTCTTATTGAAGAAACTATCCAGTTTGACATCGATACGTTAGATACGTATGTTAAGATTACTTATCCTGATCTTAGAAAATGTATTCAACTTGTACAGGAAAACTCACAAAGCGGAACGCTTAACTCTGCTGAAAAAGCCGACACAGGAGTTCCTGAATGGAGAGTCAACATGGTAGAGTTATTCCGTGCTGGTAAAATACAAGATGCAAGAAAGTTATTATGCGGACAACTTCGGTCCGAAGAGATTGAAGAAGTATATGTATGGTTATATACAAACATTACAATTTTTGGAACCGACGACCAACAAGATCAAGCAGTTTTAATTATCAAACAAGGACTAGTGGATCATGCACTAGTTGTCGATCCAGAGATTAATCTTGCCGCAGTTCTAATTTGCCTTGCGCGAATTTAATTTCATATTTTAAAAGGAATACTAATGTACGCTAAATTAATATCATATAGTCGAGCAACTAAAGAATTTGAAGACGAAGGGTTAACCGACGTACAAGAACTAATTGCATTTTGTGCAAAAGTAAGTAACCCGTCTGCACAAATTAATACCGAAACTAGTGAACGATTAATTTCATATTTAATTAAACATCAGCATTGGTCTCCGCTTGAAATGGCTAATGCAGTTATTGAAATTGAAACAACTCGCGATATTGCTCATCAAATTATAAGACACAGAAGTTTTGCATTTCAAGAATTTAGCCAAAGATATGCAAATGTAAGCGAAATTGAAAACTCGTTTGTTATTTGCGAAGCTAGACTACAAGATCCAAAAAACAGACAGAACTCAATAGAGCTTGACCTTGATCAAGAAGGAGTTTCTGAATTAATAATTAAATGGGAACAGTTACAGCAAAACGTAATTGATACAGCAAGTGTTGCTTATAACTGGGCAATTGAAAACGGAATTGCAAAAGAACAAGCACGAAAAGTTCTTCCCGAAGGGCTTACTAAAACACGGCTATATATGAATGGTACACTACGTAGTTGGATTCATTATATCGATCTACGTAAAGAAAACGGTACACAAAAAGAGCATATGGAAGTTGCTAAGGCGTGTGCAACAGTAATAGCCGAAATCTTTCCACTAGCAAAAAAGTTATAATAATTGCCTAGCTATTCTGTTGGAAATAAATTACGCAACCAAGAATGTCATAAACGGCATTTTGCGTGGTGGCCAGTACGTAGCACTATTAATAATAAATTAATATGGGCAACTAGCTATCATGTTATACAAATTTTTTATGACGAATCAGGAAAGCCGCCAATTAATAAAACAAGTTGGACTGTTTTATTATCTAATAACGAGTATCTACTTTATTTAATGAGGAAAACATGATAATGGCATCCTCTTTATATAAGTAATACGCGGTTGATGGAGCAATGCTCCATCAACCATTACTAACACAGATAGTAACTATTCGTCTCCGTAAATTCGAAGTATCTCTTTAACTACCGGATGTCTTTCTACATCCTTGGTGTTAAACTTTACAATCTGAATACGATTACTGTGATCAAACTTGTCTAGAAATTCTAGCAATCCGTTATCACTTCCTCGATCAGCTTGTTTCAAATCCCCAGTAATAATCATTTTACTACCTACTCCTAATCGAGTAAGCAACATCTTCATTTGTCCCGGAGTAGTTAACTGACATTCATCTGCAATTATAAATGCATTTTTAAAAGTTCTTCCTCTCATATAACCTAATGGCGAAATTTCAAGTACCTTTTCTTCCATCATTGTTTTAAGTTCACTAGCATAAAAGTATTCTTGAAATACATCAAAAAGTGGACGACACCACGGTGCCATTTTTTCTTCTAGTGTGCCTGGTAAGAATCCTAAATCCTCGTCGGTGCTAACTGCCGGACGTGTAACTATAATTTTATCAACTTCGCCTGCTAAGAATGCCTTTACTGCTGCCTGGCATGCCAACATGGTTTTACCAGTTCCTGCTGGACCTATGCCAAAGACAATGTCTTTCTCCGGTGCAGTCAGTGCTAATACGTAAGTTTCTTGACTTTTATTTCTTGGAAGTAAGTCGACTGTTCTAGCCTTCTTTGGAAGGAATGTAGTTAGTTTAACAACATTTGTATTGTTGTTACTCGATTTAACATATGCTTGCCGTTTTGCGGCTCTAGCTTTACCCATTAAGTCCTCCTATGAATGGATGACAGATTAGTGTTTCTTTACAGGAAACTTTAACCTGCAAAGTATTTATCATCATACTAGTTGTTAAAACTTTTATACTGATGGTATAATACGATAAATAAGTGTGTAAACTAATAGGAAACATTATGGCCAACATTCTCGACGAGATCGATGTTATCAAAAATATCGAAAATATGTACGATAGTAATACTGCGTTTAACGTATTAAAAGATGTAGAACGAGTATTAGACGAGCTCGACTTATACGTTTATAAGAATTGGGAAGACGGAGAGCTAGCATCCGGACCAAACATTAGCAGACATTGGGTTAGTATTAAGCTATTTTGGCCATATAGCAAAATGCCAGACCCTATGGGAGGTAAACGGTTACTTGATTATGACTGTAAAGTAAGTTATAAAAAAAGTTATGTAGTAAAACCAAGAAAGATTATGAATCCAGATGATATGCGAACTGGTACAAAAAAAGGAAAACTAGATCGCAAACCAATATGGATAGTCGAAATTCAATTACCAAAAAAATTACTTGCAGATCTTTATCAATCTGAACTCGCAGAGTTGGAAGTAGACGAAACTGCAAGTGCAATAGACGTACAAGATACTATCACCGACGGGGCTGCACCGGACCAGTCGATCCAAGACGGAGGACAAGTATAATGGGACTAAAAGCAGGCGATTTAATTAACCTAGTTAACAAGGTATTTGAGATAGATAGCTTTAAAAGTAAGATGGGAAACGACAGCGACATTGTTGTTTTAAGTTTTACTGTTAGTGAAAAGGCCGCAGCTACTGATCTTGTGGAGTTCATTGAACGTGGATATCATTTTGTTCTAGATGCTGACATTAGTAGCGGCGAGCAGGAAGACGGAATGTATCGAGTGTTTGTTGAACTCGAACGAGACAACAATGTCCCTGATCAAATTATGGAAATTATCAACGGTGTTGAAAAATTAACAAGTCGCAATAATTTTAGATTTCGATATTATAAAGGATTTAAAAGCTATCCAGTTAATAAAGAAACACTAACTGTATCAATTCCGTTGGATAACAATTCGTATAATATTACTGTTACCGAATCTAACATGAATAACTTTAAGAACTTTTTTAATCGAAGTTTCTTAGAAGAGATCGAGTTAGAAGAAAATCAAGAACTAACTATTAAACGTATATGGGGAGATCCGGTAGGATTTAAAGTTAAAGACTTCGGAACCACTGAAAGTATGTTAGAAAGTATTACCGACAAGATTAACATGAACGATTTTGCGGAAATAATATTTTTAACTAAATATATCGGCGATTATAATGTTACTAAATTTGGAAAAAATACATTAACATTTGAAAATGCCGGGCATATGCTTGTATTAGAGCGACTAAGATAGGTGAACATTATGAGTTTTAAATTAACAAAGTCTCAACTTGCTGCAATTATTCCAGGAAATCTTGCAGTTGAAGCATGGCATACTGCGCTAGTAGATGTATTGCCAAAATACGGCATTACAACCCAAAGACGTGTAGCTCATTTTCTTAGTCAATGCGCCCATGAATCAAACAATTTTCGTAGTCTAGTAGAAAATCTTAATTATAGTAGTAAATCATTAGATGCAGTATTTGGACGTTATTTTGGATCTCCTCCAAAGCGAAATGCAAAAACTTATGCTCGCAAACCTGAGAAAATTGCAAACTATGTATATATGGATAAATTTCGAATAAACAAGATGGGCAATGTACAAACAGGCGATGGCTGGTTATTTCGAGGACGTGGATTAAAACAGTTAACCGGTCGCGATAATTACACTGCTTTTGGAAAAACTATTGGAATGAGTGCAGAACAGGCTGCAAACTATGTATCTACGGAAAAGGGCGCTGTGGAAAGTGCATGTTGGTTTTGGAGCAAAAATAATTTGAATGCAATTTCTGATAACGACGATGTTGCAAGAATAACCAAACGCATTAACGGCGGTAACATTGGGCTTAGAGATCGACAGAATCGTTACACCGATGCTATGAAAATTTTAGGAACCACTGTAATATTACCCGATGTTACTGATATCGACGACGAAGTTGATTTAACTGAAATTAGTGTATTACGACGTGGATCGCGTGGTAACGGAGTTAAAATAATGCAAACTGCATTAAAAATTACCGCCGACGGAGTATTTGGTCCAGGAACTGAACGTAAATTAATAGAGTGGCAAACTGCTAATAAGTTAGTAGCCGACGGAATCGCTGGTCCAAATACTCTTGGAAAGTTATTAGATGACTAGTTTAAAGCTAAGTGGAATTTTTTTAGTGATATTACTGGCAGTTAGCGGCGTAGGATATTGGTACTATAATCACAGCCAGAATAGAATAGAATTGTTGCAAACTAATAATGCAGTTTTAAAGGTAGCAGTACAAACGTCAGAGGCTAGCGTTAAGTTGCTGAGACAAGATGCAATACGCAATGCCAAACTTAACTTAAAACTGCAAACTGACTTGCAAAAAGCAGAGTTATACGGCGACGAACTGAGATCAGTATTGCAAAAACACAATTTAACAAAATTGTCTCGTGAAAAACCCGGATTAATTCAGAAAAGGATTCAAGATGCGACTAACAAAGTTTGGAACGATATTACTAACGACACTATTCCTGGTAAGTTGCGGTAATCCTCCGGAAATTAAAACTGTAACAAATACAGTAAAGATCGAAGTTCCTAGAGTAGCGTTACCTAAACCAGTGCAATTAAATGATATAAAAGTTTATGTAGTTACAGTTGACAACTTTGAAGAATTTGCCAAAGAGTTTGCTAGTAAAAATGGTGAATTAGTGTATATTGCTATTAGTGTAAAAGATTACGAAACCCTAAGTCTTAATATTGCCGAACTTCGACGATATATTAACCAACAGGGCAACATCATTGTATATTACGAAGACGCAGTAACATTAACTAACTAAAATAAAACAGTAAGGGCTACTGTTAATAAGGAGAAAATATTCTAATAATATATGTAACGCCAACCTAGAGGGAGATTAGAAGTGGCCAAATACAAATCAACAGAAATTCAGGAAAATATAATAACAGGAGAAGAGTTATCAACAAAAGAAATTATGCTTCGTATTGAAAATCAAGATAAACGGGAAGATGCCCAACGAAGAATGGCATGGTTTGCGTTGTTTGGTATGTTATTATACCCAGCTGCTATTGTATTGGCATTTTTGGTCAAACTCGACCAGGCTGCAATTATACTAGGAGATATGGCTCCTACATATTTTGTATCAGTTGCTGCAATAGTGATAGGGTTCTACGGAAAAACTGCATATGAAAATAAAGACAATCACGAATAAGAAATTGCACTAGTTGAAAAAATAAATAGTTGTATGAAACATTATACGACTTTAGGAATATCAAGCACTGCAACTCAGCACGAAATTAGACAAGCCTACAAGTCTTTAGCTAAGATGCATCACCCCGATAAAGGGGGCGAGAAGAATGTATTTTCAAGTATTAACGAAGCTTATCAGATATTAAAAAATCCAGAAACACGGGCCAAATACGATCAGGTTAGCAAACCAATTTCTTCAGATACACAATTTGAAGACATATTTTCCCAATTCTTTGGAAGCGATCCGCGACAGCGTAACGCAGATGTTAGATTGCAAGTTGTAATAACTCTAGAGGATGTTGCCAACGGAAAAGATATTACAGTTTCGTATGCTATGAGAAGTAACAATATAGCTACTGCAAATATAAAAATACATGCCGGAGTATTACACGGCGAAGTTTTAAAGTTTAGAGGGCTTGGAGACAACCACTATGCCCAGCAAACACCGGGTAATTTGTTAGTACATGTAAAAGTTGTTGATCATCCTATATTTAAACGAGACGGTATTCATTTAGTAACTACTATTAATTTAAAAATGTTTGATTTAATTTTAGGAACTGTAGTTAACATAGACCAGTTGACATCCGGCGTCCTTCGTGTTAACATACCTAAGAGTACGCAAGCCGATACAATATTAAATATTGCCGGGTACGGTCTTTTAGATCCGAGGTCTGGTAAATTTGGTAACTTGTATGTAAAAATTAAATGTATCACTCCTATTATTACCGATAACGACTTGTTAACAAGGATACAATCTATTAATGATGACATTAATAAAATCGCCTAATATATTACTTGCAACTGCTCTGCCGCGTGTAGACACTACTCAAGTTGACATAGCAAGTATTGCCCTACAGATGACAAACTTAATGCATGAATTAGGCGGTCTAGGATTAAGCGCAAATCAAGTAGGGCTTCCGTATCAGATATTTGTTATGAGAACCGTATTAAACAAACAGTACGGAAATGTCACAGTTGTAATAAATCCTGTTGTTAAAAGTGTTAGCAAACAAATAGAATTAGGCCCTGAGGGGTGCCTTAGTCATACTGATTTATTTCTAAGTATAAAACGTCCAAATAGCATCAATGTGGAATTTGATACGTTGACAAGTGACTATAATAGTGTTATAAGTGTAGATGCAACGTATGACGACATCGACGCTCGTTGCTTTTTACATGAATACGATCACCTTCAGGGCATACAATTTGTTGATCGAGTCAGTAAACTAAAGTTAAAAATAGCACAAACAGCACAAACAGCCCGAACAAAAAGGATTAAATATGGTAGAACCTAGTACAGAACTGCAATCAGTCTTTGATAAAGCAGTTAATAATGCCAAAAAATTACAACACGAATATGTAACACTTGAACATTTGCTATATGCAATGCTTTTTGAAGACACCTTTGTAAAAGATATCACAGATTACGGCATTGATCCTGTACTAATGACATCCGCCCTTGATAATTATCTTAAAACCAAGTGTGATGATATTAAAACAGATCTTGAAAAATATAAGCCTAAAAAAACGCAAACTGTAGAACGAGTACTTAACCGTGCTTTTGCACAGGTGTTATTTCAAGGAAGAGAGCAAATTACTACAAGCGATGTGCTAATAAGCATCCTCAATGAAAAACGTAGTTATGCTTATTTTGTAACACAGCAGTCTGGAATTGATAAAGATACATACACACGATATCATCACCCAGAAATGGATTTAAATCAAGAACCAGAGGAAGCCGAGAACGGCGGTGCTGCAAATAAAGCACTTCGCGCATTTACCGAAGATCTCAATCACCTCGCCTCTCTTAACAAAATTGATCCAGTAATTGGACGCCATGACGAGATTGAACAGGTGGCTCTTGCATTAGGAAGACGTAGCAAAAGTAATGCGCTGATGGTAGGAGATCCAGGAGTAGGCAAAACCGCAGTAGTTGAAGGGCTTGCTTATAAAATTGTACACGGCGACGTGCCTACATTTCTTAAGGACTATACCGTATACTCGTTGGATATCGGAAGTATGTTAGCTGGTTCAAAATACCGTGGAGACTTTGAAGAAAGATTCAAACTGGTATTGCAAGCGTTACAGAACAAAGGTAAGACTATTCTGTTCATCGACGAAGCTCATATGATTAGCGGTGCAGGAGCAGGCGGACAAAATAGTTCAAATGACCTTGCAAATATGCTTAAACCTGCGCTTGCAAAAGGCAATATTAAAGTAATAGCTGCTACTACGTGGGACGAGTACCGTAAGTTCTTTGAAAAAGACCGAGCGCTGATGCGCAGATTCCAGCGTGTAACTATCGACGAACCGTCTGCTGCAATGACTGTAGAAATTCTGTACGGAATACGAAAGTACTACGAAGACTTTCACACAGTCGAGATAAAAGATTCTGCAATTGAGGCTGCGGTAAAACTTAGCATCAAGTATCAGACAGATAAAAAGCTTCCTGATAAAGCAATTGATCTTATTGATGTTGCATGTAGCCGATTTAAAGTACGCGATCAAGAAACTGATAAGATTATTACTGAAAAAAATATTCAGTATGAATTATCTCGAATGATTAAGATCCCCCAAGAGCAAGTTGCAGAACAAGAAACTGAAAATCTTGCTAGTCTTGAGAAAAATCTTAAAGGTAGTGTATACGGACAGGACACTGCAATTGACGCAATTGTAGATAAGGTTCTAGTTGCACAAGCCGGACTTAAAAGTGCAAATAAGCCTATTGGAAGTTTTGTGTTTATGGGGCCTACCGGAGTTGGTAAGACTCATGCAGCAAAGCAATTAGCAAAGCATCTGGGCGTACCGCTTGTACGATTTGATATGTCTGAATACATGGAAAAACATTCTGTAGCCAAGCTAATTGGGTCGCCTCCGGGCTATGTCGGGTTCGATGACAATGCTGGACAACTAATAGTCAAATTACAAGAAAATCCTAATTGTGTACTACTGCTCGACGAGATTGAAAAGGCACACCCTGATGTAAGTTCAATATTATTACAATTAATGGACAACGGCAAGGTAACTGGATCAAACGGTAAAGAAGCAGATGCTCGTAACTGTGTACTAATTCTTACTACAAATCTAGGTGCAAGAGATTCTGAAAAGAACACAATTGGGTTTGGTGAAAGTGCAAGCAAGGATTACGCAGATACAGAACTTAAAAAGTTCTTTGCTCCGGAATTTCGTAATAGATTAGATGCTATTGTTACGTTTTCTAAACTTAGCAAACCAGTAATGCTAAAAATTGTAGGAAGCTTTCTTGCAGAACTACGTGATCAAGTTAAGGACAAAGGAATTAAGATTTCCATTGCAGACGAAGCACTTGACTATTTAGTAGAAAAGGGGTTTGATAATAAAATGGGTGCTAGACCATTGCAGCGTGTAATTGATAACGACATTAAACGTCCGTTATCAAGAGCAATGCTGTTTGGCGACTTGAAGCTAGGAGGTACTGTAGTTATTAACGTATCAGAAAATGAAATTGTATTAGAAGTAACACATGACAAAATTAAAACTGCGAGAAACTAAGTTTCTACATTACGGAAAATATTTGTATAAACTAAAGCTAAAGAATCAGCTAGCAATAATTTTTAGAAATACATCAAGCAAAGTAACAACCCTTGATTATGTTAATGAGAGATTAGAATATTATAACGAAAATCTTGAACGTAAGATATTACCGGTAATAAGAAGAAGCCGGGCCAACGTTACTGTACCTCTCGAGGACCTCTCGGATGCAACTACTATATATCAAGAATTAATCCTAGTAAATCGTAGCGAGTTCTCGCTACGATGCGAACGTGATTCATTAACAATATACGGAAATAATCTCTTTACATTAGAAAACATTATTAATAAAATAAATACCAAGATAATTGAGTTATGGAAACCTGACCTAAGAACCATTGACTTTCTTAGTAATAATAAGAACGTTATTGTTGTCAACAGTCCAACTGATTATCCATATAAAGTATCATTTGGAAATAAGCCAGCTAGTCCTTCTTTTGCAGAATGGATCAAACACAACCGAGATAAAATTAAAGTTGGCGATGTCCTAATGAGAAATTTGCAAGAAGGTGCAAAATGGATTAACGGACAATATGTGTATGTGAGAGACGAGAATATCATTATGTTACTACAACTAATAATAGGCGGTAACATATGTCGTATTGACAAGTTAGTATACAAAGAAGATATTGATAAATAGTTGTATGTCAAGCACAAGTAAAATAATTTTATCAAATCATGTACATACCGGAGACGGTGTATTAATTACTGTAATAGGTAACATGTTCAAAGGCGACGGGTTTTATAGCAGAAGCGACGGATTTCACACAGTACAATATACCGTAACTAATTTTATAGGAACTGCCTCGATACAAGCATCTCTAGCAACAGTGCCAACTGAACAAGATTGGTTTACTTTAGCTGTATCTAATCATATAAGTGATGCAACAGATACTGATAATAGCGGTGGATCTCATTTAAAAAACTTTACAGGTAACTATGTATGGATAAGAGCAATGGTATTATACACTGCTGGATCCATTGATAGTATAATGTTAAATCATTAAGGAATTATATGAAGCATTTTGCAAGAGTAATATTAGATGAACATAAAGCGGTATCATTTCTAAACGAATCAATTTTTCCTAATCAGACGCTACTAGAAACCAGCAACGGACGGCTAGTTGTTGAAATTGCGTTACCGCGAAATTTATTAGATCACGAAGCAGATGAGTATTCATCTCGTCTTGCAGATTATATGATGGAGCAAGGGTACGATAATTTTGAAATTGAAATTTCTGGAAATACTACTAAAATAAACGAATTTTTTGATCAAGATCAAGTTCAGGAATTAAAAATTGGTAGTCAACTACCATACGATATAGTTGAAGACTTGTGCATCTTTATGAAACAAGATCCAGGATTTTATAGAAAAACTCTTTATCCGGCACTAATTGATGTACAAGCGTCTGTTAAAAAGGGCGGAAAATATAATAAGAAAAGTATGCTCCCTGTTATTGAAACAGCTATAATTCAATATATTAAGAAATTCAATATTAAAAAACGCCCAGCTGAATTGTTAACCGACAGCGAAAAAATGCAATGCATTACTAAATTATTAACAAATGAAGTAGAAAGTCTTCGTAAAGGCGAATACTAATGATAATTAACCAAAAGTGTAAAGTAATTGGTAATACTGCAATTGTTGCATTTGCACGAATGAATCCTCCAACTCTAGGACACAAAAAACTAGTAAATAAAATTACTAGTCTAAAAGGCGACTATTACTTATTTTTAAGCCACAGTCATCATCCTAAAACAGACCCGCTAGAGTTTGACAACAAGCTAGAAATTGTTCAACTGCTATTTCCTGATGTCATTGTTGGTAACAAACATATTAAGAATATTATACAAGTATTGCAACGCATCGAATCACTTGGATATCAAAATATTGTATATGTTGCAGGCAGCGATCGTATTGACGAGTTTACTAAGCTAATTAACAAATACAATGGTAAAGAATATCATTTTGATAACATAACTGTAGTTAGCGCCGGCGATCGAGATCCTGATGCTGCCGGAGTTAACGGTATAAGTGCAAGTAAGTTACGAGAGGCAGCGTTTGCTGGCAACTTTGAATTATTTAAGCAAGGTATTTCTAATAAAAAATATGCAATACAAATTTATAATGCAGTTCGTAACGGTATGGAACAAACAAAGGAAATATCTTGAAAGTAAACGAAGTGGTTGGTGCCCTAGTTGGTGTAGGAGCAAATATAGGTGGACAATTGGCAAAAGCCGGAGCAGCAAAACTAGGAGCAAGAACTGCCGGACAGGCAGCAGCTAAACGAGCAGGAAAGTATGCAGGCGGAGTTGCAGGCGGTGCAGCTGAATACAAAATTGCACAAAAGTTAGGCAACGCAATGCCCGATGAAAAGTTGCTAAAAAAAATAGATAGAAATCGATAATATGAAAGTCTGCGAGATTATTGTTGAAGTGTTTGATCGTCCGTATAACTGGCAATGGACTCAACAAGAAGTTAATAGTTTTCGCGCTCATTTTGCATCAGCAGGCGGCAATGTTGTAGTATACTTTGAATCTCTTTCTCACAATAGTCGTAATTTTGAAGTAGGATTTAAAAAAGATAATAACATTAAACGTACCGGAGAAGGTAATGAATTTGCTATATTTGCTACTGTAATTAATATTATTTCTTCATTTTTTAAGTTAAATTTAACAGCCGAGAGTATTACATTTGTTGCCAAGCGCGAAGGCGCTGCCGCAGAAGATCCTAAAATCAAGGACAGCAGATCTTCGTTGTATAAAAAAATGATACAAAAGTTTGCTGATAAGAACGGATTTGAATTTGCGTGGAGCGATATTGGTAGAATGACCGAATTTATAATACGTAAAAAACAACCAGCAACTAGTTCTGCTAATAGAGATTTATAATGGACGATTTAGACAGACTTATAAAGCTTGCTGGTGTAAACGAATTTAAAGGGTATACCGAATACTCATTGGGCAATATCAGCGATGCTGCTAACAGTAATCGTCAAAAAGAACGTGAACAGAATATACAACCTGGTGATCCAAAATGGTTTGAACTCTGGTTTACTTTGCCGCATCTCACGGGCGGAACATTTAGGGGAAGAAAATGAAAGTTAACGAAATTTCTTGCTGGGACGGATACAAAAAAGACGGCACAAAGCCCGGTACCGGTAAGAACAAAGGCAAGCGTGTAAATAATTGCGTTAAAGAGGAAACCTATCATGGCAATGAATTCTTTGAAGCATATGGAGAAATGTGGTTCAACGAAGACGATATACTCGACGAAGCCGAGTATCAAGGACGCAAAGTTAGCCTAGGCAAACCTATGCGAGGCGATGTAAAAAAGTTTAAGGTTTTTGTAAAAGATCCGAGTACCGGAAATGTTAAAAAAGTAAACTTCGGAGATCCAAATATGCGTATTAAGAAATCAAATCCTGCAAGAAGAAAAAGTTTTAGGGCACGTCATAATTGTGACAATCCTGGACCTCGTACATCTGCAAGATATTGGAGTTGCAGAAATTGGTAATATGAAGATATTTGAGATAATTACACAGTATGTTACTAGCAACAACGAGCTCTGGGAAGCTGAACGACGGCTACCGTACAAGTTTCCTGATGGAATGATTATATTTGGCGATCACGTCGATGATAGGTTAATGAGAATTGCCCAAGAAAATAAAGCGTCTGTGATGTTTATGTTAAAAAAAATAACACAAGATCCAATAAATAACATGATTACATCATTGAACGAGAATGATTCGTTTGCAATATTTAATGAAAAAAATATAGGCATTTCATTTGTAAAAGATATTAGAAAAAGTAAAATTACAGAAACTAACTTTACAGTTTACAAGATTACAACAATTGGTCCTAACTTATTTCCGTATAGTACTCAAAAATTATTCATGGTTCCGGATCAAGGTCCATGCAGAGTAATGACTTCCGAAGATAGACGGATGTTTTCTAAAGATCAAAATAAAGCATTTAGTCCAGCAGGAAGATTCTCAAAGTAGTATTAACTAATACTAAAAACAGATAGGAAAAAAATGAAGATTAGCGATTTAGCAGAGGATGGAAGAATAGTCAAGGGTGTTAATACCACGGTTGATGTAGGACCAAACGAAATCAAAAAACAAGCTGCTAAGTTTGGTAATATAGTAGATAAAGACGGTAGACCGCCTATCATGGGTAAAAAATCTAAAGTAACAAGTTCTAATATATTAACTAATCTTGGAATAACCGAAAGCGTAATGATTAAACTAGAGCGCGGACTGCTGTACGATATCCTACATATAAATAAAAGAGGCATGAATAGAGTAGAGGTTCGCGGAAAAAAGGGATACGATTCATATGGATACGATCCAACCGATAGACTACATCAGGTATTAGACAGATTAGGAAAAGCTGCTAATATTAGCGATCTTATGAACGGCGAAGATGTAGTACTCAACCCTCACCATCCACACGGTCCGCTTGCAATTAAGACAGTAACCTCGGAAGCTGCTCCTCGATACACTGATATAGAATGGGCTATAATGGAAGGCGGACATACTTTGGAAGATCCGTTGTATAGAGAACTTACTAAACTTTTTAACTTCGATAAATATTGATATGTTACTACGAGAAATAAAGCACAGCAATTTTTATTTATTTGATGCAATGGTACAAGTACGCCAACCGTATTATTCTCAATGGATTTCTATTCAAGTTAGTGCAAAGAGCGCGCAATCTGCAAAATTGATGATACATGCACAATACGGATCCGATGCTAAAATAACAGGATTAAGGAAACTATAATGAAGGTTAGCGAAGTCACAGAGTTAAAAAATCCAATAACCGAAGTTGTTTGGTTTATTCCATTAGTTGTTGCAGGAGCAAGAGTTGCATTACCCTGGGCTGCCAAAGCTGGGGCTAGAGTACTTATAGGAAGTGTAAAAGCTGTGCCTATGGTAGGCAGAGGCGTTGCAACCGGGGCTACAGCCGCAGGACGTCTCGGAACAGGTGTGGGTATAGGTGCTACTGGATTGGCAATAAATGACGTGGTAAACATGACCGAAGATAATCTTATTCCGTTAATTAAGAACGTATTAGGATCTTCTGCTGCACAGAAGATTGCAATGTTTGCCGGAAAATACAGTTTACCGTTAATTGTAGTTGTGGCAATATTGTACGGCGGTACTCAGGTTGCAAAGGCGTTAATGAGTAAGTCTCCTAAGGAAATGCAAGACGAGTCGTATAAACAAAAGGATGGCGACTATGCGCGCGGCAACGAGCCTACTCCTGCAAAAAAACGAAGAGGTCCACATCCGTTGGGCGGAAAGCTAGTAGGATAACATGAAAATTCGTGAAATTACTGAAATGACATCATCGGGGTCAGTAGCAAGTATTGCAACCCCGATGGGCGGAACCCAACGTCGTGGAAAATACGGAGCACCAGAAGCTGCTCAAAAGAAAAATAAAGACGGTACTATCGTTAATGCTCTTGATATGCCCGATAATATATTTGGGCACCAGAAAAAACGATAAATATACTTATTAGCATATCTTGGAGAATCCGATGACTAGAAAGAAGATAAACGAAGGGTTAGGCGACATGGCTCACCTAGCTGAACAAGATCACGAAGTACAAATGGCTCGTGCAGAATTATACAAAATTGCAAAATATTCTATTAAATTACATAATATACTGAAGAATGTAAGCGAATCTGAAGGCATCGAAGGATGGCAACAAGCTAAAATTACAAAAGCAGCAGATTACATTAGCAGTGTGTATCATGCACTAGAATACGAACAAGTCGGTCAATCAGAAGTAAACATTGCAATGACATCAGAAGCAGCAACTATTTATAAACATTCATTGGCCGAGCGTATGGTTAATAAACGAATTAAATAATTTATTTTCTGTAATATGAAGAAGTGCGCTGAGGATTTAATTTGGGAAACAATTGACCCAGATAACATTTGGGTACTGGATAAACTTATTTTATCTCGTAAGCTAGGGTATATTTCGGGTCCAGTTGGGCTAGATGTGCCAGCACCAAATTACTATATTGTTCGTCCGTGTGTAAATATGATAGGCCTTGGGCTTGGTACAACAAAGGTGTGGATAGACTGTAGCACTATGCATTTACCAATAGGATACTTTTGGTGTGAATGGTTCGAAGGCAGACATTTAAGCATTGACTATTATAATTCACGTCAAATGTTATGTGTAGAAGGACACAAGCCTTCTACAACCTTTACAAAATGGACAGATTGGCGTAGAAATGATATTTGCAAACCGTTTCCAAAAATATTAAGAAATTTTAATCAACGTCATCAGTGGATTAATTGCGAATTTATTGGAGACAATCTCATTGAGATACATCTACGTCGCAACGAGGATTTTGACGGTAATATAAACCATTTTATTCCAGTATGGGAAGGCGAAGCAACTATTCCGCCAACTGGATATAGATACCGAGAATACCCTGATGTACATGGTAGAATTGGTGCGTTTGTCAAATAATACGTTGACAAAAATTAAATAATACAATATAATATAATTAACAATAACAAAAAGGGATAATACATGAGCGACCGTACCTATGGCCAAGAAGAAAAAGCCAAACTAGAGAGGCTTGTTAAAGAAGGCGTAACTGTACTACAAGAAATTGAAGATTTGCAGGGCGGATTAAAAGAAACCGTGAAAGCAGTTGCAGAAGAACTAAACGTAAAACCTAGTATTATTAATAAAGCTATTAAAGTTGCAAAAAATCGCGACTGGAGTCGTTTGAATGACGAATTTGAAGACCTCGAAACTATTATTGCTACTATTGGGTATGATAACGATGACTAATATTGTTATTACTGAACATTGTGACATTTTAAATAAAATAATTAAGCTAGGTGATATAGTTGCCTATCCTAAACACAATAATATGATTATTGGCATTGTTAAAAAAATAAACAATAAAATGATTAATGTAATCGAAGTAGGCAGGCAACACGTAGATAAAAAGTATCCACAAGATTTACTAGTTATAACCGATCCTAAAATTACAATATACATGTTAAAGAAAAACAAATGAATAAACCTTATCAATGGCTAGCATGGATTAGCACCGCAGCATTACTAATTGCTGCTAGTCTTGCAGCATTTAATATCTATCCGTATTATATATTTGCATTCATAGGATCAAACAGTTTGTGGATACTAATAGGAATACTATGGAAAGAAAAAAGTTTAATAGTTCTTAATTCAGGACTAACTCTTATCTATATAGCAGGGTTGTTGTTATAAGACTTGCTCACTTTACGAGCAATACCACGGTAAGCAAGCCACAAGTTGCAAGGAGAGACCCCGATGCCCTACATTGACAGCTTCTTTAACCGGGACAGCGATACTATTAACATAGTCGAACGCAAGGAAGGTAAACGAATTTATCAAGAATACCAAGCAAAATATACATTTTATTACAAAGACGCTAGAGGAAAGTACAAGAGTATTTTTGGAGACACTCTAAGCCGTATTGTGTGTAAAAATACAAAAGATTATAGAAAAGAAGTTGCTATTAACAAAGGCAACGTATTATTTGAGTCTGATGTAAATCCAATATTTCAATGCCTAAGCGAACACTATCTTAATCAGGATGCTCCTAAACTTAATGTAGCATTTTGGGATATCGAAACTGACTTTGATCCGTTTGAGTACCCTAGGGATTACAAGGTAAAAATTAGAAAAAAGTCAACAGTTATAGATATTGATACAAATGTCGATGCACTTTCGCGTATTACCGATGCGCATCTATACGAAGTATGGAACCACAAAGAAAAAAAGTGGAAGCAAATTTCAGGGTGTGATTACTTAAAAGCCGGCAGAGGCTTTGCACCAACTGACGATCCATTTATGCCAATTACTGCTATTACTGTATACTTGCAATGGTTAGATTTATTAGTTACAGTTGCTATGCCTCCTAAAGGATTACCGTTTGAAAAAGCACAAGCAATATGTAAGGAACGATGGGGCGAAGAATGTATATTGTTTCCTAACGATTCAGAAGGTAATGGCGAACGTGCTATGTTACAGATGTTTCTAGACTTAATTGAAGATGCCGATGTACATAGTGGATGGAATTCCGAAGGGTACGACGTTCCTTATACTGTTAATCGTATCAAACGTGTATTGAGCAATGACGATACTAGACGCTTCTGTTTATGGGGGCAATTGCCTAAAAAACGCGAGTTTGAAAAATACGGAAAAACTAGCATAACCTACGATACTATCGGAAGAGTACATCTTGATTATCTTAACTTATATCGCAAATACACTTACGAGGAACGTCATAGCTATCGACTTGATGCAATTGGAGAGATGGAAGTAGGCGAGAACAAAACAATATACGAAGGTACATTGGATCAGTTATACAATAATGATTTTGAAAAATTTATTGAATATAATAGACAAGACGTTGCGTTACTAGATAAATTAGATAAAAAACTAAAATTTATTGATTTAGCAAACGTCCTTGCTCACGAAAATACAGTATTACTACAAACTACTGCAGGTGCAGTAGCACTAACTGAACAAGCAATTATCAACGAAGCACATCGAAGAGGTATGCAAGTTCCTAATAGAAAAAATAACGGCGATAGTACACAAGCTGCTGGTGCATATGTCGCGGTTCCTAAAAAGGGATTACACGAATGGATAGGTAGTATGGATCTTAACTCATTGTATCCTAGTGTGATTCGTAGCATGAATATGGCACCAGAAAGTATCATAGGACAAATTGTTCCACATATTAGCGAAGCACGAGTACACGACGATATAACTCTTAAGAAAATGAGTTTTGCTGCAAGTTGGGAAGGAAGATTTGCTACTGAAGAATACGAAGCTGTAATGGAACAACGTAAAGACATTGCATTACACGTCAATTGGGAAGACGGGCGTCAAGACGTGCTTAGTGCTGCTGAAATTTATAATATGATTTTTGATAGTAATACTCCGTGGATGCTTAGTGCGAACGGAACTATATTCACACACGAATTTGAAGCAGTAATTCCCGGACTTCTTAAGAGATGGTACAGCGAGCGTAAAGAGCTTCAGGGTATGCTAGAGCTATGGACAGAACTTAATTCTGGCATTAATATTGATCCTACGTTAGCTGAAGATATTAAAAAGTATACAATAAATGATAAATGAACTATCTCCGGAGAGAAAAAATGAACCGTATCTTTTTAGATATTTAAAGGAGAATACCAATGATAGATATTAAAAAACTTAAACAACTAATTAGCGACGCTGATCCAAAAAAGATTGCGCTGTACCTTGATAATCATAATTTAAAAATCAAGGATAACAAGGTCGTTTCTAATGACAAGGACTACATACTAGATCAAATAACGTTTTGGGATAAACGCCAACTAGTCAAGAAGATTAACCTAAACTCGTAAAGTACTGCGACTTCCATTGGCAACAATGGTCGAATAATTCCTCTAATTGCTGGAAACTCCAATAAGGACAATCAGCAGCCAAGCCTAATGCGTTAGGAAGGTTCAACGACTAGTCGAAAGACGTACACTCAAGTGAGTGGAAACGGGGAACATCTGTGTTAACACAGATGGTGATATAGTCTGATCTGCATGGTAACATGCAGCAGCCGCAAGGCGGGTTGGAATTAACGATTCTAACTGAACATCAATGTGTATGGTGCTATCTTAAACCCAGGATGCAGATTCTTTGATAAAAGAATTGGACAGAGTACTACTCTTAGTGGTAGGCAGATTGTTAAGCATATGAGTGCCGAAGTTAATAAAATTATTACAGGCGAATACGATCATGTAGGAAAAGCTGTAATCTACGGAGATACAGATTCTTGTGAAGCAAATTCACTAATCGAGACCTCAATAGGAAATATGACTATCGAAAGCTTATTCAATAGACTGGAAATTAAAACCAACAACGGAGATAAGGAATACGCACACGACGACGATGTAATGGTAATGTCATACGATAAAGAAAGAGACGAACCATATATGGGACATATTAATTATGTGTATCGCCACAAAGTCTCCAAAGACTTATACGAAATCGAGGATTCAGAAGGCAATATAGTTATCGTAACCGAAGATCATTCAGTAATGATCGAACGCAATGGCGAATTAATAGAAGTTAAGCCTCTGGAAATTAATGAAGACGACATTATAATAACACTTAACATTTATCAGGTATGATTTAAATTTTATTATTAAACAATCAAACGTAACGGCAAAAAAGCGGGTTAGTCCACTACACAGCAAATACTAACCTAGTAGAACAACAGATATTAAAATGGTAGAATGAATGAAAGATAACTTAATCAAGATATTATCAGCAACAACTAAAGAGGAAGTTGCTTTTGCAGTAAAGGAATTTCTCAATGAGGTTGGATCTAAAAAACTAAGTCTATCTCGAAGCAAAGTTAAAAGAGTTACTAAAGTTCGAAAAGCCAACGACGAATATGTATATGATATAGGAATGAAAAATAGCGACCAGCCCTGGTTCTTTGCTAACAACATCCTAATACATAACTCGGTATATTTCAGTGCATGGCCGATGATAAAAGACGATGTAGCAGCAGGAAAAGTTCCGTGGAATAAAGAAAACGCCATTAAACTATATGATCAAGTTGCTGATCAAGCAAATACAACGTTTGAAAAATTTATGGCACAAGCATTTCATTGCCCTAAGTCTAGGTCCGACGTTATTGCAGCTGGACGAGAAATTGTTGCAGAAACCGGGTTGTTCATTACTAAAAAACGATATGCTGCACTGGTTATTGATGTTGAAGGACATAGAAAAGACGTCGACGGAAAACCCGGTAAAGTTAAAGCTATGGGGTTAGATCTCAAGAGATCGGACACTCCTTTGTTTATGCAAACTTTCCTTAGCACTTTATTGATGATGGTTTTACAAAAAGCCAACGAGAGTGATATTCTAGATGCAATCACTGAATTTCGTAAAGAATTTAAAGATCGGCCTGGATACGAAAAGGGATCTCCTAAACGTGCAAACAATATTTTGCACTATCAGCGACTGGAAGAAAAACAAGGCAAGGCAAACATGCCAGGACATGTTAGAGCAAGCATTAACTGGAACACACTTAAAAGAATGAACGGCGATCGTTATTCTCAAGAAATTGTCGACGGAATGAAAGTAATCGTTTGTAAAGTTAAAGCTAATCCGTTGGGATTTACTAGCGTTGCATATCCTACTGACGAAATGCGTATGCCGGCATGGTTTAAGGAATTGCCATTTGACGACAGTGCAATGGAAGAAGTAATTATTGATAATAAATTAGACAACTTAATTGGTGTGCTAAACTACGACTTAGAAAGTACTAAACGTCATAATACATTTAGCAATTTGTTTAGTTGGTAATAAATATGAAAGTAGGTATTACGTTTAGTTCATTTGATTTGCTTCATGCAGGACACATTGGGATGTTGCGTGAAGCAAGATCAAATTGCGATTATCTTATTGTAGGATTACAAACTGATCCTACAATAGATCGCCCAACAGAAAAAAATAAACCTGTGCAAACATTAGTAGAGAGATATGCACAATTAAATGCTCTTAAGTTTGTTGACGAAATAGTACCTTATCAAACAGAGCAGGATCTAGTTGACATATTAGAATTGTTTCAAATTGATGTTCGATTCCTTGGAGAGGAATATCGAGAGAAGGAGTTTAGCGGCAAAGATATTTGTCGCAAACGAGGCATAGACTTACATTTTAACAAGCGTGATCACAGATTTAGTACTAGTGACCTACGCAGACGAGTTGCAAAATGTGAAAAAAATGAATAAGTTTATATTTGATGTAGACGGAACCCTTACTCCTAGCAGACAACTAATTAATCCTGTATTCAAGAATTTTTTTCATAGTTTCTGCACAGACAACGATGTGTATATTGTTACCGGAAGCGACCATCAAAAAACTATAGACCAACTTGGAGATTATATTGTAAACAATGTAACTACAGTATACAACTGCTCAGGAAATGATGTGTGGCAACATGGTAAAAATATAAAAAGAAACAATTGGACGTTACCAAATAAATGTCGCAGAACCTTAGAATATTGTTTAGAAATTAGCAAGTTTCCTATACGTACAGGTACACACATCGAAGAACGTCCTGGCACTGTAAACTTTAGTATTATAGGAAGAGGAGCAACAATCGCGCAACGTAACGAGTATATAGCATGGGATATTAAGCAACAAGAACGAGAAAGTATTGCTTTACAATTTAACATGGCTTATAAGGACCTTACTGCTGTTATTGGTGGCGACACAGGCATAGATATATACCCAACTGGATATGACAAAAGTCAAATTATTAAGGACTTTGATACAAGTGTGGATAATATTTATTTCTTTGGTGACAAAACAATGCCCGGCGGCAACGACGCGCCGCTGGCAATACTAGTACAAAACTCCTATCAAGTAAAGAGTTGGAGAGATACATACAAACATCTTATATATTTACAAGAGGAAAAAATAGCACAATGATGATTATTGCAGGATACGGATTTGTAGGCAAGGCATACGAAATATTTTTTAAAGGATGGGGTGACCAGATTAAAATTGTCGATCCAAAATATAATCAAAATACCATTGGGCAGGACACTACTCAACTTATTGTATGTGTTCCTACTCCTCAAGGCATCGACGGTGCCTGCGATATTAGTGATGTTATGGAGGTTGTACAAGCAGTACCGGATCACGCTAGAATATTAATCAAAAGCACCATTAGCTTAGACGGATGGAATATATTAAAAGAAACATTTCCACAAAAAGAGTTATGCTTTAGTCCAGAGTTTTTACGTGCCGGTAATTATCTGAATGATATCAAAAATACCGACACTGTTATACTTAGTGGAAATTGTAACTATTGGGCAGACCAATACCGTACAATGGCACCTCATATAAAACAGCATATTATATTGCCCGAGGAAGCAATTATGATCAAATACTTTAGAAATGCATTTCTTGCTACAAAAGTTAGCTTCTTTAATCACGTATACGATATGTGTGCAGCAACTGGTATTGATTTTGATCAAGTTAGAGCTGGCATTGCCGAGGATGTACGGATTGGGCATAGCCATACATATGTAGAACAGCGCGGATGGAACGGAATGTGCTTTCCTAAAGACACTGCTGCTCTTTTAAAAATGGCAGCAGATAACAATATTAACCTAAATACGATTGAAGCAGCAGTAGATTATAATAAAATAATTAAAAAAATTACTTGACAAACTATGATAATTAATATAAAATTAAATTAACAGGAGAACACATGAAAGATATTTTAAAAGACATTGTAAGCCATACACATTCGTTGGGCTTTATTACTATACTCAAAGTCACTGCTGAAGATACTACAGTTATCGAAGCAATGACCGAAGACCGCAGCGTTATTATGAAGGCTGTTACAAAAACTCCAGTCGGTGAGTTTATTGGTACTTTTGGTATGCCCGACTTAGGAAAGCTTGCGTATCATCTCAAAAATCCAGAATACAAAGATAATGCAACAATTGAAGTAGTCCAAGACGAACGCAATGGGGTAGTTCTTCCTACTCACATGCATTTTAAAAATAGCAGCGGTGATTTTCAAAACGACTATTGTTTTATGAATACTGCTACAATTGAAGAAAAGTTAAAAAGTGCAACATATAACGGCAAAAGTTGGGAAGTAGAAATTGAACCATCTCTTGCTAATATTGCTCGAATGAAATTAATGGCAGGAGCACACAGTGAAGAATCTGTATTTCGAGTTAAAATAGAAAATGGAGATCTTAATTTTTACTTTGGCGACTCGAGTACACATGCTGGTAAGTTTACTTTTCATCGTGGTATTTCAGGAAAGCTATCGCATGTCCATTCGTGGCCAGTTGCGCAAACAATTGCCATTCTTGAATTAAACGGCGACAAAGTAATGAGTATTACCGGTCAAGGTGCTATGAAAATTAGTGTAAATTCAGGCATGGCGACATACGATTATATTCTTCCTGCTCAGGTAAAATAAAAATGACAGATTTTAGTTTTGAAGAATTTGCTAAAATGTTTGATGCAGCACTTGCATCAGACAACCCTGCAGTAAAAGCTGCATTACGTAATTTCATGATAATAGCAGCTATGGTTCATCCTTGCAAAGATAATGCTACTACAGGACCGCTAGAGGGGCTTATTATTAAAGTTGATCTATTAGAACGCAGGGTAAAAGACTTGCAACATGCTAGTAATTCTAAATCTAGTGTATACACGTATCCTGCAGCTAGTCCGTACCCGTATCCTGCATACAATTCGAATACGTATACTTTGGGCGGCGGAATTACAGGCGCGCCTCCCAGTTCGTACACTACTACGTCCACGATTGACTCAATTAACGAAATAACCGCGGTTCTAAAAAATATAAAAACTGTATAAATTAAAGATTCCACTAGGAAGAACGCAGATATATGACAAAAATTAATACCGATTTAACATCGACACAAAATGATTATGCTTACTTCTTACCGAGCATTAGTGGATTTTACGGAACTTTTATAGGTAAGCAGAGATACGGAGAATATGTAGATACTGCAAGAATCCCTATAGGGCTAGGCGGAGTTGAGGGATTAAATTTTTTAAATCCCTCGAAAGGTGCGTTTCAATATAAATGGGCACTGTATTCTGCAGGTCATGCCGAACTTGATATTAACAAATTTAGCGAAAAAGAAGATATGGTGCGTAACCGAGATAGAGACAGTTCGTGGCTGTTAGGTGACTCTGGAGGATTCCAGATAGCTAAAGGATTATGGCCAGGAAAGTGGGCGGACCCCAATTGTCCGCTTGCTGCTAAAAAACGCAAATTAGTTGTAGACTGGATGGAAGAATATATGGATTACGGAATGATGTTGGATATTCCAACATGGACCTTTCAGGATCCAAAGGCTGCCGCTGCTGCCGGAATTCACAGTTATCAAGATGCAGTTGATGCTACGCATATTAATGCAAGATATTACATGGCAAATCGTCGTGGTAATTTTAAAGTACTCAATGTATTGCAAGGTAGTAACCATGCCGATGCCGATGGCTGGTATAATGAATTTAAAGACTATTGCGATCCTACAAAATACCCCGGCACTTACTTTAATGGATGGGCAATGGGTGGGCAGAATATGTGCGATGTTCATTTGATTCTTCGTAGGTTAGTTCATATGATATACGACGGGCTATTAGAAGAAGGATTGCACGATGTAATGCATTTTCTTGGTACTAGTAAATTAGAGTGGGCAATTCTGCTTACTGATATTCAACGTGCTATCCGTAAATATCATAATAAAAACTTTATGATTACATATGATTGTGCAAGTCCATTCCTTGCTACTGCAAATGGACAAATTTATCACAGTATTCGTATCGAGGATCGCGGAAAATGGAGTTATATGATGGCTCCGGGCGCCGATGCATTAAAGTACTCTTCCGATATTCGAAAGTTTAGCGATGCAGTTGTGCAAGACAATATACTTAAATCTTTTGAAAATTCACCAATTAGCAATATACTTAAAATGAACGACGTCTGTATCTATGCACCGGGGGACACTAATAAAGTAGGTAGTATCAAAGTTAACAAAGGAGATCCTGAATTAGACAAGACCGGAATTCCATTGCTAGACAAGTACGGAGACCAGATCATACGAACTAAGGATTCAACCAGCTGGGATAGTTTCAGCTATGCATTGCAAATGGGACACAATGTTTGGATGCATGTAGAAAGTACACAACGCGCTAATAGAGAATACGATGCAGGCAAATTCCCTTATATGCTTATTGATGATAAATGGGGAATGTCAGGACTGAAATTTAGAGACGCAATAGACGAAATCTTTTCTAAGACAACAAGAGAATCCGCGTTGGAAGTAGTTGAAAAATATGATCGATTTTGGATGCAGGTAATTGGTACTCGTCTTAATATTGGCAAAAAAACTGTAAATGCTAGTACTAAATTTAACGAATTGTTTGATTAACAACTTTTAGGTATTAGCGGTTGTAATATTTACAACTAGCATGTATTATAGTAGTACACAAGCACAAGGTAGATATATGAAAAGAGTTTACGACCAAGGCACAAAAGAAGATGTGCAATATTTTGTAGGTAACGAAGTAGAACATACTCCAGGGTATGGTAAAAAAACATTATTTGTAGTAGGTATTAAAAATGCCGCCGAGGTAGCAATCATTGCAAATTTTAATGGATGCAGTCACGTGTATTGCGGTGCTAATATGAGCTTCGATGTTACAGAAAATAGTTCTGAACAGTGGGCACCTTGGGAAGCTATGATATTTCCACTGTTAGAGAAAAAACTCTGGGTTACACTAGACGTGGACATTAGTCAAGTTGAGGGATTACTCGAAACTGGATTTACTGAACACAATAGATTTATTCCAATGATTTCTGCTAAGATTCCTTACATTGCGCAACTTGGATATAATGCATGTCTCAAAATTGACGACAAGGGGTTTGATGCTACAAACCCAGGAGTGTGGGTACATAAACTAAACGAGCTAACATCGCGTACTGCATTTACCGACTGGAGTAAGTATACTGCAGACGAAATTATTACTTAACACAAGGATATTATAGTTTGACAACTAAGACATTTATTAAAATTAGAACAGAATTTGAAGGCTTTCACTATTATCCAGGCGCAGGAAAAATTGATTCTCGCATCAAGTTTCTTGAAGTTGAACATAGACATATGTTCAAAGTAGAGGTTAAAATTTCAGTTACTCATTTGGACAGAGAACTAGAGTTTTTTCTTACTAAATGGCGATTGCAAGAGTTTATTAAGTCCGGTAACATGAATCACAAAAGCTGCGAGATGATCGGCGATGATATTTTAAAACAACATCTTATTCCCTCCTATGGATCTGATCGATATTACGAAATTGTAATATCCGAAGATGGCGAAAGCGACGGTATTATTGAGTATACGCCGGCATAATTCGTTGACGCATACTAATATCTGTTGTATACTTAATTATACTTTCACATAACACAAGGACTGCTACTATGACTATTACCAATACTGTAGTTAATCGTATTTTTGACGATCTTGAAGAATTTCGCGATTATTGTACAACTGAACTAGACCGATTTGGCAATTTACTGCCATTTAACGAGGCAGAGTTGTATGACGAAAAGTCGAGACTTTGGGGCGCATTTAAAAAATGGCGTGGATGGAAACGGGCAGTTGCTCGCGCAAAACGCGAAGGACGTCCGGTTATTAACAATCGGAAGCGTTGATGCGTAAACTATTTTATATGGGCCTGGAGAGTTATATCTCCAGGTATACTTACCAATTACAAGACTGGAGCGAACGCGCCTTTAAACGACGCGGAATCGACTATGTTATAGTGCCCGGTACTACAATTGATGACACCAAGACCATTAGTGTTGGACAAGTGTTAGATGCACACGGACGCAGCTATTTTAGTATGAGTCAAATAATGAATCTTGTGCAAATGATGCGTAACGGTGAATGTACTGGAGAAGATGTTGTATTCTTTGAAGATATGTTTGCACCAGGAATGGAATCGTTGCCATACATAATGAATCAGATTCCTGCCGAGCAGCGTCCTAAGGTCTGGGTACGTTGTTTAGCACAAAGTATTGACCCTGACGATTTTGTTCATGTTTGGGGCATGAGTAAATGGATGAGCTTGTATGAACAAATGTGTAATGAGTTTGTTACTGGGGTATTAGCAAGCAATGAAGAAATGGTTGCTAACATGAAAATTGCAAACTGGACTGCTCCTCTTTACAACATTTCAGGGCTTGCATTTGACAAAACAGAAGTGCAAGAACGAGTAAGCAGAATTATACCGTTTAACGAACGTAAAATGCGTGTTGTATTTTCTTCTCGGTGGGATCAGGAGAAACAACCAGATTTTTATATGGATCTTGCCGAACAATATGCAGAAACAGATGTAGAGTTTGCTGTATTGCAGGGCGGACCGCTACGTTCAAATAATCCTAAGTATATCAAACGTGCAAACGAGTTGGCCCGTAGAGGTGTATTGAAAGTATACGAAAATCTACAAAAGAATGACTACTATAACATTCTCAATGATAGTCGTGTAATGATAAATAATGCATTACAGGATTGGACTAGTAATACAGTTAGTGAAGCAGACGCTCTTGGGTGTAACGTGTTGTATCCAGCATATCGAAGCTTTCCGGAAATTTTCAACAACGACCACACACGGTTGTTTGTTCCGTGGAGCGTAGAAGACGCTGCAAATAAACTAGATAACTTACTGGACAATCCGCATACACGAATAGGAGAAATCAGTGACTGGACCAGTAAAACCATTGATAGATGCATCGACATCATGCAAGGCACCGGCGAACAATGGAACCGAAACGACGCTCGATATAGAGACCACGTATCAAAAAACAAGTATTAAGCAAATTAGGGATGCGTTAACTCGTATCCCTAATCTTTTTACTAACAATAAAAAGCTCAATCCTAATATCACAAAGATACTTTCGCAAGAAATAAAAGATAGTATTGCAATCGAATTTCCAAATTTAAAAACGTCAGTTGCAATACATTGCATAATAAATAACATAGTAGTACCTTGTTGTAAAATTTGTGGCAATCCTGTGAGGTATTTTAACTCCTCAACCAAGACTTTTTCAGAGCATTGTAGTATACAGTGTTCAAGGAATGACAACACTAGCAAGACCAAAAGAGCCGAGACTAAATTAAAAAAATACGGCGATGCTGTATATAATAATAGAAGTCTTGCTAAAGAAACTTGCTTATACAAATACGGAGTGGACAATGCAGTCCACCTCGAAGAAACAAAGCAAAAAATTAGTAGTACGTTAAAATCAAAGTCAGAAGAACTGAAGAGCGCACGTCATAAGACATTTGACGAAAAATACGGATGCCATCCACAAAAAACGCAATCGGTCAAACAAAAGAAAAGACAACGCACACTTAGCAAGTACGGAGTTGAACATTCGACTCAACTAGCAAGTGTGATTGAAAAAATACAGAACAGCAAAGACAAAAATTACCAAGCTCAATATCAATATGTAATTGATCATATCAAGAATAAAGAAACCCCGGCGTTGAGAACAGCATTAGCCAAAGAGACTAATGTTTCGTTGGCTGTGATAACTAATATCACTGATCGCTATCAGCTGCCGTTTAAAGAAGTTAAGATCGGAACGTCAGTAGGCGAACTAGAGATCAAACAGTTTTTAGAGGACAACGGCATCGAAACAATACATCGTGATCGATGTGTACTCAATGGCGTAGAACTAGATCTTTATATGCCACATCATAACTTGGCTATTGAATTTAATGGAGTATATTGGCACACTGAGCAGCATGGAAAGAATAAAAACTACCACTTGAACAAAACAGTTCTATGCGAAGAAAAAGGCATTCAGTTACTGCATGTTTGGGACACTGAATGGAACGACTTGATTAAAAACTCTATTTGGAAAAGCATGATACTGTCTAGATTAGGAATTTATCAAGAAGTAATCGGTGCTCGAAATACGACATTTAGGTCAGTACAAAAAAGTACAGCAACAGTGTTTCTAGATCAAAATCACCTAAGTGGTACTATTGGATCATCGGATCAATACGGACTGTTTTATCAAGATAAGTTGGTATTGTTGGCAACTTACGGCAAATCAAGATTTTCTAAAAATGTAAATACTGAACTGTTACGATTATGCAGCAAAAAAGGAATGCAAATAACCGGAGGTGCAAGCAAAATATTCAAGCACCAGCCGCACGACTCTTTCGTAACCTATGCTAATCGCAGGTATTCAGTCGGAGGAGTATATCACAAAACCAATTTAAAATTTCTGCACACCACTTCTCCAAACTATTGGTACATAGTCAATGGTAGGATGCAAAATAGAATTCAATACCAAAAACATAAATTGCAGCAACAACTACAATTTTTTGATGCAAAGTTGACCGAATCCCAAAATATGAACAACAACGGACTGTATAGGATATGGGATTCAGGAAATCTTACATTTATATACCAAAAAAATAGTCGACAATGATATAAAAATAGTATATTATAAAGCAACTAGCAAAGAGAAAGCATTTGATGAAAGTATTGGTTACAGGCGCAAGTGGTTACATCGGTAGTCATGTATGTAAGCTTTTAAAAGAAAGAAGTCATACTGTTATTGGCTGGGATACGGAAATACACGGTTGTGCAAACGATGTATCTAGGTACTGTGACTATTATGATAACACTGATATAACCAAGCAATATGCAAGCGGAACGTTTGATGCCGTAATACATTTAGCAGGAAGAAGTGTTGTACCCGATAGTTTGATATTTCCTACCGAATACTACCGTGTAAACGTTACTGGTACTTCTAACTTACTTGACAATGTAACCACTCCTCATGTGTTGTTTGCAAGTACAAGTAGTGCGTGGGAGATGGCATCACCGTATGCAAGAAGTAAAGTAGCTGCCGAAGACATCATTAAAGAAAAGGCAAGTGGCTATACTATCTTTCGTTTCTTTAATGTAAGCGGAACAGACGGAATTAACAAGCAACTCGGTACAGCTACACATTTAATTAAGATTGCTGCAGAACATGCCGCAGGTAAAAGAGACAAAATTTATATATACGGCAATGATTATAATACCAAAGACGGTACTTGCATACGTGATTACATCCATGTTGAAGATATTAGCAATGCTATTCTTAACGCGGTAGAAACAGGTCCGGCTAATACTGCTTACGAATGTCTAGGCAGTAATACTGGATATAGTGTACTCGACGTAATTAATACTATGGAAAAAGTTACTGATACAAAATTAAATAAAGTTGTAGGACCTCGGCGACAAGGCGATGCAGTTAATAGTGTAGTTGACATATTATCAAAATATGTTATACTATCTAAGACACTAGAAGACATGTGTTTAGATCAATATAAATTAGAAATTAATTAAATGAATAATACCGGTATAGTTTCATCAATTACCAATATAAGTGGTAATACTAATAGTATATCCTCCTCGGTAAACGTACCGTCATACTTCATTGATACGGCAACAAACAATAGTGTAATAAAAGCAGATTCGTTAATAGTTTCAAATAGAAATATATTAGCAGAGCTCGACGAGCTACGCAATGAGCTGCGTTTATTGAAGCATAATGTAAAAATGGAAGAAATGTTCCCTCGACTAAAACAATTAAAAAATGATTATGAACAAGCATTAGAAACTTATAACACATTTATCCTAATAAAAGAGTCAACATAATGCTATCTTATTTTAACAAAGGTATTAAGTATTAATATGTCAATTTATTTATACAGTAACAGTAAGCACATTACTATTCAACACACCTTGCCTAATGGCTATTACCCTGCACAGGTTGAAGAAAATACTTCAGTAGTAGACGGGAGCCTTCGTATCAACGGAACTATTATTGAGTATTGGAACGCTACCTCCAATACATGGCAGCCTAACTTAGGCGAATCGGCTGGTATTGCAGTTTCGTATCAAGTTGAGAATACTGTAGAATGGGTTCAGGCTAACCTAGTTGAAATAACAAACACGTTAAGATGGGTTACTAAGAAAATGCGCGAAGAAGAAGAATTGACAATTCTTCTTCAAACCTATCCAGCGCTACAAAAAGCAAAGGATCAATTTGAAATGATAAAGGATATTGTCAAAAATGAAGTGGTTTAAAAGAAAATTACTAAAGTGGATACAAGATGCAGACAGTTATGATAATGTTTTTGCAAAAACAGCGAGTGTGTCTGGTATATCAAATCGACCAGACACAAACGCTATTCTAAATTTTCGTATTTATCATGCAAATAACGGGCAAATACTTGAGTTTACTCGTTACGATTCAAAAACCGATCGTAATAATAATAGTATGTATATTATAAATAAAGATCAAGAAATTGGCGAGTACGTTGCTAAATGTTTAAGTTTGGAATCACTAAAATGAAACTAGTTAAGAACACTTGGAGCGATATAGAAGACGCTGCGGATAATATTATCATACAAATGTATGCCGACATGTGGCGTCCAGATTATATTGTAGGAATTACTCGAGGCGGATTAATTTTAGCTACTATTCTCAGTCATAAGCTTTCTATCCGGATGGAGACTCTTAAAGTTAAATTGACTAATGCAGCCGACAATGAGAATAACGAAAGTAACACCTGGATGAGCGAGGATGCATTTGGTTATAATCTGCCTACATCAGGAATTACAGGTGCCCGCTGGGATATCAAACAACGAAAGAATATACTTATTGTAGACGACTTTAGTGATACTGGTGCTACGTTTAACTGGATTAAAAAAGATTGGCAAAGCAGTTGCTTTCCTAACAATCCTAGTTGGGATACAGTATGGCATCGTAATGTAAAATTTGCAGTAATGACAGAATATCTCAGTAGCGCATACGACAACGTAGATTACTCTTATCAACTAGTTGATAACAGTCTAACACATACCCAATACACATATCCATACGAATACAAAGGAACAAAATGAAACAACAACTAATTAAAGCTTCGAGAATGCATGCCAAGGGCGAACTAGAAAGAGCAAAAACCAACATAATGGTATATTTGAATAACAGTGTAGGAATTGGCGAACATAGCGATATAGTAGAAGCAATTCAACTAGAACTAGATAAAATGGCTTCGGCAAACGACCGTATTGAAATGTTAAACAAATATTTTAAATAAATGTTGACAAAGACCTAAATATACGGTATAATGTATGTATATATGTTGTACCATATTTTATAAGATCATCCTCGATCAAAACTCGGAGAAATAAATTGAAGACAAGTGAAAGAATTAAACAACGGATTGAAACTGCCGGTGATAGATACTGGGCAGGTGATAATATTTCCAAACACATCCAACCTGGAGATCTACCCGAACTAGTAGACGAACTTACTATCAAGTTTGAAAATGTATTAGACAGTCTGGTAATTGATCGACATCGTGATCCTAATAGCATGGATACCGGAAGACGATTGGCTAAAATGTACATAAATGAATTAATGTCCGGCAGATATCAACCAATGCCTAATGTAACTGCATTTCCTAACGATCCTGTTCATGGTTACGACGGTATGCTGGTGGTACGAGCCGAAGTAACCAGTATGTGTAGTCACCATCACCAGCCGGTTACTGGAGTTGCGTTTATTGGAATTCTTGCTGCTGACAAGTTAATTGGACTTAGTAAGTATACTCGTATCGCACAATGGTGTGCAAGACGAGGCACATTACAAGAAGAACTTGCTGTAGACATTGCGCGTGAAATTATGCTAGTAACTGGTAGTAACGATATCGGGGTATATATACAAGCCGAACACGGGTGCTGTTTGCATAGGGGTATTATGGCAAATTCAAGTCTTACGCAAACTACTGTTTTAAAGGGTGCGTTTAAAACAGATGCTAGTACCAAACAAGAATTCTTTGACAATATTAAATTACAACAGGGGTTTATATCAAGATGAAATTAAAATACACAGAGATGTTTTTTTCACTACAAGGCGAAGGTCGGTTTGTAGGAGTCCCGAGTGTGTTTTTACGAACATATTCGTGTAATTTTAGATGTATGAACTTTGGTTTGCCCAGAGGCGAGCCTAGTCGCGCCAAAAAAGCTGCAAACGGAATCAAACACAATAGCGAAGTTCAGGCACTATTAGACAGCGGTATTCTTGCATCTGCTACCAAACTGTCCGACTTACCTATTATACACACTGGCTGCGATACATATGCAAGCATCTACCCTGAATTTAAGAAAATGACAAATAGCGATTCAGTTGACGAAGTTGTTGAAAAACTATTGGCACTTACTCCGGCCGGTAAATGGACTATGGACAACGGGCAGGACATTCATTTAATTTTAACCGGAGGAGAGCCACTACTAGGGTGGCAACGGTTGTACATTGAATTGTTTGAACATCCAAAAATGGCTGATCTAAAAAATGTTACATTTGAGACAAATACTTCTCAATTCCTACAAGCTGATTTTAAAAATTATCTTAATACCCAAACAAGATTTAATCTTACATGGAGTTGTAGCCCAAAGCTGTCCATTAGTGGGGAATCGTGGGAAGATGCTATATGTCCTAGAGTTGCGGCTGAATATGCTAGTGTTAATGATAGTCACCTCTATTTTAAGTTTGTAGTAGCAGATCGAGTCGACATCGAAGAAGCTAATAAGGCAGTACAAGAATATCGTGCTGCTGGCATCGAAGCACCGGTATATCTTATGCCGCTTGGAGGGCATAGCGACGAATATAATCTCAACGAAAAGCAAGTGTCTGATCTTTGTTTAGAAAAAGGTTGGAGATTTTCTCCAAGACTTCATTTACAACTTTATGGTAATGCATGGGGGACATAATATGTACCTAAACAATATATTTAATCTAGTAACAATTATTAGAAACAAGTTTAAAAAATCTAGTATTAACGAAGAAGTAGACGAATATACGTCGACTTATATTTCAATTAGTCCCGGTGTTGAAATATTAAAAGATAACCAACTTACCGAGGAACAGTACAACATAATAAGGAAAAAGTTATGAGAAAAATTATTTATTATAACCATTTTGATGAGACAACATTTATACAGAGATTGTCAATTATTCAAAAGTTAGATGATAACACTACTACAATAATCGACGATTCTGTGGTAGTGCCTTCGGAGTATTCTGCTTCTCAACAAATTAAGATCGATTACTGTAATAAAATTTTAGAAAAAAATAAAAATGATTGTTTATCAACAGAAGAGATAGCTTATATGCTCGATCCAGGCAATATAATCAAGTATAGTGAATTTGCAGACAAAAATAACGACATCGGCACCATGCAAGCACTTGCAGGATTTAAAGTTGAAAAAACAATTAAGTACACCAACGAATGAAAAATTGGTTTAAACAGATAACCGGAATTACAGCAAAAGAAAAAGAACTTGCTGCAAGACTAGCAAAAATAGAAAGTGATGTAAAAGACGTTGAAGCAGCGGAACTAGCATTACTAGAAAAAAAAGATCCTAAGGCGTATGCTACCAAAAAAGGCGAGCCATGGGTTAGTGTGTTAAATGTACAAGTTAACGAAGAAAATCTTCGCAACGGGTTCTTTGAACTAGATTGGAATGACTTGTTTATTTTACAACTGCGGCGTGGCGGATATGGAGAAGAAATGGACCCCGAGCACGAGATTGTAGACAGATGGTTTAGAGATATTGTGTACAGTATGTTGGAACAAGAAGGACTTGACACTAGTCGAGGATCAGGGTATATTAACGTAACACCTATTTCTAAAGATAAAAGCGAAGTATCATGACCACTTACATACTTGTCGATACCATGAATCTATTTTTTAGAGCAAAATTTGCTGTGAGAGGCGATATTGATACCAAAGTAGGCATGGCACTACATGTTACTTTTAGTAGTATTAAAAAAGCGTGGCAAGACTTTGATGCTGATCATGTCATCTTTATGCTCGAGGGGCGTAGTTGGCGAAAAGACTTCTACGCCCCTTATAAGCGTAATAGACAAGAACTTCGTGCTGCACTTACTACTGCACAAGTAGAAGAGGATCGAATATTTTTTGAAATATTTGATGAGTTTAAAAACTTCATTGTAGATAAAACCAATTGTTCAGTTGTTCAACATCCGCAGCTAGAGGCTGATGATTTAATTGCAGGGTGGGTGCAGAATCATCCAAATGATTCTCATATAATTATCAGCACCGATGGCGACTATGCACAATTAATTAGTCCTACAGTAAGGCAATACAACGGAGTATCAAATACTACAATTACTCACGAAGGGTATTTCACTGATAAAGGAAAGCGTGTAATCGATCCTAAGACTAACAATCCAAAAGTTGCACCAGATCCATCTTTTATGTTATTTGAAAAGTGTATGCGTGGAGATGTTAGTGACAACGTTTTTAGTGCATATCCAGGAGTACGTAAAAAGGGTACTAAAAATAAAGTAGGATTAATTGAAGCATTCGAAGACAAGCAGACCAAGGGCTTTAATTGGAACAACCTAATGCTACAGCGCTGGACCGATCACAAAAAACAAGAACATCGAGTGCTTGATGATTATAATCGTAATGTAATTCTTTGCGATTTAACTGCGCAGCCTGCTGAAATACGAGAAATTATTAATAATGCAGTTGCCGGCGTTGAGCCTAAGGATATTTCACAAGTAGGCATGCGTCTTATGAAATTCTGTGCCAAGTGGGATTTACAACGGATCGCAGATCAGGCATCTAGTTATGCCACTCCATTACAAGCAAAGTATATTAAATGACAGTAACAGCTAAACCAATTTTAGATAACAAATTTTGGATACTCGAAGACGAAGGAGTCCGTGTAGGAACTCTTACCAGAGAAAATGATAACTTTATGTTATCCAGCAAAGGCAAAGTTGACTTTTATAAAGACGAAGTTCAACTAAGAAAAAAGTTTGGAAGTCATTTTCTAGTAGCAAAAATTACTATTCCAAAAAATACATTAACTAGCGATGTACATGGATATCCAACAAGAGTTACTCCTTATAACAGTATGTACGATATTTCACGTGGACTTCCGCTGTTTACTAAAAGCAAAACGTCAAGTAGTACTTATTGTGCAGGATTTTATTTAATCAAGTTTGACATAACGTGGCTTAAAAGCTTTTGTCCAAAGTTAATTACAATCGAACGTAATACTTATATAGGCCCCTTTAAGACAGAGTTTGAAATGAAGGCAGCATTACGACATGCCAATTGAACCAATTAATACTGTTGCTATTCAGCAATTTATCAAGCAAGTACATGGCGCTGACATTAGTAAGTCAAAGGAACTTCGTATGGACATTGTTGCTGCAAAGAATCTTGCTTTTACCCTAGGAATTGTTATGGCACGTCTTAACGGAGAGTTAGAACAATTTGTAAAGGAACATGCAAACGCATCAAACGAAATTATCGAAGTTAGAATTGGAGAAGCTGGAAACTGGAATAATAGATAAATATATACGTATATAATATGGAGTACGTGTATGAGTCGTCCGGCACCGGTTGTTTTAATGGAATTTACAAATGGTAGAACTTATCGAAGCGAGCAAATTCTGCAAGCAGATGCAATTTGGGCAGTATTCTATCAACAGCTTCCTTTCAATTTAAAAAGTTTTAATGAACTTAATGGAATGTCTGCTGCTAAGTATAAGAAGACTAGTTTTAGCAATAGCGGCCATGCTTACAACCTTGCAAAAAAATTGAACATCATGTTTAAAACTGATGAATTTACAGTATTTAAATTAACCGACGGCGAAGAAGTTGCTGAATAAGTCCGTCTACACCAAAGTGTTTTTAAAACAATTAGGAAAAACAGTTAGTGATGCTACTGTAATTGAATATTTTCCTTTATGGTGGCAAAACACCCGAGTAAAAAAAACAGGCGGACTTCGACTTACCGAAGCAGGATTAGATATGCTATCTACAATAGAAATGACAACATATGACATTCCGTTTCCTGCCGACATGCCCCTTACTACACAAGTAATACTGTATCTAGACCATTTTATCGATTGTCCATATTACATTAATACAAAAAAAATAGTAGTTACTAGTGAACGTAAAGCGGTTGAACTTGCGTTATTTAGTGGGGATATGCGAAAGTATGGAATTGCAAAGGCGCTGTCCAGAGGACGAAGTTTAAACAAAACTGATTGACTTTAATTGTTACTGTGTTATAGTTACGTACAATGTAACGCTGTATAAAGGAAATCTAATGTTAAATGACACTTCGCTATCACAGTTTATTGAAGATGTATTTACAGCATCTATGGAAGATCCAAAGAATTGGTCCGATGACCAAATTAATATGTCGTATGTAGAAGGCGATGTATACATGTCTGCAAAGGCACGGTTTGACGACAATTACACGTCAGACGAAATTCTTGACACATTCCACGAGTGTGTTGACAAGTTTATTAAAAACTTGGTTGACACACCTAGCAACTAATGCTATAACTAACAAGTAGAAACAAACTGAAATATAGACACTGACAAAGGAAAATATCATGTCTGATGCACGTACCCTTAGCCCTAGCAAAGCAAAGAACAGCCTTCGGGTTGCTATGAAAAAGAAACGTCCTGTATTCCTATGGGGCCCTCCAGGCGTTGGTAAATCCGACATTGTTGCACAAATTTGCGATAGCTTTAGCAATAGTCATTTGATTGATATCCGACTGAGCCTCTGGGAACCTACTGACATCAAAGGTATTCCGTATTACGATCCTAGCCAGGGCACTATGGTTTGGGGTGCGCCTAGCGAATTGCCAAACGCTGAAATGGCAGCAAAATACGACCACATTGTATTGTTTCTAGACGAGATGAACTCGGCAGCACCCGCTGTACAAGCTGCGGCTTATCAGCTTACATTGAACCGGCGTGTTGGTACATACAAGCTGCCGGACAATGTAATGATTGTTGCTGCTGGTAACAGAGAAGCAGATAAGGGCGTAACGTACCGCATGCCAGCGCCGCTTGCAAACCGATTTATCCACTTGGAGTTAGCTGTTAACTTTGACGACTGGTTTGGCTGGGCTGTTAACAACAAGGTACACCAAGACGTAGTAGGCTACTTGCAATTTGCAAAACAAGATCTTTATGATTTTGATCCAAAGAGTTCGAGCCGTAGCTTTGCTACTCCTCGTAGCTGGAGTTTTGTTAGCGATCTCCTAGACGATAATGTAGATTCGACAACTACTACCGACTTGGTTGCAGGTGCAGTGGGCGAAGGGCTAGCTGTTAAGTTTATGGCACACCGCAAAATTGCTTCGATGATGCCCGATCCGAGTGAGATCCTAGCAGGGCGTGTTAAGGAGATGAAGAGCAAAGAGATCAGTGCTATGTACTCCTTGACTGTTTCGTTGTGTTACGAGCTTAAGGCAGCAAGTGATGCAAACGACAAGAAGTTTGATTCTAAGGTGAATAACTTTTTGCGGTTTGCAATGGATAACTTTGACACTGAGTTGGTTGTGATGGGCATTAAGTTGGCTCTTACTCAATATAGCTTGCCAATTGATCCGGATGCAGTTGAATGTTTTGACGAATTCCACGAGCGGTTCGGCAAGTATATCAAAGCCGCACAGTCGGCATAAGATGTTAGCGGGCATTTTTAAAAAATGCCCGCTATCCTATATACAAGTTGACTTATTAAGTAAATGATGTTACATTACTATATTAGCAACAAACAATGAGGTTATACAATGTCTAGTAAAAAGACTGCAAGCACCACACGTGGCTGGAAGCCCGATCCTAACATTACTCCTGAACAACTTGCAAAGATGCAAGTTGAGGTTCAGGAGCGTATTATTACTGCCCGAGTAGGATTGCTACTACGGCATCCGTTTTTTGGAAACATGGCAACTCGTTTGAAGATTCGGGCCGCAGACGATTGGCTTCCTACTGCGGCAGTCGACGGTCGCCATTTGTTCTACAATACGCAATTTTTTAATGCAATGGATAACAAAGAAGTTGAATTTGTAGTTGCACACGAAATTTTACATATGGTTTACAATCATCTTGGGCGTCGCGACTCTCGAGACCCTCGATTGTATAACATTGCAGCTGACTATATTGTAAACAATTTACTAGTAGATGACCGTATTGGACGTAAGCCTCGCATCGTTGATTGCTATCAAGATTTTAAGTACCGTGGCTGGGCAAGCGAAGAAGTATACGACGACCTAAAAAAAGAGAAAGACAAAAATGGTCAAAGTGCAATTGATGCACTTGGCGAAATGCTTGACGAGCATCTTGACCTCGAGGGCGAAGACGGCGAAGTTAAAAATAGCGACGGGTCCGGACGTCCTACTTATAGTAAGGCAGAACTTGATCAAATTAGAGACGAGATCAAAGAAGCTATGATTCAAGCAGCTAGTGCAGCAGGCGCTGGTAATGTACCTGCTGGTATTCAGCGTATGATTAAAGAAATGTCCGAGTCAAAGATGAACTGGCGTGAGCTACTTCGTCAACAAATTCAGAGCACTATCAAAAGTGATTATACATTTTCTCGCCCTAGCCGTAGAGGACAAATGAGCGGAGCAATTTTGCCTGGAATGTCATTCCAGGATACAATTGACTTGTGTATCTGCTTGGATATGAGCGGTAGTATTGGTAACGAACAGGCAGCCGACTTCCTTGGTGAAATTAAAGGTATTATGGACGAGTATCAAGACTATAAAATTAAACTATGGTGCTTTGATACCAAAGTGTATAACGAACAAGATTTTAGTTCTGATAACGGGTCGGATCTTACTGAATATCATATTATGGGCGGTGGCGGCACTGACTTCATGGCAAACTGGACTTACATGAAGAATCAAGATATTGTACCTAAAAAGTTCATTATGTTTACTGATGGATATGCTTGGAATTCTTGGGGTGATCCAGATTATTGTGATACTATCTTTATCATTCATAGTAACAGTGATAAAAATCTCGAAGGGCCGTTTGGAGTTACTGCGCATTACGACGCTGCCTAAATACGGTGCAATATATAATAACTCAAGGGCTCTAGTAGAGCCCTTGAGTTATCTCTAATCTCAAAAACATAGTAGGGTGTTAGTTCAAGAAATAAATACTTTAGTAACAACGCTATCTATTAAATGTTAATATAGATTATAATACATATCAAGTAAGGAGCCTCAATGTTAGAGAAGGGAAAAGTAAATCCCCTTAATGTGCTAGGATTACGACGGGTAGAATTTTGTCCTCCGTACTTTGAAAGTACTACTATTATTCCGAGTTACAATTTAAATTCTGCAATCGACGAGTGGATTTATTCTAACTTATCAGGAAAGTATTATATTGGACTAATTGTAGATACTAGTACTACATCTGGATTAAAACAAAAGATGAATATTGCGTTTGAGAATCCCAAAGAAATGAGTTACTTTATGTTAGCTTGTCCACATTTGAAATATTAAAACTATTATCGCGGTATATACTTTACAAGGAGAAAACTATGCCTACTACTGAAAATAATCCAAACGACCTTACCATACAAGACCTTGCTACAATGAAAGGCATTATTGAAATTGCCAGCGAACGTAGTACGTTTAAACCGGGGGAAATGGCAGCCGTTGGTATTATCTATAACAAACTTGAGCTGTTTTTAAAAGCAGTTGAAGAACAACAAAAAGCTGCTAACGTAGCACAGGAATCTGCACCAGTGCCTGCTGTTAATGCAGTAACACCTATCGGAGAAACAAATGGCTAATATTAAACATGTAGGCAGACTTAAGAATAATAAGAGACGTGCAATTGTTGCATATCGTACTATTCCGAATGATCCATACAGTGCGCTCGTTGTACTTACTGAATCATTACCGGCAGACGAGCACGATGCTCTTATTAAAATAGTTGAGTCCCCTGCCGGACAACAATCTGACGAACTAGCAGATGCAATGAGCAGAGCATACCTACCGGATGGAAGAAATATGCTAGCAGGATTTCATCGGACGGGACAACTTAAAAAAGTTGCAACCAACGAGGTTGAGATGATTCCAAATAATCACTCTTCGATTATGTTAAACGAACTTAACGAGATAATTGCACAACAAAAAGGCGTGTCTATCGACGATCTTGCTGTCAAAGGCAACGGTGTAAAGGCGGTGGTTGCAAGTGATACTAGTGTTGCTGCTCCTGTAGCAGAAGTTGCGCTTACATCCGCAGAAATGGCTGTCAAGTTAAGGTCAACTGCAGATGCAATGTTTAAAGAAGCGCAGGCATTACGTAAGCAAGCAGAAGCTATGTCTACAACTGAAAAAAAACCAACTGCTGCAAAGAAACCTGCTAGTGCCAAAGCCTAATAGTTTACCGGTTGAAGACAACGACTGGGAAAAGATACTAGACGAAATTGATATCCAGCATCTTCCTATCGAATACGTTAGTCAAATTGTTATTACCTTTGTTGACGGAACCACATGGGATATCGACATAGACGATAGTCGCAAAAATCAAACTGTTGAAGAAATTGAAGATAGCCTTGACGACGTATTTGACGAGTTTGACGATACTATCGAATCTTTAGATTTTAGATTAGATATAGAACGAGTCAAAAAAGATCTTAGCAAACGTGTCTACAAATTTCTTAAATTAAATAAATGACAAACCTCCTAAAGTGATAAATATATTAAAGCAATCACTTTAGGAGATTCTAATGGCTTTAAGACTAAGACGCGGCGTTGATGCTGAAAGATTAACAATTATTCCGCAAGAAGGCGAGTTAATCTACGTCACTGACACTAAAGGACTTTATGCAGGTGACGGTGCAACAGTAGGCGGTAATCTTATTAACAATATTGCACTATTTGGTATTGATCAGCTAACGGATGTTGATATATCAAGTACTCCTTTGCTAGTTGGAGATGTATTAGAATGGAACGGTACACAGTTTGTTCCAGGAAATAATGAAATAATCGAAGGTAGCTCTTATAGATTTAACATAATAGGCGATGATAGCACTATATTAGTAGATACATCTACAGGAGTAATCACTGGTACTATTAATACTAGTATTATTAATGTGCCGGCAGCCGGAGTAGTTATTACAACTAATAATGCAGATAGTACTAACTTAGCAATTGAATCACAGGATAATGCGAGTAGTGTAACATTTACTGCAACATCCGCTGGTACATTAACAAACAACTCGTTAGTTTACGGTAGAATCATGTTTGAAAAAAATGACATCAACGGTAAGTTAATAAAATCTAGTATATCAGGAGGCGATGCATGGATTGCTCTAGGAGTTGATCAATCTGGTTCATTTGCAAATAGTAGTTCATATGCAACATGGACCGGGGAATATTTTGGAATCGGTACGTTAACTCCTAGTTCCGCTCTAGATGTTCGTGGCAACTTAATTGTTAGCGGTACTGGGCAAGTCTCCGAAGCAATGTCAGTGGGATATATGCAATTTGGATTATATACTACTGCTACTCGTCCGGTTGGACAAAACGGAATGGTAGTTTACAACTCTACTGATAATCGATTTCAAGGATATCAAAATAATACATGGATTAACCTCGACGACGGAACTGTTGGTTAACTGTCATACATCTACGTTTGATGCTACTCTTCCTTTTTGGAAAATTTTGTGGCCGGGGCGTATTTCTCCTATTAATAGTATGAGCAGTATGATGTTGAGTAGCGGGTACGACATGGAAATATATCGTAAGTATATTCCTAGTTTTTTTTGCATTAAATTTAACAATACTATTGTTGGAGTAATATCTGGTCATCGAACTCAGGAGTCTGAATATCGGACTCGTGGATTGTGGATCGACGAATCATTTCGTGGTAGAGGATTAAGTAAAATGTTACTTAACCAAATAAAAATTCAAGCAACTAATGAAAAATGTAAAATATTATGGACAATTCCGCGCAAGACTTCGTTGTATAGTTATGAAAAATTTGGATTTAAAAAGATAGGAAAATTTTTTAATAAAAATGTCGAATTTGGTCCAAATTGTTATGCTATTATGGAGTTATAAATGTATTTGTTAGAGCCTATTACACAGTTTGATAATTTTAATATAATTAAATTTTATGATAAAAATATATCGTATTTTAAAAAATTTGATAACTTGCCATCTTATAAAGACGAAAACTTTTTTTCATTAATTTACGAGATGATTAATAAAAAAAAAATGCTAGTATATTGTTTAAAATATAACAATATAATAATAGGCATGTACTATATTGAAGAAATTAATCGCACATTTTATAAATCAGGATCGCTGTCATATTGCATCGATGAAGAATATGCTTCGCAAGGAATTACTACCAGTATTTTAAAAGCTAATCTTGATAGATTCTTAGCCGATGCAAATATTAATCGAGTTAAATGCACAATTGATATTGATAACTTGGCTAGTATTGCATTATTAACAAAGCTTAATTTTAAAATAGTAGGACCTATTCCTAGCTATTTTAAAATTAACAATCAGATGACAGACTGTTATATTGCTTTCTCCAATACTAATTGATGGGTATTATCCTATTAGAATTAATAATTCTAATGTAAGTTTTGAAACGCAATCCGTTATTCACAATTCGCATCTATATTTCACTGCACTCTCCTTTACAAAATTTGATATTAACGTACATGTAATTCCTACTAACTTTACTGAAGATTCGGTGCATTCTATTTTGTTAAACATATTAAAGTCGGACATCAAAAATCCAGTGTTTATGCCGTTTGGAAGTAGTGCGGTGTCAACTAGAATAGACCAACTTATGTACAATTTTTCTAAAGATCAACTGTACTGCTCGTTTAATAATATTTCCGATCATTGTAATTTTCCAGGAATACATCCTAACGTTACTCCAATATCTTCTATGGATTTAACTGGAAAATGTTATTTTAAATATTGCGATGTCGACATGCAATGGTACCGCCTAGTGTCTCCAATTAAAATAATTAGTCAATTGTTAAAGGATAACAGCTTTATATTGGGCGACTTTTATGCATTCGGCTATGCTAGTAAGATAAATATACAGAAGGAGATAACTATGCCAATATGGAACTTTAATAATCTACACGAATTTGAAGTAAAGAGTAACGAATTGTTTGGATTCTTAATTACATCAGCCCCTAATGCAGTTGCAGAAAATTTACCTCAGGGAATTACTTTTCGAGATGGATTTTTATTAGGACACACTAACAAGATAGTGGATATTTGTATTACAGCTGGATCCGAAACCCAGACATTTACTATTAATCCAATTAAAAAAAATAACTATGAATTCTCCATATTATCAAAAAAGTTTTAATGTTTTCTGTAAGTAAAACTCCTAGAACGGGATCAATTTGCTATAATAACATGTATTATGGATTTAACGAAAACTTTAATATTAACAATAACCCACTATCATACGGATATATAGATGAGATCGGGTTGGTAGATTTTAAATTTAATACAGCTTTTGCTTGGAACGTTAGTACTTCGTTTTCTGATCAGCATTCGTCATTTTTACATCATGCATACAATTATGCCCGCAATCTTACAGAAACTAAAAAAACTATCATATTATTAGTATCCGGAGGAATTGATAGCGAAATGCTTATTAGATCATTCCTCCCAGTTGCATCAATTGTTCAGTTGGTCTTTTTTGACTATACTTGTAATAAAGAGGATTACTTAGATTTACAGAGAACGTTACCGGCTAATTTTAAAATAAATTACATAAAAATCGATGCTACTAACTTTTTTAATAGTAATCATCACCTTTGGTACGGGCTTAGGTACCGCACGTCATTTCCTGAAGTTATGTTGTTTCTGTATTCGTTAGACTGTCTTAAACTTAGCAACGACTGTCATTTAGTTATTTCCGGCGATATTCCTGAGCCTGCAATAGTTAATAATGAACTTAAATTTTCGTATCCATCGGATAATATATGTGCGTTAGATCGGTGGAGTAAAGTTCAAAAGATTTCGATAACATCCTCGTTTTTATTAGCTAACAATTTACAGTCGGACCTAGTACATTCTGCACTTTTAAATTATAATTGTTTTTTATATGCCGACAAGAAAACTCTTTACCAAGAACTCGGATATTGTAATATACCCCTTAGAAGGCTAAAATTAACCGGGCTAGAAGAATTAAGAAAAACATATAATATATGGAATTTTTCAAAAATAATTGAAGATTTTAAAATAGGTTACGAAACTAAAATTATAATAGAGTTTCTAGATGAGTATCATACTACTCTTAATGCTACATGTTGATATTGTTTAATACTCTCCTGTATTAGGTTATAATAGTTATTATGATTAAATGTACCATATATGTTAATAAGTATTCGATTAGCATCTAGAGTCAGATCAGTTACTCCGTGTTTATATCGTTTAGAACTCCATGCAAATATATTTGTATCGAGTGGCAAATGATTTTTTGTAAAATAAAAGTTACTTATGCCATTTGTAAAATATAATTTATCAATTGAAGTATTTGCATCTAGCATTATTTTTATTAAAGACAAATCTGTTGGTAATGTAGTTACTGTTGACTGGTCAGTGATATCAAAATGCGGATATAGATTTCCTTTTGATTTTTGAATTGAAATATACGACACATCAATAGGCAGGTTGTTAACTATATATTTACGCAAACGGGTAACTTCACTAGTTACAAATGCAGTATGCAATTTAACCTGTTCTATATTTGTGCTCCAATTGGCAGGAATAGTATTATCAATATTGTTATAATACAAACAATATTCGGCTCGATTCCACTTAAATAGTTTGCCGGTATCGTCTATTATACACCCTTGAGCATACTCGAGAGAGTCTATCATATTCTCGAGTACAATAGACTTAAATTGACTTTTTACTAGTAGTGGAACTGATGCAATATTTTCTATCATTAAGCTTTCCAGTCATTAATATAGTTTTTTAATTTGGCCGACATTAGCGAATCTTCAAATACTCCAATGCATTTTTTTTCTTTTGATATCGGTCGTCTAAACTCTTTATTATAGTCTATTAATTTTTCTTTTTTTAAGTAGTCTTTGTATTCCTCAAATCCAGTTTTTTTGATTTCTTGAGGAGAAATGTCAAGATTTAATTCTCGATATAATAATATTTTTTTTTGATAGTCGGTGATAGAAAAATTTAACTGTGTTGCCGAGTTAAGCATTTCTTGGCCTTGCTTACTTTCTGCCCAAAAATATGGATATAATTTACTATTTGTTTTTTCTTTGTATCGCAGATACGATAATTGAGTAAAGTCGGGTAACGAATTTGCTATACTATTATCATCGTTTAAATTAAAAAATAAAGGCATTCCTGGCATTATAATGTTATAATCTGGATATTTTTTAAATAAGCAGTCTATGCCGTAAATATGTACAGCTAGTTGAGGACTAGTGCATTCGCAAAATTTAGAATAATATTTATGTATTTCTTTGTTAAAATATAAATCATCTAAATTAAATTTAAGTACATTGGTTTTAAATTTAATTGCATAATCCTTATCGTACTTATTAATTCCATAATCAAAGAAATATGCAATAAACGAAATATTATTTATTGTAAAGTAAGATATCAACGATTGCGAATCTATGCCGCCGCTAAGTAGTATAATGTTTTTATTACTAGAAAACTCTGCTAGATCGTAGTAAGTTGAATCACAGTATGTAACGCATCGAGTTCCATCTTCGTATACCGTTATCATTCACAATTCCTATCATTCCAAACTAAATGTATTCTTCTAGTTACTCCGTTGTTTATTGCAGTATGTAATTTTCTAGTATTACAGAGATACACAGATCCATCTGAAGGAAGGTGATAGTTACAGTTATTAATTTGAAGCACCGCATCCGGGTTGGTGATTACAGCCAAATGGTGTCTGTAATCGGCATCAAAATGGGGCAAATACGACGTATTTGGTTGTAATATCATAATTCTAAATCGTCCAATTGTGTCTATATTATTCTTCCAAATTTCTTCAAATACCGTATTACGCAATGACGGATGTAAATGTGTAAAATCGGATTCTAAAACTGCCGTGCCTTGCAACGGAGTAGTATGAGAAGTATACATATCAAAGTCTGTCATAGTACTTGAGAGAGTCACCGAAGTTGTATTGTCCTGAACTAATTTTAAAACGTCAACTGTTAATTTTTCTATATCGTAATACTGTGTTAACTTAATAATATCAAAATTCATTATTTTGTGCCAATTACATTAACAACCAAGTGCGTTCGAATTTGTGTGCTTGCATTAAATGCAGTGTGAGATTTAAGCGTATCTGTTTCCCACCAAGTGTATTTAGGTAAATGGCGTATTTCGTCTTCGATTACCATAAAGCATCCTTCTTGTGTTTTCATAGGATAATGTATGCGGTAAGTGTCATCGATATGCCAAGTGAGACATGTCTTTGGTTTACTATTCATTACCCGCATCCGTCCAATGTGATATTTTTCAGTTAGTGCAATAAATGCTGTTTCAAATAATGTACCAATAAATGGCGTGCATAATTTACAAAAATCTATCTCTTGCAACGGAGTATCTCGTAAAGGAGCTTGTAAATTACCTTTGCTATCATTATACGAATTATCCCAATCAAGATATAAACTGCCTCGCCCGTAAAATATATTATCCTCCTGACCGTTTATCGAGGTGATGCATATTTGATCTGCTATATATTCGCCATTAGATTTTTGAAACCAATTAACTAGTCCTGCATCTTTTAATTTGACCAGTTCGTCTTGTAAGTCCAATATAGGCAAAGATAAGAGTTGATTAAAATTTGTTGTGTTAAAATTATTTGATATATTCATTAATATTCCATTAAGATGTTATTGTAAAGTCTAATAATCTATATTTTTTCATCCAAGGCAGTTGACATATTATAATTTTAGCCGAGTCTTCAAGTGTTATAAATGTTTTTGGATTAAAATATTCTATAATTCTTGGTGTTCCTACAAATCCAAATCGTACCATAGATACTTTGCAAGCTTTCTTTAAAAATCCAAGTTGCTCATTTGCCTTATCTAATGCTGCTTTTTCGGCACTATATTGCCAAGCTTTGTTTTTTATTCCACAAGTTGTATCGCTTCCTATATTAATTATTAATTTATCCATATCTTTCCATGTATTAAACACTTCGTATAACATCTCTGTTTGGCAATAGCCGTTATGTGCGTTATTAATAAATATGTCGCATTCGTAAGATTCGTCAATGATTTGTTGCCTATCTTTAGTTTGGCAAATATCATATCCTGTTGTTTTACTAAATCCTATAATATCAGGCGACAATTGTTTAAATAATTCATGCCCGATACCGCTAGTATGCCCGGTAATCGCATATTTCATAATTTACCAAACCCCCACAATCTCTCTTCGCACCACCAACATTTTCCGCAATGAAAATCGCCAGGATCGGAGGTAGGAACTGTATGATCCCATTCACAACTTCGTGTTTCTGTAAACAAAGTTTCTAACAAATTGTATTGTTGATAAATGTTACACACTTCGCGTTTGTCGATATTAGTCCATGGTAGATATAATGTGTTATTATATAATGTCGGTCTAACTACCTCGGGATTTCTTTCAAGGGTTTCCTTAGTTGGCAATAAAAAATTGTCAGTTACAGTTTTAGGAGGATTCTTAGTTATACCGGTGCAAATCGTGTTAATTTTATTTTCTGTAATATATAAATCCGGTAATATAAATAAATTTTCTTTGGTTTGTGCGTTGGCATACATGATATGATGCTCAAAGTTGAAATTGTTAGTTAATTCTGCGCATTTACTAATAACATTAATTGCTAATCGAGAATTTCTTAATTTTTTTTGATTAGCCAAAGAAAATATATGTATTTTAGAAATTGCGTACTTTAAATTAAAATACAAGAGCAACGCACTATCGGCGCCGCCGCTTACACATACTCCGGTAGTTCCGGGATATACATTAAAGGTATTAATATTGTTAATATTATGTGTTATCATGTTTGTTATTTTAAAATTATTGATATTTTCTTATATTTATGATATTATTTTTATATTGGATTAAAAATAGAATAATATTTGTTATACACTTAACGCTGGGTCAAGTGGTCTAAACTTATCAACTGTACTAAATCGGTTGCTTATTACTATTTTAAACTTTGCATTAAACAGTTTTGATAATTCCTTTGCTTCTTGAATCTGGTGCTCGTTATGACTAAACGGTATAAATTGCCATATAGTTTCAATTCCTGCCGCAGCACATTTTTTTAAAGCATATATAATTTCTTCCCAGTTTTGCCCAATTCTATGAATTTTAGAAGTATCTGCAAGCCCGTCTATTCCGAATGTAATAACAACTCTAGTTCCACAGGATTTTAACTGTAAGAATTGTTTCACAGTATTATCCCACCAGGAAGTTCCGCGTCCTGTTGCAGAAACGTGTATTCGATAAGTTTTAACCGGAGCATCCTTTAGTAAATCCATCATATCCGAAAAGTGTTTGTAAAATATTGGATCGCCGTATCTAGGACAATCTACTACTGTTTTCCAATCTCGTGCATAAAGTAACTTTTTAACTACCTCAAAATCTAAGTCCCCTTTTTGATAAGTATGTTTTTCAATAGTCCTCGAACAGTACGGACATTGTAGTGTACATCTACTAGTAGTTTCAAGATTTACTTCAACAATATCTGCTGGGTGTGTTGTACTATTATTAAAAATTTCTCGGTCCGCACTTTGCTTTTTCCAATACGACGTTATGTTAGATTCTTCTAAAAAGAATTTTGGCTGACGTGAGTTTGCCGACGATACTTTTCCATTTTCTAAAATAAAGGACTTACATGCCACTGAACATTTATACGGAATTACATCCTTATAAAATGTATCGTTCAACATGTTTACCCACTTTTCACTTCCAACAATACTATTAAAATCATTATTGTATAGATTAAAATCGTCATGTAAAAAAGGATTTGCCTTATTTGTATTATCAGTGTAAGATATTGTTTTAGTATACGGAACCCAGCAACATGGCATTACATATCCATTATATGTCACTTGTGGCAATTTTCCAGTTAAGCACTTTGGAAATATTTTCATGTAATGTTAACTCCGATTAGCTTAGAGGTTTTGATAGTGGTAGAAATATCGTTATCGGAACTATTTTTAAATACTACGCCTAACGGAATATATCCAAAACTGTTTTTATAATCCTCGCTGTTGTACCCTGCATTTAACATCCACTTTCTACATTGTAGTACGGTATGTTGTTGCAAATGTATATCAATCGCGTGTGTTACAAAGAAAAAACTAGGACTATATTTAGTTAGCGGAACCGCTGTGCTTGGATCTCTGTTAGATTTAAATGTTTTTATAAAGTCCTCACCTACTGCGTTATAATTTAAATATACAACATAGGGGCGTATAATTGGTTCAAATAATTTGTAATCACTAATATCTAACTCTGGTTTATATGTGTTAGGCACTTTGGTTACAGGATCAACAATCCTAAATCTCACCCTCGGCGTAGTACGCTTGCCTAACATTGCTTCCATTTCGTGTATTAAATCATTCAACTTGGACTTGTAAAAACAGATGCAGTTATAAGAAAGTCTACCAGTTGACAACCAAACATTATCTGATTCAATTTTTTCATATATAAAGTGTATGTCGCTTAATTCAACATGTGATAAATGCCGATGAAAATAATTAATAGGAATTGTATGCGGATGATGATTATTAATTTCTGTCATTACTTCTAACAATTCATCAATTACATAATCTCTGCCAATTCCAGATATTTGTATATCGTATTCGTACTGCCCAGGAATCTGATTATTATATGTTGATAACAACTCTAACCACTTATTTACAAATTTGTTTTGATTCATTAAAATAGATAGACTAGTTGAGTTGTCAAACATTAATTGGATTATGTCCGCCATTTTGCAAAATCCTTTCAGTAACTTGTTGAGATAACTCGGATCTGTATTGTGCATTTTTATAACGTGTAGACTTAATATCGGCAACACATGTACACGAAGTTTTATTACAAACAATAAACGTTTTAGGAAAATTCCACACTTCGTCGTCGACATGTCCAATTTTTCCTCCTACTTTGCATACTCCTCTGTATATCGACCCATCGCTACGAATCTCAATACTTTCGGTTCCGATACCGCATTGCCACCCTTCAAAATTGACCATTTCGGATTTTACTAAGTCATTGGCCCACAATTCAGATGCAATTCCGTCGGAGGTATAGCACACAATATCACTCATTGTAATCCTCTAAATAAGTATGTCTATACTCGGCATCTGTGATAAATCTTAACTGGTCATCGGTGTATATTGGAGAATATTGTCTGTTAATGGAAGTAAAGTTGTCCTTATTACGTATTCGTTTAATATGATATTCAATAGAAAACTGTTTGCAATGTTTAATGAGAGATACCGCCCTATCCCAATATTCAGGCTCCATCATTAAGTTTATATTAACTGCCTTCCCTGAACCGTACGTTTCTTTAACTAGTGTAGTCAATGTTTCTTTAAATTTGTCATCTTTTAAAAATTCAAAATGACTACTAAATTGTATTGTATCCACGCACTCTAATAAATTTAAATAATATCGAGTGGTTCTACTTCCATTAGTGTTTAATCCTAACAAAAACCTGCCATCTGCGTACAAATACTTGCAAAATTTTAAAAAATTAGGGTTAACCGTAGGCTCTCCACCTGTAAACCATATCCTAATTTTATCGTGTAGAATGTTTTTCTTCATATTATCTGCTATTGTAATTAAATTTTCCAACGAACGATGAGGGCTAATAAAGTCATGTAAACTGTCGGCACAATACGAACAATCAAAATTGCAGCGTTTTCCTAAATTCCAATGAACGTAAAATATATTCTGAGGGCGATTACTTTGTATTGATACAATCTGTGTCATTGCGTTTCCTGTATAATTTTAATTTCTTCTAAACTATATATAAGCATAGTTCTGTCATTTATCTTATCAACTAGCGGCTCTATACTGAATTTGAATTTTGAAGTTCTTGGAGGCAAAATACTGATAAATTGCTTACATTCTTCTAATTTGCCCGGTGCTAACATATATTTTACATTAAGATTACCGGATAGATTGTATAGTAACACTTCTTGAATTTTTCCTACAAGCTTTTTTTGTTGTGCAAATTCTGCATGTACACTTACCATTGCGCCGCCGGCCTGTATTAGTTTATACATTTTTTTTACAGTACAAGTGCCGTTAGTATTTGTAAATACCTTGATGCCCAAATTAACGCAATAATCTACAATTTTAAAAAAATTAGGATTTATAGTAGGTTCTCCTCCAGTAAATGTTATTTGTATTTTTTTATGAGATATTGATTCCTGTATCTTGTTAATAGCTTTTTTAAACGTATCAAACGGCATATGCGGACTAAAGTTGTCATGCACTGCTGGCGGACAATACGTACATGAATAGTTACATCTTTTTCCAATATTCCAGTTAATACTAAAAAACTTATTTTGATTAGTTTTACTTACTCCGCATAAACTAATTACTTCTTGGTTGTTGTAATCATCTATATAAAATAGGTCGCTGTTAGTAATGTTGGCTGCAAACTCAGTAAAATCACTTTGGGTTTTAGCTTTTAATATATCAATATCTGCTGCGCAATAACACGAACTAGCTGGACAAATCATAGGCTCTGTCGGAAGTGTAAATTCTGTATAAAGATTTCCATAGCATCCGCTATGCCTGCATACATTTCCAAATATATATCCTTTATCATTTATCCACAAGAAGTCCATGCCTGCACCGCAATACCATCCTTTAAATTTATTTAAAGAAGTTTTTACGGTACCGATGTTTGCTTTTTTTATACCAGTGCGAGTGTTTAATAATATCATGTTAATGATAACCATTTAGCAGTCATAGGACCGACTGCATTTGCAGCCGTGGATAATTTTCTATGTTTTAAAAAAAATTCAAATTGTTTTTGAATTAGTACCGAGTCTACATCCGTTTCATAGAGTTCGATCATTTTTTTTAAATCTTTGTTTTTAATTCGATCTCTAACTTGTATTTTTATATTATTTGGAATATTGGAATAATGTAATAATGATGTTTTTGGCTTAATGTCAAAATTGTATCCACAAAAAAATGGCAAATTTGAAAAATATTCTTCGATCTCTGGAAGAAATTCAAAATTTAAAACAGAAATTAAATTTGCTACTGATATTTGAATATTATTAGCTGTGTTGTTTTTTAAAAAATTTAAGTTGTCTTCCATCTTTTTCCACGAATGCGGCCATCTAATAAATTCGTAGTTGCTTCCTATACTGTCTACGCTAATTCTTAATTCGGTAGTTTTTGTATTTTTTAGACTCTGTAGAATTCTTTTGTTCAATACCGTTCCGTTAGAGGTAATTGATATTTCAAGATCTTTACAATAATCTTGATCTAAAATATTGCCAATTGATTCCCAATTTTCTTTTAAAAATGGTTCGCCGCCTATTAATTTAAGCTGTTTAACTTTATATGTTGTTAACAACTCGGATATTATTTTAGAAATACTGTTAGACGAAGCAAGCTTGTGCGTTGCTGTCTTCCAATTTGTAGGAAGCTCGGCAATATTTTGTTTTTTTGAAATTTTGTTTATCAATGAACTAGAAGTACTATCACAAAATGGACAAGCAAGATTACAAGCATTTCCAATTACAACATCTAATAGTAATATGTCATACGGTGCATCTGTATGTAGATTTGATTGCATCCTTGCACTGTGTATACCTAATGATTCTTTAATTTTGCAGGGTTGGCAACTAGGATGCATTATTTCTTCTGTATTTACCCAGCTATTAAAGTATTTTATCGTAGGGTGAGAAAAAATACTAGTAACATCCACATAGGGGACAAATTTAGATATATCAGCTGGCATATCCGACGTGTGCATTTCACAGCATGGTTTTCTAAAAAAATATACTTGATTGCAAATTTCTCTAAAAGAGATACGCATACCTTTTGTAATGTGTAAACATTTGATAAGTGACAACCTAGTCTCCAATTAATTACATAGTACTTATGACCACAAAACCCTTATATATTCAAAGTTGAATTATTGTTAAAAATTATGTTATCCTGTAAATATACACCGTCAAACGATAAGTCTTGAATTCCTCTAGTAAACTCAATAGTGTTCTGATAGAGTTCGTTATAGTTGCTAATTATATCTCTTTTTAAATATAGTCGAGATGGTGCATAATAAGTAGTATGAGTTACCGGTATACCTATATTATTTAAATCGGATTCCGATTTAAATAATAGATCTTCGTAAAAAACTACTTTATGAAATATAAAATTAAACGAATTAAGTTTAATAAATCTTATCCAGTTTAATGTTTGGATTAAATAATTTTTAAAAATTTCAAAATCAATATGCATAATTAAATTTTTAAAATTTTGATTGTCCCATACGCCGGTGCTAATTGCAATTACTCTGCTTAATGTTAATGTAAATATATTTCTGCGCAAAAGACAAATCGTGTACCAGTCTATGGCAGAATATTCTTTAAAAACGTCAGTATGTTGTATATTAATTAGTTCGTGTATGTGACTCTTAACCAATGCGTTGTCGGATGATTTAATACTATTAATTATAGTATTTCTATTCTGATATTTAATAAGGGATTGTTTGCTATCATTAAACGGTTCCGAAATAGTAAAATAATTTACATATTTTGTCATTTGAAAATTCAACATTGTTTTTAAATAAGAACTACCGGTACGCGGCATTGATAAAATTTGTATTTTCATTTATATCCAATTCGCATAAATCTTTTATACGCTGGTAATTCTAGTTCGTCATTAAATAATTCAACAGACATAGGGGTCTGCAATGCAAATTCGTCATTATTTTTGACACAATTAATATGATCTGATATTTCAAAGAAATTGTTACTTTGTAGTATTAGCAGTGTTCCGTTGGGAATTTTTTTATACCATTTAGAAAAATTATCAATATGTTCGCAACTTGTATTAATGACTGAATTTGGAGTTTCACATAAGCCTGCCTCCGTACCGTTAGCTCTAATTGTTGTGTATGTTAATGGATAAGTCATATCGTGTATATTAAGTGTACTAGCTTTAAATTTCCACCCATCTATTACCCAACAACGATTAAATGAATCAGCACGACCAGCACAAATTGGGTCTATATCAAAGCTTCTAATTTGTGTTAGTGGTATGCCAGATTCAAATATAAACGTTGCCAGAGTTCCATACCACCCTGCACATAAAAAGACAGATCCTAAATCTAAGTTTAAATTTATTACCGTATTTACTAACCAACGCTTAGATTCTATTTGTCCCTTTGAAAACAGATCAATTAAATCTGTATCAGGGTATCGAGAAATAAATTGTCCAAAATTATCAAAAAACTTGCTTGAATGTATCATCAAACTTCTCCTTTAGCCAACTAAAGTTGTTGATCATTTTAAGAGCAACGATATTAGTTTGATTTTGAAAACCGTATACTGCTCCTGCTTTTGCTCCAGCAAGTGCATAGTTGCCATACGGCCTATCTACTCCTACTGTACACCATGTATGTAATCTTTGTTGTGTTTCGTTGTCGTTCTGTCGGTCAATTACTTTAGATGCAAGCTTGGTACATTCTCTAAATGCACTACGCCAGGTACTAAACGGGTCGGTGTTAAAAGATGTGATGTTTGAAATTTCAGACATTGCTCGAAAATTGCAACTGATACTAGTAGTCATATCTGGCTTGCTAACATCCATGTTTATTGTGAGATTCCTCGGAAGCAACTTTATTCCTCCGTATCCGTATACAAGATCGTTGATAGGATTTTGACTCCGCCATACATGTACTGTTTCTAAATTATATAAATCTACGCTATATGTAAAATCAAAAGTAGGTAATATGATTGCATCGCCGTCTACAACCCATATCATTTTTGTAAAACATTTTGCTGCTGCTGTAATATGGGCTTGATGAATTCCTGCAACACCGTGTATGCGTTTAGCCGTTGGAAACTTTTCCTTTAATGCAGCGTAATTTTCATCTGCATTGGGTTCTTGATAACTAATAAATACTATGTCATACATTTAAAATGTTTCACCATTGGATATTTTTTTGTAAAATTCTGCCATCTCTGGAAATGTTTTTAAAAAGGTTGTTCCACGTCTTTTGTCATGCTCGTCTACAAATTTAACAAAGTCCGATCTACGTATACACAGTTCAGAAGTTGACAAATTTTCTTCTAATAGTATGCTTGAAATTCTCTTAAACTTATCTAATTCCCAACTGTAAAATCCATTATTTGTCTTGTTGGCGACGGTTTTATCTTCAAGATGATATTTAATAAATTCTGCTTGAGGTATTAAATACCGAGTATTCCAACTATTATCTGCTATAAATACAGCCTGGTGAGCAGGATATCTTAGATAAGGAGTATCTAATATAATTGGAATATTTTTGTTAGGACCGCCAAACTCTTTTTTAATTTCTAGTATATCAACCAACAGCTTATCGAAGCTAAAGAGACTCAATAGATTATAAGTGCTTGTGCAAGTAAATGTACAGTTTGGTATTTCTCTCAAAACTCGACGTATATTGTCTAACCATTGATTATAATCCAGCCCGTGTCGAATATACTCTGCCTGAGCACCATATGCCTCTGCACTAGTAAATATCTTAAACTTTTTTACTTTATTTTCGTTGCAAATAATTTTGATTTTTTCTATAAATTTATTAAAAACTGCATCAGGAATACACATATTACTGTTAATAGAAAACTCCATATTAGGGCGCGGATTTGCTATTAGGTCGTCTAGTATCTTAAACGTATCCTTAGATAACAGCGGTTCGCCTCCTGTAATTCTAAAATGCCTTAGATCTCGAGAAACATCTGGCCACCATTTCCAAAATGCGTCAACATACGGATTTTTTACTCGGTGCGGTATAGGCATCATTCCTTGAGAGTCTAGATACGTTATATCGTTAAATTTATTAGAGGTAGGATATGCTCCGTGCTGTTGTATTTCCTCCATCCATTTACTACTAACCTGAGGAGAGCAATAGCTGCATTTGAAGTTGCATACACTACTAAACGATACTTCTAAGTAGCTAGGAGTTACATCGTCGTCCCACGGTTTAGCAATTATTTCTTCAATGTATTCTTCTGCCCATGACTCTGCAGATTTATATGTTCTATCACTGATTGGATTATTAGGAGCATCTTCTACTCGCCAACAGTAATCGCATTCGTCTGGACGGATTCCTTCCAGCATAGACTTACGCTGTAATTTTTTAAATTTTGTGTTATGTAATGCGCTAGGGTTATTTACTAGTTCATCTAACGGAATTTTATGAGACGTAGGGTGATGACAGCTATGGGTAAATCCGTTTTGAAGATGCAAAGTAACTTGTTTCCATTTTGCAACACAAAACGTACAACTTACTGTATCAAGATTATCCTTTTTCCATTTTTTTAAATCTTTCAAGTTATTCTCGATCTATAAACTGTTGATTAGCTACTCTTGACGGGTTTTGATATACTGTTTTAAAAAATGTACTTTGGTCAGCTGTTAAGGGATTAATTCCTATAGGCAATCCTAAATGTAATTTTAAATCAGTTCCTAAATTGTCAATTGACTTAAGTAACGATTCTTCGGTAATATCAATGGTATTCCACATTTGGTTAAGATACTCAAAGTCTCGCACATTTACAAAGTCCCAGTCGGTGCACATTGTTTGATACAATCCGTGACGTGCTCCGTATATAGCCCATGATCCGTTTTTTACATCAGCGCCTACCATTAACCAAATATACAATCGATGTAAATTTTTCCAATGGTTCTTTTTAAAATCCTCCAGACTAACACGCACTCCGCGGTCTAATGCCATTTTACACCCTTCTCGGAATCCGGCACGCCATGCTTGTTGAGGTGTAGCATTGTTCATAACTTCGCTGTAGCAACTATTCATTTGAATGTATTCAACATCCCAGCAAAAATCTACCTGCGCATGTACGTTATCCGCAGGCGCGTTCTCATGCGTTTTCATATCTAGAACATACTGCGTAGGCCAGCATTTGATTCCGCCATTTCCGTACATCAATCCATTAATGGTATTGCGAGCTGTCCAACTAATAACACACGATGCTAAATCTTTATTTGCATCTAAATCAAATTCCTTGTTTACAAAGCTAGCATCAATAATATTGTCACCATCGATTGTAATAAATCGCGGTGTTTCGCTTATTTTAGCACAGGCTTTATGTGCTGCATCGCTGCCTTTAACTCCGTGTACTCGTTTTACCCACGGTATCTTTTTACATAAATCAGCATAGTTTTTTTCGGCATTCGGCTCGTCGTAACTTAAATACACTATGTCGCAATCTGCTACTCGAAATTTATTATTCATAATAATACCTTGTGATAATATGTGTTTAGTCTCTTTGTAGTATATATACTCATCTTAGTTAATCCAACAGGAATACTGGATTCATACGGAACAGTTACAACGCAATCGCTGATTAATTTCTCTATCGGTAAGCTAATAAATTGTTCAAGTTGGTGTAAATCGTTGTATTTAGAAATACTGAATGTTAACAACGGTTCGACATTTAGTGTTTGAAAATTTTCTCTAATTGCCTTATTTAATTCAAATTTCCAAACACGAGTGACAGTGTCCTGCGTGATGATTAAATCGGGTATTTTGGTCAGTGTTTGTGAAATTTTGTGTATGGCCAAATCAATAGAAAAAATTAAATTGCCTTCGTTGCACACGTTAAATAAAACATAAGTGTTGGTAATAGTATCAAATATAACTCGATAATGATGAAAGTGTTCTTTGCCCGATATAAGAGATTCGACCTGGTTAAATTCAACTTTAATATTATTACCGAGAGTATTATTATTGTTAGAAACACTAAGTATATTTCCGGTAGCGTCAAAGTATATGTAACGCTGTGTAGTAATATAAATTATTGAATTATTCATTGTGTTTCTTTATGTAATCTTCGTAAATGGTTATTAGTTCATTGGTAATAAAATCTTTTTCAGTATAATGAAAAATGCCACGTTGTGTATAATTACCAATTTTTAAAGTTAGATTTTGATCTAAATAAGTGGAAACAGTGTCTTGCCATCTATCAGACACCTGGTCCTTCCAATCTTGACAATGTGTTTTCATATGCACAAAATTAGGAAAATATGTGTTACTAGTAACTGCATTTTTGATATCCAATATCTTAATTACAATTGCTGCACTAACATCTATACTTGGCCATTTTTGAAAATGACTACCTCCGGCATAATGGTAATAAAACAATTGCCAATTGTTCATTACAATTTCTAGCCACTTAAAAAATTTGTGAGACGCGGCTGACTTTTTAAAATAATACAAGCCAGCATATATGTTGGGTAAATTATGAACAGCAAATGCAGTCCTATAATATGTGCTAGTTACTGGAGTATTTCTATATGTTAATACAGTTGAAGTAAAAAAGATATCCTTGGTTTGCAAAAAGTTCCACCAATGCTCGATATTTTCTAATACCAACATATCGGTATCAAGTACTATAGTACGATCGTAAGGAGTGGCATGATAAAGTTTCCATCTATTTTCTACTTTCCATTCACTATTAGCTGCATGATCGTTCCATGGAATTGCTACTATATCGTCGAACACTGCAGAAGTGATTGCATCTACAATGTCGTTGGTAATTAAACATATTTTGCTATTTGGATTAGTTGCACGAATACTCAGAGCGCATAAGTAGGCTTGCTGCACATAATTATGTTTGCTGTTCTGTGCTAACATTGTAAAATTAGCCACAGTCAATAATCCTATTCAGGCTAAACTTATTCATTATATGGATATTGCTATCCGTAATACTTGCTGGAAAATACTGCGAATTTTTATTTTCTATTAGAAATTTAAACGTATTATCCGTAAGTGCTATTAAAATATCATTATCAGTAGTGTAAAACATTTTACCAGGAAGCGACTTAGAAAAGTTTCCTGGTTGATAATTATTCATGATATGTAATGCAATACTAAATGCATGATCATTCCTAAACGTGCTAGTAGTTAGACTATATAGTCTTTTATAATGAGTCCAATTTTCTTTAATATGTTTTAATAAATCAAAGAAGATCTTGTTTGTAGAATTTTTTCTAAAAAATATAACGGTTGCCCAATAGAAGTCTATACCGGAATCGCTAATATATTCAAATTCCTGTAAGTTTCTCCATCCTGACAACTCAACCCCATTCTTATAAATCATAAAATTACTAGATTGTAAAAAGCAATTTAGAAAAACATCGTTGCCTAACAAAAAATCGGTATCCATCAGAATGGTTTCGTCGTACGGTGTTAGATCATAAACATCCGATCTAGATGTATTTTTAAACTCTAAATTACATCTTATAAAATTACCATCATTGTATTTTTTGTGAGTGTAGTTATTATCTGATGATAATATTATTTGATCAAATGGATGATCCGGGTAGGAAGTATTGACATACGCAATATTATCAGTAATTAATGTAACTGGTATATTTAAAAACTTTATAATTCGTTGAGCACAAAATACAGCTTGTTTAACATAGTCAATCTGAGCATTATTACATGCAATTAGCACCGCGCCTTTAGTCATAAATCTATAATACCACTAACTGTTCGATTCTTTTTTAACTTGTTATATTCAGTTAAATATTTATTTGATGCTGTGTAATATATGCTAGCGATGTTATCAGAGAATAATTGTAAATTTTCAATTTCAACAGGCAATCCGTTATTATCAATTAGGATTGTATCTGTTTGAGAACGAAATAACAGGCATTGACAAAAACTCATAAGTTCAGGAGATGCTGTGAATTCGCCACCGTTAAAATAATATATTACATTTTCATTAAATTGTTCACCGAGTATTCGTTTTTGATTACTTAACGTAATCATATAATTACTAAACTCTAATGCTTTTTCTAAACGTTCGTCCATCTAATACTCCTACTCTATTCAAAGTATATAATATTATTTTAATATTGTCAAGTGTTAACTCGGAACAGCGCCGTAGTTTACATCAACTGTGGCAATATTAGAAATTACCGGAGAATCTAGATCAACTCCGTAAGACTGTGAATTGTATGTAAAATTACTAGCCGGGCGGGCAGATTGAATATTACTAGTTAAAGTTCCGTTAACTTGCTCGTCAATTGGGTTGTTAATAAACAAAGGAGCGGTACCTCCTGTCTGACCAGTATCGCCGTCGTTGAACGTAATTCTAAATCTTAATACAGTAGGCGACGCTTTTTGACCTTCAATTTTATAATCATTATCGGCATAAACTCCGCTTCCAACTTTAAGAAATAATTGTTGGTACACTCCGGTTAGGTTAGCATATCCAACGGAAGTGCCAACTCCGCTGTCACCGGTGGTATTGAATTTATTAAACTTAACCGTACCTAAAGCAGTTAACAAGTTGCGCCAATCGTTTGTTTTTGCACCGCTGCCGTCAACAACATTAGCAGAAACTCTTAACTCGCCACCGGCGTTGAAGAAATAATCCGCCTGCTCGCCCGATGCAAAGGTTATTGTTACTACATGATAAAGTTGTTGTACTTGTCCTGCTCCGCCCCATGTAGTAGTACGTTGGCTAGTAGTTGACCCTGTAGGAAGCAAATTTGCAACTGGAAACCCTGTGAGTTCGGGATTAAAATTTGAAATCGTTGATGCCGCGTCCGAGTAATCGTTGACTCCCATTTGGTTGCCACCAGTAACTGCGGTTGTTGCACCAGTTACATCATTATAATCAACTACTGTGTCGGCACCGATACGAAATCCAGTTTGCGGAACTGCGACTAATTCATTAAGTGTTCCGTTTTGATGTACATGTACTATTTGTAAATCAATATATAAATCTTGCAATTGTTGCGCAGAGACCGTGTTTACACTAGCAATTACAGTGTTGCTAACCAATGGTTGTCCCCATTGCGCATTTAAAATTTGATCAACTGTGGATCTAATACTGTTATAATCACTGGCAAATATGTTACCCGATACATTTACCATTTGTTTACTCCTACATGATCTTTATTATAACAAATATACAAGCAGATGTCAAGCCAAATCTGTAATATTCTGATAGACAGGAGTAAGTACTTCGACATATACTCCGGTTGCACGTAATTGAGTAATAATGCTAGTTAAATTACCAGTTACTGGCTCGTCGGCGCCGCCGATACTGCCGTCATTGAACGCTATCTTAAACATTATAACATTACCGAGTGTATTTGTTTTTGCATAAGCAATTAAGTCGTTATTGCTGTATACTCCACTCCCGGATTTAATCCATATTACTTGATAAGTTGTTGTTAATTCAAAGTTTCCAATTCCGTTAGGAGATGTACCGCTATTTCCGGTTGTAGTATCGTAATTAAACTTAACTGTGCCTAAGGCAGTTAACATGTTTTTCCAGTCGTTATATTTGGCGCCGCTGCTACTAGTTAAGCTTGCGGAAAATCTTATTTCGCTGCCTGCATTAAAAAAATATCTGCGATCATTTGCATTATTAAATGTTAATGAAAATTCGTGTGTAACAGTCTGGGGTTGTAAATTTCCGCCCCACGAACTAGTACGTTGACTATTTAACTTAGCTTCTACACTAGCCTGGGTGCTTTCAAATATAATATTTCTATTATTATAAGTAGAATTTACAATTGTTTCATAACTGTTATATACTGCATTGGTAATTTCGTTGTCTGTTACAACATTAGGCAATCCAGGATCTGACCCTGTTTGATGTACATAAGCTTTAATTAAATCAGTATTAAGTTGCTGCATATGAACTGCATTTACCGTAGTTGAATTACTAACTGGGCTGCTTAGTATAGGATCTTGTCCGTATCCAAACTGCCCAGTTGTACCTATACCGGCTAATACATTCTTAATTTTTATTTGCATCGCATTGTATCGTGCAACAGATATGATTTCGCCAACTGCCATGTTTGTTCCTTATAATATGCTAGTATTTATACCTTGAGAACACACTCGACAAGTTTTTCGTCTGGACTAAGATTAGTTTCTAATGCAATACCTACTAATGCAGATGTTGCTACAATTGTGCTTACTCCGCCTGCTATTGCGTATACTGCTTGACCTTTACGAACTGCTCCTTTGACTCTTACAGGCAACCGTCCTTTAAGTCCTATGTATTGTCCGTCAGCGTCGCTGTTCATCATAACTGCCGGATTAGTCGAAACTACCCCGATACATAGCTGAGTTGCGCTAGAAGGTTCTACTTCGTGTGTGTTACATGTACAAACCGAAACTGCGGTCCCGGGCGGTAATTCGTTAGAGGTGGTATATTTTTCTGCAAGATCTGCGTAACGTGCCTTTGTTGCAGTACCCTGAAATAACACGGCTGTTAAATTACCAACAGAATCTCTTGCTGCAATAGTATCCGGTAATGCCGACGTTGCTGAGGATACGTATGTTGTACCAGATCCGCCAAGACGCAATTGATTAGCTTTGGTGACTGTACCGTTGAAGCTGTTAGCATATATTGTTGCCCATACTTTTGACGGAGTTCCGAGATCAAATGCGTTACTTGCTCCGGGATGAATACCTGTATTTTCAACTGTGGCGATAACAATGTCTGTACTGTTTTTAATACGTAATAGATTTCGATGAAGTTTTATCATCGGAGTTTCGGTATCACTGTCAATCTTTACTGTGAAATCAACGTCATTGCCTACTGTATATCCGTAGTCATTAAATAATACCGGAGTTAGTCTGTTTGCAAAATTGTTATCAATGTCGTATACACTTGCGTCTATTCCGTTTAGTTTAAGAGAATTGCTTGCTGTTCCCCAGTAATAAAAATCGCCGGTTGTAATTCCGTTAGTCGACGAGGTTGTATTTACTAGTGTCAGCCCGGGTTTAATTGTATCAAATCCGGGAATTGCATCAACTGCTGCAATAGTAAATTCATTAGCACTAATTATATATATAACAATATCGTTTACGGTAGCTGATATCACAGACTGAGTACCGCCTAGCGTGTCGGTAAGGACAATACTAGTCATTTGAGTAATCCCGGTTCCGGCACGTTGTGGTCCAATTAGTACCCAGTCGCCATTTGCATTTTTTGCCTTTAATTGATTAGATGTAGTATCCCACCAAAAGTCTCCTTCAACTCCGGTGCTCGGAGGACTAGTTGAAGTTTCGGCGCCGCCTGTGGTCTTCCATGCATTACCGTTATAAAATCTTAGTTTTGCATTGCCGCTATCATACCACAACATCCCGCTTAACGGTCTAGTTGGTGCCGAAGTATTTGAGAAACTTTCTAATAAAAATAAGTAATTTTCATTCTGTGCTTCGCCGTACCCTGCAAAGTTTTTTCCTATAAGTTTTAATTCAGTAGTTGTGTTTACAGTACCGTCTTCAACTGTTGTTAATACAGTTCCGTTGTATCTGTTAATAATGTATGCCATGTGTCAGTACCCTTATATATTGTAATATTTATCGTTTAGACGCTGGATACTAGATCAGCATCAAATTCCCAATTACCTGCGCCGTTTATTACAAACTGCTTAAGACTTCGTATTACAGTCAACGTAACTGGTTGCGCAGTTTGAGCAACAAAACTAAAATTTTGCACTACTGATTGATTTTCGACTCCATCTTTATCTACTGCTATAAAGTTTTTTGTTAAGCCGTTGTTTGCGTTATATGCATAAGTTCCTGTATAAATTGTACAATGCACTTTACAGGTTATGCCAATATCCTTTGACAACGACGGTATAACATCATTAATTACTGCGGAAATTTGTGCATTACTTAATCCAGTAATGTCGAGTGCAAGATGCTCGTTTTGCAACTGTTGTACGTTGTCTACATACCCTTTAGTTGCAACAACATCGGCTGTGTCACTGTCCACTGGAGATTTTACTCCAGTGATCTTTCTATTATTAGCAATGTTAATATCGCCACCGGCTGAAATTATCAACGAATTAGTAGTAGTAATTGTAGATCCATTGAGATTAATAGAATCGACATCAAGATTAATTAATGTTCCAATCTGAGTAAGGCCAACTGCGCTAGAAACAGTTGCTCCTAATGAAGTTGTGGATAAAACATCAAGATTCGCAATCTTAAACGCAAATCCAGCTGGAATGTTGACGTTGCAACTATGATTCCAGCTATTATAAGTATTATTCCAAGTAATTGTTTTATCATTATTAATTGCTCTGACCGAAATTCCGGCTCCGTCGACTTGGGCATCAGATAATAGCATACCATCAGCAGTCAACGCAAGCTCGATTAATTTGTCTTCAACTCTGAGATTTGAGACATTTAAGCTAATCGTATCGCCGTCTACAATTAAATTTCCTGAAATCCTAACATCGCCGTTGAGATCTAAGTCGTATTGCGGATCTGGTTGCCAAAATCCAATTTTACCGTCAAACGTTTTTATTGTAATTGCGTCTTGTAATGCGCCGCCGCGAGTAACTTGTAATGCAAGATTGTTGTTATTTAATTGATTACGTAAGATAGTATTAGTACCCTGGACTCTTATTATAAAATCGCTGTCGTCGCCAACTGTTATACCGCTGTCGTTTTTAATATGAAATGTTCCGGTAAGTGTGTTATTGCCTGTAACTTTTATAAAATTGTCAGGAGTATAAGAATTATTGCTGCTATCTAATAGTCGATAAGTAAAGTCTGCAGGTCCATAGAACGAGAAGTCGCTATAATTACTATTAACATTAATTCCAGTTTTTATAGACACCGGAAAGCCTTCTAACAATGATAAGTTTTCTGAAATACTAGCAGCAGTAAATGTTTCTTTTGAAAATATTGCAACTGATATTCCGCCTATCATTAGCTGAGTTACGGTTTTATTCACACCAAACCTGTCAATTAAGGTAATAACATCCCATCCTGATTTTCCTTGATCTGCGGTATAAATTGGACCAGCCAAAATAACATCTGCTCCGTCGCTAAAATATATCTGTTTTTGAGCAGTACTTATCCATACATCACCGGCTAATAACGTCGGCTGAGTTGCTGACACTATAGTAGTATCTGTGGACTTCCACTCCTCACCATTATACACTCGTAGTCTGCCTTCGCTTGTGTCAAACCAGAGTTGCCCTATCAACGGACTAGGTGGCGGTGCTGTGTTTTTAAAATTTTCTAATAATCTTACAAAATTCTCATTAAAAAATTCACCATACCCTGTGTAATTTCTTCCTATCAAAGTAAGATCAGTGGTATTGCTATCTATTCTACCATCTACTAAGTCGACTAATAAAGTTCCGTCTGTGGTATTAATCTTATAACTCATTAAATTACTCCAGTATAAATGATATAGTTAGTTGTCAAAAACGGAGGCACTGTTGCAATCTTATCCTGAGATGTCCATCCATCTATGTTTCCGGTTGCAGTAAGTCCAGTACCCGAGGTACTTCCAACTATTGTAATATTAGCAGTATTTGAATCACTTCCGCCGGTAACTCCGGTAGTAGAATAAAACTGGGTACCATCGTCGCCCATTAACGAATGCCCGTGGTCGGGTAAATTTGACAATAAAATGGTATTTCTCTGGTTGCCGCCAACTGCTCCGAGAATTGAAGCAGCGCCATCGTCGTATATTCTGTCTTCGGAATTAGCACTAGGTCTAACTGCATTATTTAATGCTCCAACCGAAACTCTTCCTCTGAAATCCGGAAGTTTAAAATATCCTAATGCAAGACTGCCGCCATATGTAAATTTAATTTCGTCGTATAGAGCTGCATAAGTACCGGTTAGCGGAATATTATCTCCATGACAAAATCTCCAGCCAGGAGGCGGAGATATTGCTGCACACATCATTAGCATTCCGGGAGTAAAGGTAGGAACCAATGATACAATTGCAGCTAGTGTACTAACATAAAATTCAGTTATAGATTGAGTGTCTCCTGGTAACAATGCAGTTTTACGGATAAGAACCTGCTCAGTTCCTGATACAGGATCACTATAAACTGGTTTACCGGTAAAATAAGAGTCGTTTAAAACAACGTCGAACACCTTGGTTAACCCGCCAATTTGTCCGTCAAACGTTACCGGAACAGAAGTTGTTACATCGCCTGCAATTGTAAATGTAGTTGCACTATTCAATTTGCCGGTGCTAGCAGATGTTCCGGTTAAATTTCCAACTACATCTCCGGTTAAATTACCGTTAAAGGTATTTGCATAAATGTTGTTGTATTTTTGTGTAACAGATCCTATATTCCGAGTATTTGTGCTATCTGGTATAATATTTGTAGCAGTTATCGACCCGGCTGTTAAAATGTTTCCGCCTACGTTTAAATTTTTTGCAATGCCTGCGCCGCCGAACGTAACTAACGCACCGGTATTTGCACTAGAACTTTGAGTAACATCATTGTTGGTAATCTTGCCGGATGCTAAAATTGAACCAGTTACATCCAATGCTTCTTGCGGAGACTCGTTTAAGATTCCTATTTTGCCGTCATTTCTAATTCTAAGAGCAGTAATATTATTTTGAACTTTAAATCCAATATACCCGTCGGTAGATTTATTTGTAATTAATGCATTACTACCAGTGACGCTAACTACTAACGTTTGCGTTTCTCCGATATCAATTCCGTTATTATTTCGTATACGTAACGGTTGAAGGAATATGTTTGTTGCATTTAATCGTGCAAACTGACTGCCAGGAACTGCTCCTACTGTTTCATTAACGTACAATGTTTCTGCTTTTTGCGACATACCATAGTATTTGCCTGGTAATCCGCTTATATTGCTGGAAATGTTATGTCCTGGATTAATAGTTCCAAATCCAGAAATAGTTAATTTGGGTGTAAATTGCCGAGCACTAATAATACTTATTACGATATTATCAACATAGTTAATAATACACGGAACTGCCGCATTAACTGTACTAATAATAGATTCGTATTTGGCACCGGTTCCTGCACCTTCGGCGTAATCAGGTCCGATCAACGTCCACCCAGATCCGCTATATAAATATACTTGTTGATTACTAGTATCTACCCACAAATCTCCTAATAAACTTTGTTCCGCAGCAGGGGCACTGCTAGCCTTTTTAATGCCGCCTGCACTTACCCAATTTGCACCGTCGTATAGTTTTAATTGGTCAGTTCCGGTAGTGTTGTCATACCATAGCTGTCCTTCTACCGGTCTCACTGGACTAGTAGAATTAGCAAAATTTTCTAACAAGTGTAAAAAGTTTTCTAATACCCTAGGTCCGTAGTCAGTAAGATTACGTCCAGGAAGAGATAAACTAGTTTCAACGTTTATTGTTTGTTCTTCGACTGTTATACTTCCTTTGTTAACAGAGTCGGTAAATCTTACTTCATATGCCATTCTTTATACCTCGTTGAATCCACTTAGACTTTGTACTCGTACTGTGTAATCAATTTGTATCAAGCGGTTTAAACTTTTCTGAACCGGGTGAAAAATTACATGAGTAATTAGTCTACCTGGACCGTTGCTACTGTAACTACGTAATCCTAATTCGTCAAACACATATAGTTGATTGGTATCACCGGCTGTGTCAAACGCCGACTGGCCGTCTGGCTCGCCGTAATCTAACAAACAACTTACTACAATGTCAGTATAATTTGTACCAGAAACATGTCTAACTTCGGTTTTATTTCGAGTTGGATCTAAATTATTAACGCTAGAATTATCAACTATTTTTGTATAAGTTTGGTTGTAAAGACTTGCGTTTGTTCCGGTTGTATTAGGAGTGAGGTATGTAATAATTCCTGTAGGATCAACACTAGTGCCGCCATTGCCAAAACTCATTTCATGAATATATCCACTACCTTGATTAGCAAGACTTTCTGCTAGTGCAATACTCATATTTTCATAATGTATTGCGTTTCTTTTATTAATAAAAACTTCACCATTTGACGGATCAAATATTTTTATATGACCTGCTACGTGTATGCCGTTTAGTTCATTTATTTCTGTCATTGTTACACCTTATACTGTATTTATTTCGGCAAGCGTATTGTTGCGCCACGTAAGAATCTACTTATTAAGTTATCCGAATCTGCTAATGTCTTTCCTGGAGTGTTCCATACTTGTCCGATCTTTCGTATAATCTCAATACGTTGGTTATTCCATAATAACGGATTAATTATTTCTCCAGTTAATGCATTTCTTGGTTCAATTGATATTAACGACCCAGTCACACTAAACTCGGCCGGAATTGTTATATTTCCTTCGTTACTATCTTGATCGATATTGGACTGATAAACTTCTATTGCCGATTTTCTCAAACGGGTTCCTCCTAAAAATACCTCAATTTCATTAATATTGTCAGCAACAAAGTCTAAGTTATACGTAGTAGTACCGTTAGATAACAAGATTTGATGCAGCATTTTATCTTGGTACGAAATATTTTCGTCTGGACCCTGGCCTAATAATATTGATCCATTATGGTGTACTGCTTTGACTCCGGTGCCTAGTGTACCTCTTCTTAATTGTAACAATGCATTTCCGCTAATTTCAAAATATTCGATCCGTTCTCCGTCAATAAATAATACACCTGGGACATTTTTTTGTTTATTAGGTTGAAAAATTCCAGTAGTATCAGTTAACATTATTCTTGCATCGTAGTAATTAAGTGGATTTGCCAACACATAGCTGTTGTCTTGATTAAGACGTTTGTAATGTGTTCTATTTAACATATCTTTAAAGATGCGATATCCGTATTGTGGAATAACAGGATTTGAGCCAAACTGTAATACATCCACAGTATCGTTTTCCATCGGTACTATTTTTAATTGTACTGCATCCAACGAATCAACTACAGTGTAGTCAGCGTAAGGAGTAAGTAACTTTCCATTGACTATTACCCACACATAAGGAGTTCCGTATGACGATGTTGGTAACTTTATAATACCTCTTGTTAATAGATTACGCTTGATAAAATCAGATGTTCCTTCGGTTACTGAAGATTTTATCAATACATCGTATGTGATGCGCGAAAAGTTGTTGATATCGTGATTACTAAATGTATAGATCTCGATGTTAGTGTTAATTTCAGGAGCAACTGCAAATGTCATACTATCGCTCTCTACATACTCAACATTACTAATTTGAGTAGAAAGACTAGTATTTCCTGAGCCTATTATAACAGTTGACGCAAATACAAATGCAGTTGTAATATCGGGTCTGTAAGCTTCGAGTGTGATGCTATTATTAGAAACTGTTTTTACTACCCCAGTATACACAGTCGAGTTACCTAGTTCAAATGTTATAGGCGAGCCTACTGTAGCAATATTTTGTAAATTATTATTTGAAAATGTAATCTTAGTATCAACAAAATAATAATCAGCATCGGTAATAACAAATATATCTATCCTACTACCCGGCGGAGCAATATCTTCACGTATCAATTGTATTTTAAAATTAACAGGATCGTATGTAACTTCGGTATCTGTTAACTTCTTGTTATTAACATATACGATTACATCCGACGATAAAATAGAAATTGTATTATCAAATTGCCACGATTCTATATTATAATCTCTTTCCAGCGTTGCAGTATGAGAAATGCTATATCCAGGATTTAACATGATATTATCATTTTTAATTAATATATTGTGAGAAAACGGCTTTGACTCAAACGGAATAGGACCGTCTGTATCAAACGTATGATATACCGTTACTCCGTCTGGTATAAATGTATTGTCAATTTGTACCGTGCTATATTGCTGTAAAATTGAATTGTAAACAGTATATTGAATTATATCTCCGCTAACTGTAGTACCATTAGTTAACATAATTTGTAAACATCCAGTTGAGGTGCTGCTTAACTGATAATCATCAATATTAAGCAATACTTTTCCGTTTACTGTTATTAATGCCGAAAGTTGGTCATTATATAACACATTACTAATGTAAGTGTCAGTGTTTCCTACTGCTTCTACAGTTATATTATCAAGAATACCAACTCCGTTTGTACCGATAGTAGTAATAGTTAGATTACCAAAAACTAACGGTTCAATAGTTGTTATTGTTCTATTTTTCCAATCAACTGTGTACATATTTTGAGCAAGAATTTCGCCGTTGAGTTTGACAATTAAGCTGTCGCTAGTGTTTGGAACTTGTGGTAACTTAAAGGTTGATGTTTCGCTAATAACGCGATAACTTGCAACTCCGATAACTCCAATACCGTTGCTGGGCTTATGGTACACTTGGATATCAAGAGTATCTAATAATTGCCCAGGTACCAATTCTTCTGGACCTTTACTCGAAGTTTGAGTAACAAAACTGTCGCCGTCGACTACAATATCTTCGCTTGCTAGCCCAGTTGCGGTATTATATGCCAAATTGCCGCCCTGCAACGCAGTATCATACAATGTTTCATTTGGAGTAAAACTACCATCGCTGGTAGATTTTCTAATAATAATAATATCAGCATCTACAACAGTTCCAATATCTTCAATATTAACAGCAGTTGTTATTCCGTTGCCTACTATAGTTTGCATTACTGCATTTGGATTTGAAACTACGCCGCCTGTACTAAACTCAGGATCGTCGAGCCGAGTATTATTTAGATAAACATTATATTCTACTCCGTTTTCTAACGGAGTAGCAAGTTCTAATACGCTAGTACTTCCGTCTAATACAAATATCTCGTCATCGTACGTCTTATCAAATGTATCCCATGGAGTTGCGCCGAACCCTTGACTAAATTGAGACTCAGGATCCCACCCTTGTGCGTTTCCAAATCCGCTACCATCGTATATTGCTCCCGAGTATTCAACTCCAGTCATTAGTTGTGCTAGTTCTTTACCTGGCATTCCCGAAGTTGGATTATAGAATGAATAAATTCTATCTGCAGCATTTAATATAGTAACATCTTTTTTATAATTAACAGTTACTACACTATTCACCGGCGGAGCAGTGATAAACTTAATTTTTGCTATTTGTCGGGCGTATCCTTTAGATGTATCTAAATTATTAGAAACTTCAAAGTTGCTACTTAGCTGTATTCTATTATTAATATAAATGCTAAAACTATTTGATCTAATATTCATTGGCCACTTGAGATTAAATTCTTGTTTAGCACCAGTGCCAGAAAATACTTCAGTAACATTCAAGTCGGTTAACGAATAAGTGCCTTGTGTTCTATCAAACTTAATAGTTAAGTGAGCAGTTCTTATTAATCCGTTACCTAAGATAGCAACCGCAGTAGCAACCTGTCCGCCAGCAGTTTGTGTTCCGCTAATTGTAACTAACGGAGCCTTATAAAACTTGTTTCCGGTATTTGTAATTTCAATTGAAGTAACTTTTCCTTTGCTTGTATATGCAGTTGCAGTAGTGCTATCACCTTCAACTACCACAGTTGGGGTTTGCGTATATCCTGATCCAGAATTAGATACCTTAATCTCTACTACTTCGTACCCGTTATTGTCTACCCAACTTTTGTAAGGATAATTCATATATTTTTGAACTATTCCAATTACTTCGCCATTGCTTACTTGTGCTGATATTGTTTCAATAGTATTATTATCTACATTATAACTCGGAGGTATATCAAAGTCGGTAGTTAAGCTGCTAGTTGATTCAACGTGGTTGTACGAACTGATATACTCTCTAACCTTTGAACTAAATGGTTTTACTTCTTTTACGTAGTCCTCGTAATTGTCAAGGTTATCGTTTTGAAATGTAACTTTTTGCAACAATTTGCCTACGTTATGCTTTGCCCGTATAAAGCTAGTTTTAAATGCCCAGTCAACGTTTACTTGTTCGCTAAATGCATATCGTAGTCCTGCAAAGAAGGTTTTGTTATATTCAACCGCTAAATCTCCAATAAAAATATCGTCTCTGAGTGCAGTTAATATATTTCTTAATTCTATAATTGGCTCTCTGTCATAAAATGCGTTATCGTATATTAATGCATCGTATCCGCTTGTAACAGTTGCATAGTCGTACAACCTTGTTGCTAATTGAATAGTTCCATTTTCTCTACCTACAGTTTTATAGTTTATTGTGTAATCTTCAGTTAGCCGATCGTTGATTTTTTCTAGCAACAGCCAGCCGCCGCTGCCAATTGTATTAATTTTTACAATGTCGCCAATTGCATCGTTGGCTGCAAACAATTCGTAACTCTGATCAACTGTTAAATCAATAGAAGTCAAGTTACTGTAGTCTGTTGCATACCAATCCCGGTACTCCCAATAATTAGAAGTATTAAATGATTGATTGTCAGTACGGTCCCACGTTTGTGATATCGAGGACCAAGTATATATTGCCCATCTTCCAATTAATGCAGCGTCTGCAATTACTAATACACTAAATTTTCTTACATTTAATGTAGTATCGTTGCTATATTTTTTACCTTGATTTAAGATTGTTACCTTTATTATTTGTCCTATACTATTAATTTCAGTTTTTATAATTGCACCTTTTCCGGAGTTAGAACTAATCTTAACTTGCGGAGAAATCTTATAACCTCGACCTGCAGAAATTATAGTAACATCAGAAATCTTACCATCAACAATTATAGGTAGCAAGATTGCTTGTTGTACTTTTGCTACACCTACAAATCGAAGATCGTCTACAGTAGAAACTACACTATCATATCTACCGATACTTGCTAACGGAATTTCGTCTTTTAGAACTAGCTGATCAATTACATAATTGTCTACTATCTGCGTCTTAACAAGTACGTCGTTGACTCTTTCTACAAATTGTTTAACAGCTTCGAGGCGATTGATAAACATGCTTTGTCGCGGGGAGTTTAATATACCATATTTTTGTTTAGCAGGTAGTTCTGTGTCGGGCACTGGATTATTTGCCAAGTCGTATCCAACTAAGCTGTCATACCATTTTTGCTCAATTGCAGAACTAGGTGTAGATATGTCCAATCCTTCGGTTAATAGTTCATATTCACTATGAATATTTGTTTCTAATAATTCATTACGTTCAAATTCAATATGTAATATAGTATCTGTACCACTAATTAAACTTTGAATGTTATGCAATGCAAACTGATCAGTGCCTAACGGTGCAATGTATCGGTAACCATTAGTTGACGGATTTAGTATCAACTGTTCGATGTCAAACGAACTCAATCTTCTTTTTACATTTCTTGGAATTATTTTATTATTTCGTACCCAAAAATAATAAAATTCAGTAGTTTTTCCACTAATTGAATCTATATCAATACTTGAACTATAGATAGTATCGCCAAACTTTGGCGTACCGCTTATTCCATTTGCAAATCCTGCACTTGTATCGGATTGAGCACGGTATTGCAACGGAGTTAATGTTGTCTTTACCCATTCGTATATTTCAATACTACCTGAATCAGCTAGCATATTCCAATTTGCGGACCGATAATGCACGCTGCCTTGATACGGATTAATCCAGGTTGCACTTCCAATTGACCACCATAGTTTTCCTACATAATTGTCAGTCCAGTTTGCATTAACATCAACTGTTATTCCTGTTTTGTTATTTTGATTGACGCTATATATTGCAGGATCGTAGAAGGTTTTAAAACTAATTTCCTGATCAGCAACGCCTGGAATTTTACCCTGTCTCGGGTCAAGTATATCCAAGTTGGCAATTATATCATTGCTTTCTTTGCTGTATAGGAACGCTTTTGAAACAGTTGCTAGGTTAATTTTTCCAGACTGTGATGAAATTATTTCCCAACTATTAGTAGTCGGAATAGCTCTTAAATCTGCTAAAAGACCAATAACATCGGTAGTCGACGTTGCATATTCAATAGGTAATATAACATCTGTAACGTCAGACAGGTCTAATTTTGGAAGTCCGATATATATGTGATTGTTGTTTAATTTAAAATTTGACACGTCGTTGAATTTAGTGTTTCTATTATAGTTTAACACTTCGGCAAACATGAATGAATTTCCAATTTCTTGAAAAATAATTATTCTTCCAGTATCTTTGATAATAGAGGAAAATTTAGTATTGTTTCCGTCATAAGTAGTGCTAATATCTTTTTCTTTACTACTATTATCCAGCACATACCTTGAATAAATCGGATTGTCAAACCCGTCTTCGCCGACTATTACAAACTCCAATTGAGTATACGAGTCAAATGTAGTACTTAAAATCATGTCTGCATTTTTTGCACTAATTGCCAAACGAGAATGACTAAAATCAATTCCTGTACCAAATGCCTCGTTTTCTTCTGCAAACGGGCTTTGCAGTATTTGTACCACGCTATATGTCGATACGGAATTGACAGTAGCTCGCTCGTAGATGTATACTACTCCGCGATCAATTCCTTGATCGTCGTTTGTAGGTGCACCAATTGCAATTTTGTTTCCAGTTTCGTTTATTGATATCACATACCCAAAGTCGTCTGTACTGTCTTCAGCATCTATGTATTGAAGAAATTTCCATCTTCCTTGATTTTCAAAAATAGAAACTCGATCAGTCTTAATACTAACATCCTGTGCAAGTAACTCGTAGTCGGCTGAAGCGGAAAGTACTAGTATATCACCGGTGGCATTTACATCAAACGTTGTACCTACATTCGTAGCCAGGTTGTATACAGCGGTTGAATCTGCATCTTCTAATATGTATGCACCTTGAGGAATGTATCCAGAGTATTCCACGATGTCAATGTCTATCCACTTATTGCTGATTGACGGACTTTCAACAACATTATTTGTAGTTGACTGCTTTAATATTCCGTTAAACGATACAATTTCATTTTCGTTGTAAGATATCAACGCAGACCATTCGCCCTTGTAATTACGATTTCTAGTATTGCTCCATATATCATTATAATCAGTTTCAAAGAAGTAGATACGTCCTTGATCCACGCCGGATTCGCCCGGTGCTCCGACAAATAATCGCGTGATTCCGGCCGCAGTTTGTCTTAATTCAACTTTATATCCAAACTGCTCATTAGTCCTAGGAGTTGGACTTACTATTACATGTTGTAAAAAATACGTGTTTGTTTGAAGATTAAGTTTATAAATATAAACTAGTCCTTGATTAGTTAGCGAACTAGGAGTTCCAAATGCATTTGCTGTTAACAATGTCACTGGTTCCCAATCTTGAGAAAAATTAGCAATAGTGCTATTGTCTCCGGTTATAGTATTATTTGCTCTCCAAAGAGCACCTCTGTCGCTTACTATATCGCCTACATTGTAAGTAGACAACGGATCTAATTCTCCTTTATAATACGTTACTGCATTGCTTGCATCCGGTACTCCTATTGCTATGTACCGAGAGTCTGCACTGATGCTAACATCTGCACCAAAATTTGTATTAGCAGCAATCGCATTGTCCGGTAAGAACGTTTGTAATAATATTTTTGCAAAGCTTTCTGCATTTCTTGTAAATACTTCTGCTTGATTGTTTTTGCTTACCACTACAACAGTGTTTGATTTATTAACTGCAAAACTTGACGAAAAGTTGTCGGCCGTTGTAGTTGAGTTAATTGTTTCTTCTTGCAGCGAAAATACCGGATTGTTAGCAAATACGCCAAAATTTCCATTGCCTGTATTATCAATCCATACCTTATCGTCGGGATTGTGAATAATATTTTCAATAGTAGAATTTAGATCGGCTGCATTTGCAAATCTTCTTTTTACAAACTTACTAACACCGCTTACTATACTATCGTTATAACTTTCTTGACTAACAGGAACGTTAGATAATATTACTACTTGATTTAAGAATACTTCCTTGACTTTAAAAAATCCATTTGCTGAAATAAACTCAGAACGTATACCGATAATGTCGTCTTCTTTAAACTCAGTAACCGGATGTTCAAAGTAAACAGTAAATCCGTTATTAAAGTCTGCTAGTGCATTATCAAATGATCTATCAGTCGGCAAGGACATTACTACGTCTGTAACGATATTGTTAACTGTTACATTTCTGTAAACATTCCAGGATTGTTGTTCTCTCTGAATCCAAACAAAGTCTCCTACTTGTATATCATCAACTGACAACAATGTTAGTTGATCCTTAACTATAGAAACAAGGTTAACGTCAAGGTTTCGAACATACCCGCTGTCGAACCCAAATACACTGATATCAGATTTTTCCTCAAATATACTATGTGTATAATCACTAGGCTTTAACATTGCTTCATGAGGTGCAATTTCATAAACCAAATCAGTACGACTACTAATAGAATTAGTTAATTCAAATAATTGTGGCTCGAGTCTAAATTTTGTTTCGTCAAGTTGATATTCAACTTCATACTTGTTTTCAATTGCACCATATTGTCCTACTCGGATTGCCCACTCTTCGTAAAATTCAAGACTATCTTTGTCGGCACCGCTTAACGCATCAAATAGCTTTGTTAAGCTATTTTTAGTACCTTTGTCTTGAATAAACCCTTGATAGAATTTGTATTGACTTACACTATCTGTAATAATATTTTCAAGGTATGCACGTCGTTGATATCCAATTAAGTGTTGCCCGAGCCGTTGCTGTTCGGTATCAAAATTATCAGAGTCAAGGTCATAAAAGTCTGTGAACTGATTAACTTTATAATCCCAATTTGGATACAATGAAGGTTCTGGTTTTTTGTTTAATTGATTCCAATACTCGGGATCAAATACGTCGGTGCTTGAATGCTTGCTATTAGCGACGTAATAAAATTCTTTATATTTTATCAAATCTCCAATTGCATAGTCAGACCATAAATTCCATTCAGTGGCTTTTGCATTGTCATAAAAGAATCCCGGGATATGGAGTCCACCGGTCCAATTATCGGTTCTATATCCAACTAGTTTTATACGTTCTTGTCTATACCCAGGAGCAACATCATAAATGGTGTCATTGAATACTGTTACGTTATCAATTAATATAATATGCTCTTTTTGTACAAGCGGCAATCTAGCTAGGTAAATGCCGTCATCTGTATTTAGAGGCTTGATACCAAATTCGTTCTGGTCATTTCTAAAAATGTTGCTAAATTCCGAATTTATTCTTGTACCAATTCCACTAAGTATACTTATATCATAGAATCCGTCGTATATGTCGTCAACTACATAAAATTCTTTAGAAAATTTAAGTTGATTAGCAGCTGGGCTAAGAGTTAATACTGTTCCTATATCCCAATTTTGTGTGACCCAAAACATAAATTCTTTAATACAAAGTTTCATGTCTTCGAGTGCTTCGGTATCGTTGTTGAAGAAACTAAACTCAAATCCTTGCGCTACAAGATGATTTTCGTATCCTAACATAAAATCGGTAACTTCTTGTACTGATGCTAATACCGTACCGTACGGAAGTGAACTTACTTGAGATTCAAAATCCTTACGAAGTAAAACAGTTTCGCCGCCGGTGATAGGAAGCGAGGGCAATATTGCAAATTTTATTGCATCAAATACAGTGTTGCTTGTGTGAGTAGTTACTGCTCTATAGTATGTTCCGTTGTTAACAACAACGTTTCCTGCTATATATTGAGTATTTTCATTCCAGTTAACAAAGGACTCGCTTATTCCTCCAACTGTAATTGCGCTATCTCGTTGACGAGGAATCGGTGCTGTGTAATTAAACACAGGACTTTCTTTATCGTATCCAAGAATAATGTAACCAGTTTTGCTTTTTTCAATGATTATTCCACTAAACACTGCTGTTTCTAGCGGACTACTTACATTGAAGAAAATCTGGTAATTTTCGTCGGGCACAAACACACTACTTTTATTCAACGGACTTCTGCTATCTAACACTAGTTTTAGTTTATTTTTATCTGCAAATCCTGCTAGTTTAACTGCTAATTGATTTTTACTATTAGTTAACTGTGTCTTGTATGTTTGATATTTAATAGTGACGTTATTAACAATAAAATCTACAACATAGTTAACTAACCCGCTGGTTAACACCAACGTATCAGATGTATTAACTGTTGGAAATACCAACTCAGACAACTGAATACGCTTGTTAGTTGGTGAATATACTAAATTTCCAACAATATCCCGTTTAACACGAGAGCAATCGAATCCAAGTCCAATTATATGAGCAGGCTGCAAAATTGACCAAGCTGTTATTAAACTAAACGGATAGTCGCTACTGCGTCTCCAAGCAGTTTCTACCGGAGCTTGATCTCCAAACACAAAGTTATTTTTAGATAATAGTATTGCATAATTTTGTGCCAATCCACAATCCAACGGGCTTAACAAGTTTCCGCTTTCATCTACTGGAATATTAGACAACAATGTTGTTCTAATGAACTTAGAATTTATTTGTGCAGGAAGTCCCGGAGTCTTTATTATACCGCTTGCTAAGTCGCTCCATAATATGGTGTTATCTTTAGTATACGGAGCAGGACCGTACACCTGTTCCCACCACACAGGCATAATGGTAAATCCTATCATTTCCCACGGATGAGTGTGCGGACGGTCAGTATCAAAATACTTCTTGTATATTGCTCTCCAGTATCCATTTAACGGGTTGCCTGACTTATCTCCCATATTAGAATAATTTAATGTAAAATTGTCAAATTCATTCCAGTTAGTATTACTACTATAATCGGGCGATCCTGCAATTTCTAACCATTGAGCAAAGTCTGCTAGTAATATAGCATCAACATCGGCTTGAGGAATACCGGTATTTCGTTCATGACCAGATACAAAATCAAATATATCAATTTTAGTTGTATCGTATTCACATTTAATATTATTAAAAATTCTCATTTCTAATTCAATTAACAAGTCGTCTCGATAATCGTTATACGCCTTTACTAAGCTGCCGTCGTGACCTTGTATCATTGTAGTTGTAGTAGAATACGTATTATCGACTATAATACCCGGCTGGTATTTTGGATACATGCCTAGTTTAGTAGGAGTCGGAGGAATAAATGATCCTGCTGTGTTTTCGTATTCATAAACCTCAACTACGTCATTACGAGATAAGTTGTTCAAGATCTTTACAAAGGTATCAACAAATATATAATCCTTGTTGTGTAGTAGTTGTATACCATTTAAATAGACTGTTACTGCATTAATAGATAATGTAGATAAATTAAAAGAACGATTTAATGCAAAAAATACTGCATCAGGATATTCTACTAAATGCAATGTCTTTAAAGCTGTTCCGATAGCAACCATATCACTGAAATAGAAAGGACGTGCTTCGGTTTTAGTTTGTGCCAATGTCTGTAAAATTAAATCTACATGGTCTCTTGCACTACCGTGAAATCCGGTTTTGTTGGCTTCGTATATAAATTGTCTCTTAAATTTTGCATATTCTCTTCTGGCAAATTTTAACGATTTAATTAAGTTTGCATCTTTGTCGGTTAAATTGTATAATGCAAGATTAAGAGGTCCGCTGTGTTGTACAAAACGAGTACCATACGATGCAAGTTTGCTAATATCTCGAAGATTGCTAGCACCGGGAAATATTCCTATAAATTCAGGATGTCCGTCTGCTATGCTGTTTATATGGTCGTTTACTTCTCCAAGTGTAACTTCTGTAATATTGTCATTAAGTGGATTTTTTTCAAAATTAATAGGTATTTCATAAAATCCGTTTGCATTTTTGTTTGCACTGCTGTATGTTTTTATTAACAATAAGTTAGTTTCTGCTAACTCTCTATTAAAGTCGATGTATGCTATATTGTTATTACTTGATACAATATAATCAATATCTTGATACTTTCGCGAACCGTTGACCCATATTTTAATAATAAGATCAGTAACAGTTGCGCTATTGTCGTATACATCAATAGGAAAATTATTTAGTTTGTTAGTAATTATTTGAGAATTAATAACTGCCTGGCTGCTTTTTGCAACTGCCTTTTTCCATCCGTTTTCATAGGAAAACTCGGTTCCAAAAGCATTATACTTTCTTAAAAACGAAGTGTCGGTGTTTACTAAACTTGTTTGATGAAGTTCAGACTGATAGCCAAATGTATCAGTTAAAAGCGAAAAATCAAATACAATATCTCCGACATTTGAAATATTGCGATAACTTAATGCAAACCCTAGTTCAGTGTCAGGAGTACCGGTTCCTAACCGGTATCCAAATAATGTGTTTCCTCTAAAGCTACTAGAAGGATATGTAGTATTATCAGTATAACTTATTCCATCTTTATCAAATAAGTCAAATAACGGAAACTGATTAATACTTGTTTTATCTTGCGCTATCTTCCATTTAATACCGGTATAATAAAACATATTACCGGCTTGTGTATTACCCATTAAAACTAAAACGGTATCATCAAGAACTGGATCTGTGTCAACTGTTTCAATTAACGTAATCTGTCTACGTGCGTTGTGCGTAATAAACTTAACTTGATAAATCTTTCCTTGAACTAGAATATCTGTATCGGCTGTAAATAATACTCGCATCCTGTCAACTAAGTCTACTCCGTCGACGTTGTAGCCAAGGCTGCCTTCGATTGTACTAAAGACATCAGTAGTAAACGTATCAACTAAATCAACATTGTTCTTTGCTTTTGCACCGTGCTGATAAAGCTTCAATCCAGCTTCAAATTCGATAATAGGACGCTTGGCACGAGCATCTTGATTTATATTAGCTACTCTGTTGTTTGCCATGGCACTAGCGGTTATTACATCTTTGTGAAACCAACGGTTATATCGCGACCACGGATTTCGATCCGGACTGCTACGATTAATTACTATGTAATCCTTAGTTCCAGGAAAGCTACTAGCATCTTCGAATGGATATTGATCAAACCCAAAGGTGTCAAACGGAACATTGAACTTGCTGGTAAAAATTGCCGGAACTTCTAGAGACTGGTCGGATACTAGTTTTATTGCACTACCAACTCCTTCAACATACCAAAATCCCTTGCTATATTCGTCTGGAGTAACAGTACCCTGGAAGTATAGTTTCATTCCGTTACTTAACTGAATTCCATTGGCCGTTTTATACGATCGTTTGCCTACTATTTCTTCGTTAACGTTTATTTCGGACGCAGCCAAAATAGTATAAGTTGCGATAATGCCACTAGTGTCAACTGAATTTTTACTCAAGTAAAATAATGTATCAGGCACATCGTCGGGTACTGTAAATTCTATTACACCTTTTTCGATGTATTCCTCGTTGGAAATGACTAGCTTTCCTTCTGCATCGTATTGATATTTTACAACACCTTTGTTATATAGCGTACTAAGATTAGAAGGTGCATATTCAATTCCTGGATCCTGGTCGTTGAACACTCGACTAATTGCTAATGCAAAGGGATGTCCCGGAGTATCGATGTCGAAGCGGTATGTCTGTCCTTTATAAAGCTTTAATTTAGGATTTCTAGTAAAGCCGTTTGGAGTAAAGACATATGCGTAATTGTCAGCGTCAAATACTATACCAACGGTATATGTACTAACCACAGATGTTGATTGCCCGGAAACCGAGACAACATCCGGTCCGTTTGGTAGCCAGTAATATTCTCTAAAATTAGCAAACTTATCCCAATCAATATGAGGGTTCCATGCATAATACTCTTGACTATTTAAAATACTGTGATTGCTAGTTGTACCTTTGAAAGTAGTCAACTGCCCCAAATAATCGTTGTAGTCTTTGTAAAATTCAACATTGTTTAATGTATCTTTGTAAACCATTACTGGTTCAAACTGATAGTTTTCTCGGGTGGCAGTAACATCGCTTAGAAAGCTATCATTTACAGTTGTTGCTCTTGCATATCGTCTTCCGGTAAAGCTGTTTATTTTTTCAACTACGCCCGGTTTGATCATTTGATCGATTGTCGAATTAATGAACTTTCTATTAATATCTGTTCTAAAATATTTAGGAAGAAAGTTTACTGCACTAATATCACCGGTACCGTTTACTGGCAAAGTAATATCTGTTTGATCCTTTTCGAATGCCATTAGTAAATAATTCCTCCAGTTGTAGTCGAGCTACTAAATGTTGAGCTCCGAATGCTTGCTCCGGTACTCGGCGATGTAGAAACAATTGTACCAGTTGCTCTTAATCGTTCTTGTGTATTTGCCGTGATAATTTCAATATCGTCAACTGATGCAGAACTTAAAAAGATTTCATCCGCTTCACATTTTACTTCAAATAAGCTACCAAAACTCTGTCTGGCATCTCTCGGTACAATAACAATACTTACAATATCCGGAGAAAGCTGTTTCATAATATAAGCCGATAATTCACTAAAATAGAATATTTCCCCAAAGTCCCAGTTATCTAGTGCAAAATATTCATTAATTGCAGTAATAGTCCTTGCTTTAACATCGTTATCACTTACTACTCTGTTTTCATTTTTAACTATTTTAAACATTGCTTGCAACTCCAAACTACTTCTATTACCAAATAACGATTTGTACTTTACCGGGTGATAAATTATCTCATCACTTATACTTTTAACTTTATTAATCTCTGTACCGTATGATCTAAATAATTGATCGCTGCTTGGTGGTAACGGTAGAATTTGTGTTGCACCTGCAGCAAATTGTCTATAACGAGTATCATAAGATTTTGTTAAAATATATGTATCAATTATATTTGTACTACTAGGGTCTATTCTTGAATTTTCATCTGCGGCATGTACGTATTGAAATTTAATTTTGCTTCTTCCAATATAGGCATTAAAATTAAACACATCTGTTAGTGTCCGTGTCAAACTATTTAGTTGTTTAAAACTATCAGTAGATTCAATATAAAATACAGGATTATTCTCGGCCAACAAGTTAATAGACGTACCTGTTAATACAGTTTGTATATTATTAATAATAGGATCTGCATATATATAATTCTCTGTATTGTTCTGTACATTCTTTTTAGTAAAGATATAATTAGACGAATCTACTAGTTGATTAAATATATCAGGATTATCAATAATACCGTCGTCGTCTGAATCAAAAAAAGTCACTTCAACTTTTTTACTGTCAACGTATCCTCCGACATCTTTATATTCTTTTGATATTTCCCAATCAAAGTCAACAGTAAATGGCATTATGCCAGTGCCGGTATTGATATCGTTATTAATGTTTAACACACTAATTCGATCTTTAACAATTTTTCCAGTTTTACTATCATATATTTTTTTATTACCGTCAAAATAGAATCTAATTTCCGAGTCACTTTCAAAAATATATCGAATTGTTCTATAGGTAATGTTATAAGATACTCCGTCGGTTTCAAACATTAATAACCAACTGCTATCTAATTGCTGTCCAGTAGTATCGCCGGATAATCCTAGACTAAATTCTGAGTTTATATCAAGGTCTTCTTGAAGAACAATATCCCACTGTCTTAAATCTCGGTCGTATCTAAGGCCAAAATTTCTATATGCAAATATATTATTAATTATTTGAGTTTGAATATTAGTTACCAAGTCTCTAACAAATTTAGGTTTAATATAATTTAATATTGCAGTTGATGGTATAATATCGTTAAATATTATAGGACCGGTCGAATCGTTATTTAGATCTTGTCCTGATCCGCTTACGCCAATTACCTTTGTCCACATATATGCAGTTTCCGACTTTGCGCCCTTTGGTATTACTAATTTATTATTTAAAAATACAAATCCAGCCGGTGCTGTAAATTTTACTAATGCACCAGCTTCTAGATATCGAAGAGGGCCTTCAGTAAACGTTCCTACCGTGTAGTATATGTTGTTTTCGTCGTAAATACGCCCTGTACTCCGATTAGTATCAGAAGTATCTTGTTTCCAGCGTAAATTAATTTCTAAATATGCTTGACTTGGAAATTCGCTGAGATAAAAGTTTTTTACACCAGTCTCTTCTAATATCGGTAATATTGTGTTAAAGATAGTTTTAGATATGTCAGTTCTAGTAATAAACTTAAAATTAGTCACCTTATCGAGGTATTCTTTGTATAATACTCCGTCGGTGCCAAACACGTTTGTTTTACTATATTTGCCGGTGGCATCTATTATATCATAATATCTGCTAATCCCGCTTGCTGTTCTATTAACGCTTTTAGTTTTAATAATTTCCTGGCTTATTCCTAGCGGACCTAGGTTGTAATCTTCTGCGGTAATAAGACGGTTTTGTGTGTAATATGTGCTAGGAGCATTTGTTTTAATGCTGTCGATTGTTTCTGTTGCACTTGCATTGTCAACTAGCGTTTTTAGATCCATGTAGATTGTAAGAGTTTCTGTTTTGCTAGATTTACTTAGGTACGGTACCCGTATTGAAATTCCTTGCATACTTGCAGCGGAGATTGTAAAATCTGAATTTTCGCTGGTTCTATAATACACTCTAAAATTGCCCTTGGGCAATGTTCCAAACACACCGTCGCTAAATATCAAACTAATTCGATCTTGAGAACGAGTTAGTACACTAAAGATATCTCGAATATTTTTACTAATACTGTTGTACACAATATTGTTGCCTTCGACGCTATCTACTTTGGTCCAAAGTTCTTCTTCTTGTGCCGACGAATTTAACTTGTATAACCAGACATCGCTATTGTTTATGTTAACACTGTTGATTTCAATTTTTTGATTAGGCACAGGCGAATCAATTGCAAAATCTCCTTTTTGCATTGTACCTTGTCTAAAATGGGCAAAGAAGCCCGTATTTTCACTACCGGCGCCTGCGCCGTTATCTCGATATATGAAACCAAGTTGACTTCCAGGAAGAGGTGCCTCTTCTATAATTTCACCAGAAGATATTCCAGTACTTACAATTTCAAAATTTAATGTTTTACTATTCACAGGTTTGTTAAAAGTAAAAATACTACTATTAGCTGTTAAATTATTTAAACGATATTGTTCGGTTGCTATACCTGCAACATTTTCTAACTTTAACGGTCTACCAATGTTACTATTAATCGGCAATGCTGCATTTAATACCTTAGTAAACTGTTCGTACCAGTCAGGATTGGTATTGTCGTTCCATGCAATATTTTTATTAGCAAGGTTAACTCCGTTGCTATCAATGAGCTGTTCGCTAGTGTTGACACCTGAGAATTTTAACAACCCGTTTGCTGCTTGATTTCTTGTGACATTATACGAAACCAATCGGGCAAGCCGTAGTACACTTTCTCTACGCTCAGCTAATTCAAGAAAATTTTCTCTTGCATTTAAATCGATCCGAAAGCTAATATTTTGTCCAAGAAATGCAATCATGTCTATTAATGCAAGATATTCGCTAGATTCAATATAGTCATTGAAATCTTCTGGATAATTGGTACGTAGATACTCTATCATTGTTCTACGAAGATTATCAAAGTCGTAACTTTTAAAATCTGCATATTTAAAACTCTGATAGATTTTTTTCCAATCTTCAGCTAACAATAATCTATTTTGTCTATCAGTGGATGACATTTGCACTTCCTTAGTTTATCATATATTTATGACATCTATAAAGTGCGTGGTTAAATTAATCCGTTCTTTTGGTCAAAGCTAAATTTTAAATTTTCGCTAATACTATATTCTAGATACGTAAGATCACACTCTATTTGTATACCGCTTTCATAACTACTAACTGTTACATTGTTAACTTTTACACGTCGTTCATGAGTAGTAATAATTTGTGTTACATTTTGAACAATTACATCTTTTAAATTATCAGTGAGCGGATCGTACAGCACGTCCCATATAATTGTACCAAATCCTGGATTTTCTAATTTTTCACCAAGCCGTATATGAAAATGATTTACGATGTCTTGTTTGATAAGATCAAGATCATATAGTTTGAATTGTTTTCGGTTAGGATCAACTGTGCTGATTCCCCTGTAAGTACCCTGTGTTACTAAAGGAGCATCTCTTTTAGGAGATTGTAATTTTAAATTTTTGTACAGGTTTTTTTCTAAGCTACTCATAACATATTTATCTTATCACTTATTGCTAGTACGGCGTGGTCCGGACAAAATTGATATATCCTGCTGATTTAACGGTTCACCTGCCATTGGGTAATTATTAGAATTTACCGACTTTAATATATCACTTTGATAAGCAGAGGCAATTTCTCCTACAATTGCCTCTGGTGCAAATGTTCTCATATTTTCCTGTATAGTAGATTGTAGGGTAGTAGGCGATATCCTTGCACGGTCAATTGCTCGAATATTATTACTAATAATAGTGTCGGTGTCTATATCACCGGTTACTATTAAAACATCAGGGGAATCAATATACGAAACATCTACCGGAGGCAACGGTGCTCCTGTAACATTATTATCTATATTATTCTCCCATAACGGGTTATTTGCGGTTGCAGGTATAGTCCAATTTCGTCTAACGTGTACTACATAAAATCTCGGATCCGATACACTAAAGGGCATCTTTGTGCTCTTTACTGTTCCGGATTGATTACCGCCGACTATATCCAATGTTTGTGTATTGAGATCATACATTTGTACAAACCCTATATGGCTAATTCCTTCGTTGCTTCTAAAAATAAAAATGTCGTTTTTTCTAACTTCCTTCATTGTTCTAAAGTTTACAGGTGCACCGTATTTTTCATATCCCCTAGGGCTCATAGTTTCTAAGTAGGGCACTCCTGCTTTGTTTAGTACCCAGTTAACATATGCTGTTGCCCAACTGTATTCCCCTGTCCTGCCATCCTTTGTATAATCTCTTCCACTTAGTTTGTATGCTTCTACAATGTTAGTGTTTCCTGGATCGGCATTCTTTGTTTGCCAATCCATTGATAAACTTTTATTAACCATTGATTCAACTGAGTTGTAACCAATAGAGATATTTCCTGATGTTATATCCATATCCGGAGTGGTATTGGTTCCAACGCGAATTAAACTAGGGGTATTTCGTAGTCCTCCTCCGCTATTGGCAATACCGTACCCTAAATCTCCATTCCCTGCCAAGTCCGGAACAATAAAATTATTTGAAATAGACGGTTGCGGAAAGACATCTGTAAACAATTGTGCAATTTCACTAACTGCAACCGCGGCAGTAACTATACGTTGGAAGCTGTTGCTTACGCCGGAAATAAAAGGAGTAGCAGGTTGTATTGAACTATCTGCTAGTGTGCTATCTGCTAATGTGCTATCGGCTGTCATAATTAACTACTCAACAACCCATTTAGTGTAGTTATTAACGGTTGATAAAACCATGGCTGTGTTCCGCTCCAATGTCCTATTTGTGATCTATTCCATCCAACTCCTTTTACTAGTTGCCCAAGCATATCGATATGAATACGAGTAAGCCCCATATATCTATCAGAATGACCAAACCCTCTTGCTCCGTACCTTACTGCTGCAACACAAAAACGATTCATGATACGTTTACCTTCAAGGGTGTTGCTACTTACAATAACATGGTTGCTTCCATTATTTACATAAAGATCAATGTCGCCTGCTAAGCCGGTGTCGTGCCGTTCGGATCCAATACGCTTTCCTGGAGATTTTTTTCGTGGATTAGAAAACCAGCGACTATAATCAATGAACCCAGGTGGGATTTGTCGATATTCTGGTTGTCGTGCCGATATTAAATCTACTCTAGACACTCCTGAGTCTCTTGCAGCACGATTTATCATTAATCTCCAATCTTCTTTGACATCAAGACTTCTAACTGCTCCGGCATATTGATTATGAATTACGTTAAGGACGCCGCCTTTGGAATTAATTGCAGGAGCAGCTAATGTATCTGCAGGAATACTTGATTCAGGAGTTTGGTCAGTGCCCGGAATATACGGAGTTGCAGATCCGATGTAGTTTCTATACAAAATTTCAGCATAGTCTTGACGGAATCCAATTCCAGCACCTTGAGATCTTAAATAGATATCATCAAATAACCTGGCAACTTGTCGAGCATCGTTTACTCCGTTTCCGGTATCTACTAAAAATTGATCACGATTTCTTGCTGTCTGTGGGTCATCTTTTTGTATTTCCTGCCATACTGCTGATAGCTGCTCTTCTCTAGATGCATTTGCAGAACCAACTGTAAATCCGTTCTTTCTTGAAATTGACGTTGGTAATCGGGCTGTTTTGAGCCCGGCATACCCTGGCGTATTAACATTCATTTCTGGCTGAATTAAGATTGGTTTTCCGAGAAACCGTTCAACAGTTAGTAGCCTACCGGCAGCACCGCGCCACTGAACTATACCTCGAGCACCTACTCCTCCGGCAGTATTGTTCCATGCACCGGGTTCTATTGTAACTCCGCTTTCTTGTTGAATTGCTCCTGCAAATCCACAAGCTTGTGCAATGGTGTATCCTTTACCTATAAAGAAGTCAATTACCTGAATTGCTTCTTTGGTGTAAGATCCAGTAGGAATTGGATCACCATCATTGAACTGTGCATTTGTATTTTCTTCGACTTCGTCTTCGCCGGCAGAATCTAACGAGTTTCTACCGTCTCTAAGATTTTCAAACCCAGGATTATTACTTGTACTAATTGAATATTGAGAAAACGGGTCAGGAGTTGATTCTACATACGTATCTCCAGCAGACCCTCCTGCATCTCTACTATATGCAACAGGATCGAGATTTTCATGTTGCAACCACGGTTCGTGTTGCGGAACACGTACGGCTACTACTGCCGGAGACGGTGCTACTGGATCGGCGGTTACAAATTCTCCCACGCTTCCAAATGCTTCTGCTTGTATTGCAAATCCGGCACCGGCAGCAACCGGAGGAGCACTGCCAGTATAAGGACCGGGTCCTGCAAACGACGCTTTTACAGTTTTTGGTGTAATAATGTTTTCCTTTACGTTTAACACCGAATCTATGTATACTATAGTAGAGCCAAGAATATGCTTGGAAGATGATAAGTCGTTTATAGTAGTTGCTGTTCTAAATATTTCGCCAGTTGATAATTCATTTATGGTATTTGCTTGAAGTTTTAATATTCCGTTGGATTTTATATCTAAATTAGTAGCAACAATTCTCAACGGCGCTGACGAATTTAAATCAAATTCTCCACTAGCTGTAATTTTTAAACTGCCGTCTATTAGTATATTCCCGTATGCTCCATACGCATTAAAAGTAACTGCTGCATTCAGGTTTATATTTGTAGTTGCATCTGCATAAAATGCAGTACCGGATTTAATTGAAGTTTCTGTTCCAGAATTAATATTAATTGATTCTGAAGAAAGTATATTTGTCGACCCGCCAGCGCTAACCATGTTAATAGATGTACCTGCACTTGCCGCAATAAACTCGCCGGATTGAAAACTCATAGTCTCTGCGGCATTGGCTGCAAAGTACCCTACTGCAAGTAAGTCTAAATTTTTTCCTGCACTTTGTTTAATCGAATCAGTAGCATTAATATTAACTCCCTTTCCTGCTGTTAAATTAATATTTCCGTCAGCAGTAACGTTAAAGTCGTTTTCGGTATGCATACTAATACTGTCTTGTGCATATATGTCAATTTTACCATTTGATGTTAATTCAATCCATGCAGTACCACGACTATTACTGATGTAAATTAAGTCTTCGGTATTGTGCAATAAAATTTGATGTCCAGTTCTTGTACGAATTCTAAATAATTCGTTTGCAGGCAATGTTCGCATTTCGTCATTTGCGTCCTCATTGGTATTTTCAACGTCCAAATATTCCGATGGCGAATTTCTAGCCGATCCTCTTCGCAAAATGTTTGCATCGCCGTCGTCCATAACAATGCTATGACCGCCTAATCGATGACTAAAGATATCCATATTATGTTCGGCGGTGCCTGCTCTGATACGGCGGGCTCCGTCTCGCTTGTCGAGCGGACCAGGAGTATTAATTCCAAACACTGCACTTGGTGCTTCGCGTCTTGCACTACTAGTTGTTAACCCTCTAGTGTCGTCAGTTAACAACCCCGATTCAGTCAGTCTTTCTGCAAAGTCATTGTTAATTGGTTTAAGATAGGTTGTAGGAGCAGGATTTCCTCCTGGATCTGTTATAATTTTATTATACTCGCCTACTGGTGATTTTCTTCCAGTTTGGTCCGATCCAGTTTTTCCAGGAGTTACTAGTGTAGTAGCAGGACGACCGTCTGGAATCATAAAGTTCATGTAATCGTCCGGTATACATGCAATCCAAAAACAAATATCTGCACGCCCTTCAACAAACATAACTAATACACGAGTTCCTGGATCTGGAGGAATTGCCCAAAAACCATAACTTTGTTGAGTTTCTCTGTAGTCGTCGTTGGGTCCTAACGCGCTATAATTAGTTACTCCGTAAAAAGGACTTGCATAAAATGCTGTAATTAAACTTTGACCATCATCAACGTCGCTGTTGGCTGCCATTGTTTTATTCAACCGTACTTTTAACGAACCCATAAACTTACTATCAAGGTGCGAAACAACTGTGGCAATATACGGTCCAGGATTACTTCGATTATCAATATCGCCGCGCGTTCTGCCGTCACGTCCGTACAACCCTGCTATATTTTTTACCATTTATTAATCCTTATTTATTGAGGTCCAAATCTAGATGAAGAACGAGAGGACGGGGTTCTTATACTAGATTGAATAGGTCGAATTGAGTTAGTAGGAGTTGACGTATTATTATCTATTTGCGCTACTCTTTCTCTTAGTTGACCAATTTGCTGTCCTAATGCACCAACTTGTCCAAATACAGATTGTAAGTTTTTAAGTCCTTCGAGAATTTCTTCTGGATTTTGGTCTATCAGTGTACTTATATTTTCACCAATAGCAACAATTCCTAATATGGAATTTGCTACCGGACCTACTTCAGACATAAAGTTTTCTATATTCTTTGACACTTGATTTGCACCCACTGCTTGAGAAAATACACCAACTGCGCCTAATACGTTAAAAAAGTTGTCAACTATTCTTTTAATGCTAGACACTGTACTAAGATCCTGCCGAGGAGCACGTTGCATTGTAAGATTTTGTGTAAATTTACCATTTGAAAATACACTATCTACTACATTAACTCGGTATATACCGGTTATTGCGTCAGCTGGATCGGGTAATAATAAGTTATCAGAATTTTTGTAGTCAACAGGAGAGTTAAACCTAAATAGAACATACAATTCTCCTCGAGTAAAGTCTGCTTTGAGATCACTATTTATATTAGGATTAAATGCTTTTGCAACATAGTTGCCGGCATCACTTTCATTAAAATAATAAGGATCCCCAATGATAGAAAGACTAACTGTTTCGAGAGACGACGCATTTGATAACAACGCTTGCCTAAATGCAAATGCAGTTCGTGTTTTACTATTTTCATTAAAAGTTCCGCCTGCAATTCGGTAAATGTCAATTAATTCAGTTAGCGTACCCTTAACTGAATTTAAAGAATTTTCAAAATCTGTTAATGAATTACCAAGCCCTGTAACAGATCTCGGAGCAGAGACTGCTCCGCCGTACACGCTAAGATCATGTAATCCCCGTTGCCCGTAATCAGCCGGAACCATCATAGTGTATGCAGTTTCAAGGTTAAGTTCAAAATCTAATACATCTCGATTTAATCCGGTGTACATATAGTTGTATGCTTTTACACAATCAGCTACATTAGCTTCGTAATTATTTGTAGAAGTTGGCATACTGAAGGTAGAACTATGCACAAAGTATGTATGAACTTCGTATACATTTCTGCTTGCTAATTTTCCTGTTCTTTTTAATTCTTGTGTAGATAATATAAAGTTACGAGGATGTATCTTAAATCCTCGATAAAATCCTTCATTAGTGGCCTTTTGTTGAATAAAATTTTGTCCCCATTTACTCATATATATTACTGTTTCAATAATTTCTGTAATCTTTGTTCCGGCGCTAAACACAAATACACGAGAATTAGCATTGTCTACTTGCATGGTCATATTTCCGCGAGTAAGAATTTTCTTTTCCTTGTCCCATATAATGTCTTCGTCACCAAATGCAATATCGCCAAACTCAACAAAACTTTCTGCAATTAACGATTGTGATATTTCGTTTCCTATCTGGTTAATTCCGCTTACACTAATACTTTGTGCAAATGAATTAATAGTTTCGCTAAACTGTGTTATTGTGTTGTTTACTGCTAACGGCCTTGTAGACTCTGGGCCTTCCGATGCATTAAATCCGCGTCCTTTGATACCGTTTTTATCAATAGTGGTTATTGAAGGATTTCCGATGTTACTAAGTGCTTTTCCGAAGTTTCCTAGTGCTGTGCTAGCTGTGTTAAATGAGCTAGTAACCTCATTAACTTTACTTAACGCTCCTTGAATTTTCCCCAAAGCACCGCTAAATTCCCCCTGGGAGTCAACGTTTTCCCCAATCTGAAATGGAAAGTCTATTTGATATACATTTGGAACCAAACGGTTTCCTCTAGCTGCTTCTCGAGTTTCGTCTGAATTTAATAAAGTAGCCAAACTTCTCGGACCGAAGCTTAACATCTCGCCTACTGTTGCTCCTTCTATACGAACTTCTTGTTTAACAGTTTCTACACTATCTCGAAATAACGCATGACTCCACGAAGTAGCAGTACATGTATAATATGATCCAGAAGAATTTAATCTCATTGAAATTGCGCCAATTTCAATAACCCAATTGTTTATAGACGTTGTATGATATGTTCCGTCCTGTAATTGTCCTTTGAAGCTTACTGATAGCAGAAAAGGTGCTCGAGTATAATATTGTCCAAACCCTGCTTTACTAGCTGCAACTGCAATACTTTGCATAAACAGTCCCATACTATACGGCTCCTGTACAGTAAATTCAAAGACAGCCGTGTCGTTTACTGGATGAGTAGGCGAAGGTCCAATAGATGTGGTTATATTGACATCTTCGATATAAAACTCAACATTAACTCCTCTGGCATCCTCAGCGGCAGTGGTTATAGTTTTTCTATTACCTAACCCTCCTGAGCTAGCAATTGGAAGTTTACCAGTTTTTCCTTTGTACAATCGCGGATCATTTATTTCACCAGGATATAATGCACTCAACGTCCATACATAATTGTGTGTTGCAAAGTCGTGCAATTCGTTTTTTACTAATGCCAAACTAAACTCCCATCAGTGCAGTTAATGTAGATTTTTTAGGTAAGTAGATAATATTACCAGCAACAAAATCAAATATTGGATCTTTAAGTACTTCCATATTTCTTGTTGCAAATACCCACCATAACTTAGAACTATTGTATAAATCGTATGCAAGCAAGTCCGGGCGATACGTATATTGAGGTTTTATTTCATATAAAATATCATCAGCATTAACTGGAATAAATCGCTTTTGCATAAAGTCTAAATATTGAGAATTATTGAATTCTGTTTCATACCACGGGCTTGTAGTTGCATATTTTGCCATTATATTATTCCCTGTCCTTTACCAATATATCCGCCCTGTACATAAGTATCAAGACTAAATCGACGTGTAGTATCTCTGCTGTATGCAGGCGATAAGCTAATAGTTAATCTGCTTAATGTAGGAACATAACTAAAGCCTCCTGGCACGTTGATTCTTGCAAGCTCTGGAGTTTGTGCTAATTCTGCAGACACCGAAATAGGGACTTGGATATAATCGACCTTTTCGGGTAATTCTAGAGTAAACATTTTAATTACACACGGAACCCTGTTAAACACAAAGTCTCCATATCCACTAAGATGAACTAGCGGCGGCGGTGCACCTAAATTACTACTATTACCGTAAAACATTTTAGTAACACTTCTTAAAAAATGCACTGTTGCAATCCAGTATCTGCCATCGGCTTCATTTTCTACTGGAAAATCACAAGTAATGTTCATATCGTCAACTGTGCTATTTTGATAAATTGGATGAGCGTAGTTACTGTGAGTCGGCGACATTGAGTTGTAATTTGCACTATGCGAAACCATAACTGTAGGAGTAGTAGGAAATATCATACTATTACTAGAATCGTACAACGGTTGCAAAATTGGAGACCTTGCAAAACTAGCAATACTAGTTGGTAAATGCAAACGAACCCGCCAATCTTGTCCCGAAGACTCTGCTCCGTTATTCCAAGCAATAGGAGTATAACTTTCGTAATTTTCTTCTGCACCAGCAGGCAAGTTGCCTAACCGTGTTAGAGAAGAAATGCCTAATGCACTACCTAACCCTCCTAATGCATTAGCAAATCCTTGTCCTGCTCTAATTATGTTTGATGCAGTGGACGCTGTGCTACTAACTGTGTTTAGAAACTTGTTTATACTTGCTACCATTTTTTGTTCTCCAACAGTATTTAGTTGACAAAATTAAATACATATATTATAATTTAAGTTAATAACTCTAGGAGAGATAATGGCCAAAAGAATAAATTATTTAAACAACAAAGACATGTTAGCCGAAATACACAAATCAAAAAGTACATTTTGTAGTTTCTTAGATCCAAACTATTCAATTTACGATATTATTTTACCAGATATTGCTAGTATCAATATAAGGACCATTGCAGAAGCAAAGAGAAATCGTTCAAAAAAGTCATCGACGGAATTATACGAAACTGCTAAACTAAATGGGTCAAAGGGCAAACTTGCAGAGTTCGAAGTAGACTATAAAACTATTAAGAAATCTGACTTAATTTTTAGAATATCATCTTTTGATCATATTCCTGATGAGCCTGGACGCAAAAAAACTCCAAAAACAATAGCAGATACTAAATCTAAATTAAACTTTCCTCCTTTTCAACACTGGAAATTTAATGAAAATGATGCTTTAGTATGTGTTGGCAAGAGTCATTGGGTCGGAGGCATGGAAAATGGATACTTTTCAAAAGATCACGGCACTGCTACTAGAAAACTAGCACTGATGTGGATGAAATTGTGCGAACGATATGCTACAAGAGGCAATGTTCGAGCATATACTTACAACGATGAAATGAAAGGTCAGGCAATTTTGCAATTATCACAAGTTGGTTTGCAGTTTGACGAATCAAAAGGACAAAATCCATTTGCTTACTATACACAGACAGTAACCAACAGTTTTGTAAGAGTTATTAATCTCGAAAAGCGTAATCAAAACATACGTGACGACATATTAGAAATGAATGACCTTGATCCTAGTTACACCCGACAACATGCAGGCGAATGGGAAGCTGCATTAAAAAGGAATGACGAAGAAAACGCAGCTCGTAATAAATAATTATCTTTTCCATATCCACACAGCATTTCCTGAATCGTAGAATTTATTATATCCATTACTTTCAGTCCACTTGGATTCACTTAATCCAAGTGGATTATCTAGCTTATGTTTTTGGAAATGCAATCTATTATAAACCTGATTGACATTTTTAAAATACCAATATGCAGGATTTGAATAATTTTGAAATTCAAATCCTGCATGTTTATATACCAGCCCGGATCCCCAATTAAGACTGGCATACGAAATTACAGACATAGCGTTTAACTGTGTAACAGCATGTTTAAATAACTTAGAGAATGCACCCGGAATATTTTTACCTTGCTTGTTTGCAAATCTTAACAATTCCCATTGAGTATTGGATTTTTTAGAGAACCTAGCTTTTGAAAAACTCATTGCTGAAACTATTTCATTATTGTATTCTAATCCCCAGACTAGATTAGTAGGACGGTTGCCCTGAATGTGATTGCAAGTTAGAAACTCTTTAATTTGTTGATTTGATAGTTTTACAATGTTACACAATCTTGCACCAATACTGTGCCGTGGAATATGTAATGCATACTCTAACCGATCAGTGATTAATTGAGGATTTTTAGTTAATTCATGTTCAAATATTTGAATTAATTTAATATCTTGATCCTTACACATTTTATATTTTTTTTGGTGGTAATTTTTGTCACCTAATATGTTGTGACTATGCCAATATATTCCATTAAATTCTATTGCTAAGTTAAGGTCCTGCATATAAAAGTCTAATTCGTAGGGTTTGATTATTGATCTAATATTTTGTTCAAACGGTATAGCATGAGACTGAAGAAGATTTCTTATAAATGTTTCTCCCCACGATTCGTTGCTCGGATTACAGTCTGGACAAAAAATTCTCCCTTGTATTATATGTTGTTCAAACTGATTGTCACACTGATTGCACTTCCACGGAAGTAAGGTTTTGCTAGTCGATGTGGAATAGTAATCTTTATCAAATAGCGGAGTAAAGCCTTGACGATGGTGTATAAAAGAATCAAACTTAGTAGCCTTGGATTTTATTATAGCTTGCTGATGAACATGTTCTATTTGCATGTTATGTTCAACGCCATATCGCTGTAGCATTGTAGTTTTCATTTTTTCACGAATGGTGTTATTTTGTGCTGGACGAGAAACTGAATACTTTTCTAAAAACGTTTCTTGAGTTTTGTTTAACACATGTTTGTTCTGCTGAGGGTATTCAACTCCGTGATTTTGAAAACAAGTATTCCGCCCTTTGGCTAGTATATCAGAATTTTGAGTAGGGCTAATTGTACCGTACCGTTGTAAACAAGTATTAGCTGCTGCTTGTTTAATATCAGGATGCTGACTAGCAAACTCACATCCGTATTTGTCTACGTTTGTTTGTTTTCTCTTTTTTTGAATAGCATTCTTCTGTATAGTTGTCTTTTCTTGGCGTTTTTGTTGTGAATTTTTGGCATTGCATACACATGTTGTTTGATTTCCGCAAAATTTTAATACGCCTTTAGAAAATCCTTGAAAACTCCTATTTCTGCCAGACCTCGGACAGACAATAGTCAATTCAGTATAACTGTTTAAATACAACCAAAGTTTTGCATTATCACTAGTAACGTTAGGAAATAATTTACTTAATTCGTCACTATGAATGCGTGCTAGTTTAAACAGTTTGTCAGGAAGTTCTCCAAATTCTGTCCACGTCTGTTTAAGTTTTGCTAAATTCATTTATAAAATCCTTTTACATATTATATATGATATTGCTTAACTATGCAAGTAAAAAAATAAAGTCAAATAATCGTTGACTTTATTTAATAATTAAGTTATTATTGTTTATATAAGGAAATTATAATGTTTAAAAAAGCCGCAGTATTTACCGACTTACATTTTGGAATGAAAGGTAACTCGACTGTTCATAATCAAGATTGCGAAGACTTTGTGGATTGGTTTATTGCTACTGCAAAAGAAAATAATTGCGAAACAGGAATCTTTTGCGGAGACTGGAATCATAATAGAAATAGTTTAAATCTTACAACAATGGATGCAGGATTACGTAGCTTAGAAAAGCTCGGTGCTGCATTTAAACAGTTTTATATGTTTGCAGGGAATCACGACCTTTACTACAAAGACAAACGAGATGTAAAAAGTACAGAGTTTGCCAAGCACATTCCGGGAATTACAGTAATCAATGATATATTTGAACAGGACAATGTAGCTTTAGTTCCTTGGTTAGTAGGCGACGAATGGAAAAAAGTAACTAAGATAAAATCTAAATACCTATTTGGACATTTTGAATTACCAAGTTTTTATATGAATGCCATGGTACAGATGCCTGATCACGGAGAGTTAAAAAGCGAACACTTTGTAAATCAAAAATATGTTTTTAGTGGACATTTCCATAAACGTCAAATAGTAGGAAAGGTTCATTATATTGGTAATTCGTTTCCTCACAACTATGCTGATACATGGGATGACGAACGCGGAATGATGATTTTAGATAAAGAAAATTCCGTAGCACCTGTCTATATCAATTGGAACGATTGTCCTAAATATCGTACTGTTAAATTAAGCCAGCTAATTGACGATGCAAAAACTATTATTAAAAATAAAATGTATCTAAGAGTATCACTTGACTGCCCTATTAGTTACGAAGAAGCTAGTTTTGTTAAAGAAACTTTTATTCAACAATATAAATGTAGAGAAATTACATTAGTGCCTGAAAAGCAATTAGAAGATATTAACTCTGAATTAGACATTGCAAGATTTGAAAGTGTTGATCAGATAGTTAGTAACGAAATTATGGCAATTGATAGCGATAATTATGATAAAAAAACGTTGCTAGCAATTTATGTAGACTTATGAGGAAAATTATATGATAAAGATTCAAGATTTAACCGTAAAAAACTTTATGAGTATTGGTAATATTTCACAAGCAGTCAATTTTGATCACGACCAACTAACCCTTGTGTTAGGTGAAAATTTAGATCAAGGCGGCGGGGATGCAGGCTCTAGGAATGGAACAGGAAAATCTACTATCATTAATGCACTAAGCTATGCATTATTTGGTACTGCTCTTACAAATATCAAACGTAACAACTTGATTAATAAAACAAATAATAAAGGAATGTTAGTTTCTCTTAATTTTGAAAAAGGAGGCAAACAATACCGTATCGAACGCGGAAGATCGCCAAACTTATTAAAATTTTATGTAAACAATCAGGAACAAGCCGACCTTGAAGATAACAGTCAAGGCGAAAGCAGAAAGACTCAAGAAACTATAAACGAATTACTAGACATGAGTCATAACATGTTCAAGCATATTGTTGCACTTAACACATACACCGAACCATTCCTTAGTATGAGGACCAACGAGCAACGTGAAATAATTGAACAGCTTCTAGGTATTACTTTGTTGTCCGAAAAAGCCGACGCATTAAAAGAACAAACAAAACTTACTAAAGATAAAATTACAGAAGAAACTTTAAAGATAGCAGCTATACAAGCTAGTAATGAAAAAATTAAACAAAGTATTAATACATTGATTAGCAGACAACGTGCTTGGAAAAGCAAGCAAGTACAGGATGTTCAGAAATTAAAAGATAGTATTTCTCAGTTAGAGAAATTGGATATCGACTCAGAATTATCATTTCATGAGACATTAGCTAAGTGGACTACTGTAAACAATAAATCAACTGCATTAAACAAAGAAAAAAGCACACTTGAGGCTGCATTAATGCGAGCTACTAAATCTTTAGATAAAGTGCAAGCAGATATTTTAAACTTAGACGATGCTATGTGTTATACATGCGGACAATCGCTTCATGAAGATAAAAAGATAGAGATTGCTGCTAAAAACGTAAAAGAGTTAAAAGATACAACTTCCTATCAGTTAGAAGTAGCAACAAAACTTGAATTAGTTATGTCCGAACTTAACGAAATAGGCGAGATTGTCAATAAACCTAATACGTTTTACGAAAGTGCAAAAGAAGCATACGATCATCGTAGTAATGTAGATAATTTAAAGTTAACACTAATAAATAGACAGTCAGAAGAAGACCCGTATCAAGCACAAGTAGACGATTTAACTACTACTGCAATGCAGGCAGTTAATTGGGAAGCTGTAAACCGTCTTAATTTATTAAAAGATCATCAAGATTTCTTACTTAAATTATTAACCAACAAAGATAGCTTTATTCGTAAAAAGATCATTGATCAAAACTTAATGTATCTTAATAATAGACTTACCTATTATCTAACTAAATTAGGTCTTCCTCATCAGGTTCAATTTCAAAATGATCTAAATGTAGAAATTACGCAGCTAGGACAAGATCTCGACTTTGATAATTTATCTCGCGGTGAACGTAATCGCTTAATTCTCGGACTTAGTTTTGCATTTCGAGATGTGTGGGAAAGTTTATATCAAGGAGTTAACCTATTGTTTATTGACGAATTAATTGATAACGGTCTTGATACTGCCGGAATTGAAAGTGCGTTAGAAGTTCTTAAAAAAATGGGACGTGAACGAAATAAAAATATATTTTTAATTTCCCATAAAGACGAATTAGTAGGCAGAGTTAACAATGTATTAAAAGTAATTAAATCTAACGGATTTACTTCTTACGAAACAGACGTAGAGATACAATAATGATAGTCGACGATGTTCATGATAAGCTAGTAAAGGCATTTCTTGATTATTTTACCTCTAATGAGATATTTCAACACTATCCTAGTGACAAGAAAAGAAGAGTAGTTCGCAGACACCTTAGTGTTATTAAAGAACTATGCTTTCTTCGACGCAAGGAAGTACTTGCTGAAAATAAAGAAAGAAAAGCTGTCGATCGTCGACAGTTTAATCTCACTCCGCGGGCAATTGCTGCTCGTAAGAGAATTTCAGAACAACTAGAACCTCAGATAATTAAAAACTTAGACAATGACACGGACAAGTAATCCAAATAACAATCAAATCCGAATACAGGCACACCTCGACTACGATATATAATACACAAAGGCAAACTAATCCAAAATTGAATGTAGGCATATTAATCTAATCATATATAAAGTATGAATTGGATGTATCAAGGCAACGAAGTTATAGAGCTTCCTAGAGACTGCGAAGGGTTTGTGTATTTGATAACAAATCTTACTAACAATCGCAAGTATATAGGAAAAAAGTTAGCTAGATTTAAAAAAACTAAACCACCACTCAAAGGCAAAAAAAATAAAAGGCATAGCACAGTAGAAAGTGATTGGCAAACTTATTGGGGGTCGTCGGACCATCTAAATAGCGATGTTGCAACCTTAGGACAAAATAATTTTACAAGAGAAATCTTACATTATTGTCCTAGTAGAGGTATATTAAGTTACATCGAAGCATTAGAACAAATCAATAGGCGCGTATTAGAAACAGACGAATACTATAACGGCATTATTAATGTACGAATAGGCAGTTCGGATATTCTTAAAAGAACACTTACGGAAATGCGAAAATCTAATTTAATTTAACATAAATTAAGGCAATTTACAGGCAAAACTATTAAGATCATATCGGACTCTGTAAAAAATCCAAGAATTAGCCGAGGTAATGCTCGTAGCCAGTGGTGTGGATCGTCCGCGTATAGAAGCACACGTAAAGCTTCAAAGGATCGTGGCTCTGAGAAAAAGCAACCACAAGGCAAGTAATTTCGTTTGTTAGGGATATACTGCTTTCCGTTGATAAGACGAATCTAGAGTAGGGGGATACCGGTCAACCGCCTCCGCTGAACTGTACCACGTACAGCACATTAATTATGTGCTGCACCTAGCACAGTTTGAATCTCTTTTAACAAAATGGCGAGAGCAACTCGAATGATGTTCACCGTTATATTCGCCCGGCAACGGGCGAATTATGGACTCAACAATCTGAATGATATCTTATTATAGATGCTTACAGCATCTATTAGAGTGGCGTTAAGAACATTATAAGTACACATAATTATTCAAACATATATTAAAACTGACTTATATTAACTAGAAGAAATACGTGACGAGCGAAAGCGAAGACACAGTTGAACGTAGTTCAACTAATAAGTATAAATAGTATAAATAGTATTAATGCAAGTTAAACAAGTGAGAGTATAACTATGAAAATCCGAGATCTGATTGAAAAACAAGACCTTGAAGAACTGAATCTTGGGATTACTCGCAAGGGACGTGATATTAAGAAAGCTAATCGAATAGCAAAAACTAGCATATCTGATGAAACACGTCAGATGGAAGTTGAATTAATTGTATGGATGAAGAATAGTGGAATTAAAACTATTACAGCTGATGATTTACAGGATTATTTTGGACAAAAAGGTCTAGGCAACACTGCTAGGTCTATTCTTGTTGGATTTTCTCCTAAGGGTGGAGCATCTAATGCAGCTTACAATAGTTCTGGATTACTGCGTCGACGAACTTCAGCAGCGTCTGCACAAGGAGCAGCGTCTGCACAAGGAGCAGCGTCTGCTGCTCAAAGTCCGGCGTCTGCTGCTCAAAGTCCGGCGTCTGCACAAAGAGCAGCGTCTGCACAAAGAGCAGCGTCTGCTGCTCAAAGTCCGTCATTTAAGTCACGTAGAGCAGCGTCTGCTGCTCAAAGTCCGTCATTTAAGTCACGTAGAGCAGCGTCTGCACCTAGCACTATAGTTAGTAGTAAATTTAATAAAAATCAACGATTAAGTAGTTATGGAAAAGTAGGACCAGGAAAACTAAACAATAGTATTTACGAAGCCGACGGTTCTGATAAGTTAAGTCGTCGAGAAGTTAAATCTATTATTATACAAGTTATAAGAGCTGCTTATAAAAAGAGAGCCGGATTCCAGCGTAGTCGCTTTTCATAATAATTACCAGAATGGTTGATTAATCTTTTTAGCTGTATCTAAATTTTCCTCAATGAGTTTGAACATGACTTCTCTGTCCTCAGGACATGTTTCATAAGCTTCGCTCATACTCAACCCGCCTCTCATGTACCAACAAAGCTTTGCTAATTCAAATTTTAGACGTTTACTTTGATTGTCAAGGATCTTAACTTCATTGAGAATTTGCTCAATAGTCCAAGATAAGATCCTTATGCGAAAAAATTTGATTGATCAAACGATATAGGAACTTCCAACGTAGCAGGTGCTCCGCGTTCAATATCTTCAGGAGGTAATGATACCTTGAATGGCTTAATACTAAATTTGTCTCTCTGAACTGCAATATGGTCGAGTACAGTCTTGAATACTTGATTTTCGGCATTTGCAAAAAACTCAATAATATGTTCGGTATTAGTAACTGGTAATTCGCCGTCAAACATCACACACTTTACACTCTTAACTATACTACTGATGTTTAAATCAGTAAGTCTGTTGAAAGTTTTGTTAAATTTAGCTATCTTTTCTAGTTCACTAAGGTCGTCGTTATTAATAACTTTAAACAAACGTTGTTCGTCAAACGTCTTTAATGCAGTTTCTGTAAATTCTTTGTAAGTAAGGGGATGTATTTCAATACTATATCCGTCTAATTGAATAATATTTTCAAAAGTATTTGCTTGTAATTGATCCAAAACAGTTCTAAGATCAATATCGTATACGCGCTCTTCATTTATAACCGGAACATTAACAGTTATTTCCATTTTTTCGCCATAAGTTGCTAATCTTATGGCAATCAGAATAGCGTCAATATCAATACTAGGAATAATCCATGCATTTTTAATATTTGGAATACAGCTTTGTATCACTCTCACGGTTGACTCGCCGTTTAACAATGCGTCAGGAGTCTTGAACATCAATTCGTCCTTGGCTGTCATTGAATATATAGGAAATTCTCCACTTTCCGTTGCTTCTAACATTCCTTGTGGATAAAATACCCCGCCGCTAGGCAATTTAACAAATAGTTTAGGCTGTCTAAAATGTCGTGATAGCGGATTTTGCGAAACAATATTCATGTATTTTTTTCTCCGGATAAATACTTATACGCATATTTATCCAAAAATAATATGCGTATATTTATTTTGAAAGACCGGTAAGTGGATAACGTTAATATTGAAAATGTAGGAGGCATGCGTGGTGTAGCCAGCGAAGCTACTCTACAATCGCTAGTCGAGGCAATGCGCACACTTGGCGCAGCTAATGGTAATAATTCTGCTGACCGTCTTAGAGAGTTGTATGACAGAAGTCTTAGAGATGGCACTAGGTCACAAAGAAATAACAATGATGCCTTACGAGGCAGCACAGGGTCTCTCAAAGACTTTGGAAAAGAATTAGCATACGGAAAAGAACGATTAAGTAACCTTACCAGCGCATTACTCGGAGGCACTAGCAAAATTGCTAGACTCGCAGGGTTTGTTGACGAGTTAGTAGATGATTTTCGTTCGTTGAGTAGCGTAGGAGCAAGTTTTAACAATAGTATATTTGATATGGTAAGCTCAAGTGCTGCTGCATCAATGACTATAAATGACTTTACTCAATTAATTGCCAATAATAGCGAAGCGTTAACTAACTTTGGAGGAACTGCTACCAAAGGTGCAAAGTTTTTTGCTGATTTTAGTAGAGATATACGACTAGGCATTGGCAGCGACTTTTTTACCATGGGAATGACCATTAAGGACATAAATGATGGACTGGTTGGATTTATAACTATTGAAACTATGCGGGGTAGACGGAATTTGCGTAGTGATGCTGAAAGCCAAGAGAGTGCTGCAAACTATATTAGACAGTTAGACCTGCTTTCTAAGCTAACAGGCAAACAGAAGTCTGCACTTCAACAAGAAATTACAGCATTAGAAACCGACACGTTGACTAGAAATATTCTAAATCGAGTAGAAAAAGAACGCGGCGAAGCAGCTAGACAAGAAACAGCAGCTATTCTTGCTTTTACAAAAAGTACAATGCCTAGTCTCAACGGCGCATTACTAGACTTATCTGACGGAGTAGCACAAAGCGATCTTGCCCGCGCACTTCAAAACACTGTTCCGGGAATTAAAGAATTTGCAATGAACATGGAAAACATGAGCATGGAAGAATTTCAAGCTGGTATTACTAAGTTTGCACCTGCGTTAGCAAAGGCATCAGGAACAATTAGCGGGGCAACACTTCAAGTTATGCGAGATAAGGGCGGATACCTTGGCGCATTAGCTGAAATATACGATGCATCCTTTGAACTTACACAAGCAGCTGGCAGAAACACAAAGTCTGCAATAGAAGAACAGAGAAAAAGAAATTTAATAACAGGCGCGCTTGGCAAGTTTGAACAAATTATTATCAATTTGAGAAAATCGTTCCTAGATACCTTTATAAAAAGTGCATTCTTTACTAAGTTAACCCAATTTGGAGATCAATTGTTGTCAATGTTTGATCCTAACAGTGTATCTAATCCGTTTAATGCTGCTGGTAAATCATTCCAGTCGGCAGTCGAGAATCTATTGGGCAAAAACGGATTCTTAACTAATGCATTAGAAAGGTTATCTGAGTTTGTTAGTAGCGGCGGTCTTGCACGTTCGTTGATATGGTTACAAAATCAAGCAACATCTATTGCAGATTGGTTTTCAAAATTTGTAAAATCAGTTGATGCTAACGGATTATGGAAGACCATTGAAGATAAATTTGTTAATGCAGCAGATTCTTTGATGAAAACATTTTCAAACTTCTGGAACGATCCTACAATTCAAAAGTATGTCGATACATTTTTTACAAAAATGGATGAAATTTTTACTAAAGTTGGCACAAGTATAACCGATGCTATCGTAAGTGTAATTAAAGATTTACTAGGAGGCGTTGGCGGCACAGCATTATCTAAGTCAAACACACAGGCACTAGTTGATAAACTTAGAGGCGGAACAAGTTTAACATTAAACGAAGAACAAGATTTACGTCAAACATTGGATCCTAGTACGTCAGGCGTTATTAATTTTTTAAGAGACTTAACAAAAATTGAGTCATTAGTTGGTAGACAAGATTCGTTGCTAGCAAACGCTACAAACCAAGGGTTTGCTGCTGGAACTAATGGATTTCAAGATTTTGGAAAACAAACATTTACAACATTGCATGGAAAAGAAGCAGTGGTTCCGAGAAACACGCCTGCTGGAGAAATACTTTCGCAATTTTATAAGTCACAAAAATCTCCATCTTCGTCTACTATGTCGCTTCCTTCTAGTAATAACCAAACTGGGCTAGAGTCAAAGCTAGATCAGTTAAATAATACGATGAACACCGTGGCAGTGTTGTTAAGCGAGAGTGTAGAAGTCCAGCGAAGAATGAAGAAAAGTATCGGTACCTTAGGCTCCGATATGTCAAGAGGATAATACATGAACAATAAAATAAGTCGGAGAAAATTATAATGGCTGGATGGAAAAAGCACTTTACCCCGGTAACTACTAACATGAATACTACCGGAAGCTACAGCCCATTTAGTTTTGCAAGAGGTAGCGGCTTAGGACCGGCTGCTGCTAATTATAGTAGTCACCTTCCGGATGTATATGTAGGATCGCCCAATAGAATAGAACGATACGGACAGTACAACACTATGGATAGCGACAGCGAAGTTAATGCTGCGTTAGACATCCTTGCTGAATTTTGTTCACAAAAGAACAAAGAAAACGGAACTCCGTTCCAAATTAAGTTTAGTTCATCTGCAACCAATAGCGAAATACAAATTCTTGGCCAATATCTCAAGCAATGGTGTAAAATACAAGAATTTGAACGTCGTATATTTAAAGTTATTCGCAACACATTTAAGTATGGTGACCAATTTTTTATTAGAGACACCGAAACTCATAAATGGTTTCATGTGGATCCTTCATTTATGACAAAAATTATTGTTAATGAAAGCGAAGGCAAACGTCCAGAACAATATGTTATAAGAGACATTAATATCTCTTATAGTACACTTAGTGCAACTAGATTAAACACAACCAAGGCATATGGACCTGGCGGTAATAGTCCTGCAAATCATACGCTTGATCAAAGACAGATGACCGGACAGACTCCTGATGCAAATACCAGTCGCTGGAGCAATGAAAGTAACGAAACAGCAGTTGATGCCCAACACATAGTACATCTTAGTATGAACGAAGGCATGGATCAAAACTTTCCGTTTGGTAACAGCTTGCTAGAAACTATTTTTAAAGTATATAAGCAAAAAGAATTATTAGAAGATGCTATTATTATCTACCGGGTGCAACGTGCACCTGAACGTAGAGTATTTTACGTTGACGTCGGCAACATGCCTAGTCATCTTGCAATGCAGTTTGTAGAACGTGTTAAAACTGAAATACATCAACGAAGAATTCCTTCAAAGACAGGCGGCGGGCAAACTGTAATTGATAGTAGTTATAATCCACTATCGGTTAATGAGGATTATTTCTTTCCACAAACTTGTCTTTCTCTTCTTACTAAGATTCCGCTGCTTGATGGTAGAATACTTACCTTAGATCAGATAATCTTAGAATATACAGCAGGCAAAAAAAACTGGGCATATGGGTTGAGTAACGTAACACACGAAATGGAACCGGCTGAAATTACGTGGGCAGGGATTACTCGAAAAGATGCCCAGGTCTTAAAGATAACACTTGACAACGGAGAGAGTATTACTGCTACCCCAGATCATAGATTTATTATAAGAGACGGCAGCGAAGTAGAAGCACAGCATCTAAAAACAAACGATAGTCTAATGCCGATAGGATTACAAAAAGAATATTTAGATCAAACTCGTAAAATTGCATCTATAGAATGGTTAACTGAAACAATCGATACTGGAGATATTACAGTATCGAGCAACAGTAATAGCCATTGGTTTGGATTAAGTGCTGGCATATATGTTCACAATAGCGAAGGACGCGGATCTAAAGTTGAAACCTTGCCGGGCGGCTCTAACTTAGGCGAAATTGACGACCTTAGATATTTTACCAATAAGTTAGTAAGAGGATTACGTATTCCTAGTAGTTATCTACCTACTGGAGCCGACGATGCTGCTAGTCAGTTTAATGATGGTAGAGTAGGTACTGCATATATTCAAGAATTACGTTTTAACAACTATTGCGAAAGACTTCAGAGTATGATAGCAGAAGTGTTTAATGCAGAATTTAAACTATATCTCAGTAATAAAGGTGTAAACATTGATCTATCAATGTTTGACTTAATGTTACAACCGCCTCAGAACTTTGCAAGTTATCGACAAGCTGAATTAGACAACAATAGAATCAGCACATTTACTACGATGCAAACTATTCCGTTTATTTCAAATCGGTTTGCTATGACACGATTCCTTGGACTATGCAAGGAAGAAATTGCTGAGAATGAAAGATTATGGAAAGAAGAAAACGACGAAATGTTTGATGGTGGCAATCCAGACGCAAGTGCAAGTATGAGAGATGCCGGAATCACCGGTGCTGACATCTCAGGCGATCTTGATGCAGCCGAAGGCGACGAATTAGAAGATTTTGACAACGACGGGGTAGATTTAGGTAACACAGGTGCTCCTCCTCCGACCCCGCCAACTGAACCAAATGCATAAATAATGTTATGATACTAAGAGAATTATATTATTTTGATAAAGAAACAATGGTACCGGTTGAAGACAACCGATACGATTCCGAGAACGACAATAGTGTTATTGATGTAGATGATACTCGTAAGACTCGTCTTACATTAAAAGATATTAATCGTGCAAGACGAGCTGACGACATGCATCGAAAAGAAAAAACCAAAGACTTAACTCACATACGTGCAATGTACGGAATGCAAGCACAGGCAGCACCAGGCGGTAATCAATTAATCTAAAGATATTTTTAGATAACACAATTGTTCTCACTCGACTGTTAGTATAGATTACATAATTATATAGAAAAGACTTTAAAAGTGCAAACACTATCATTAGATAAAAAAGTTGCATTTGTCTTAGGAAACGGAAATAGTAGAACAACTATTGATCCTAACACGTTAAAGAGATACGGAATGATATACGGTTGTAATGCATTATACAGGTCGTTTTCTCCTGATCATTTGATTGCGGTTGATATTAAAATGGTTAAGGAGATAGTGCAAACTGGCTATTATCTTTCAAATAATGTTTGGACTAATCCAAACAAATATACAAAAGAAATTTTAAACATAAATTTATTTAATCCTGGACTAGGATGGAGCAGCGGTCCGAGCGCGCTGAACCTAGCCAGTGAACACGAAAATAATATAATTTACATACTCGGATTTGATTATGTGGGAATAGGAATTAAATTTGAATTAGTAAATAATATATACGCAGGAACCGAAAACTATAAACAAATCAACGACCTTGCTACTTATTTTGGCAACTGGCAAAATCAAACTGCTACTTGTATAAAAAAGAACACAAAGGTTAAATACATTAGAGTAATTGACACACCGTTGAGTTACATACCAGAAACATTAACAGGGCTATCAAACTTAACACATCTTACTATAACAGATTTTAAAAAACAGTTCAATATATCGTAATCGACTCGTTTGAGTCCGTTTGACCCGGGTATTTTGATAAAGATGTAAATATATTTGACAGCCTTGGCTATAAAGGAGAAACACAATGACTGATCGCAATAAATTTGAGGAAATGCTTGAACTGCTTATTAATGAAGATAGAGCAGGCGCTGAAGCACTTTTCCACGAGATCGTGGTACAAAAATCACGTGATATTTACCAAAGTATTCTTGAAGCTGAAGAAGCCGAAGAAGCTGAAGAAGCTGAAGAAGACGACGAAGATGAAATCGACGAAGCTTCAGACGACGACATCGACGAGTCCGACGACGAAGATCTTGATGAGTCGGCCGACGACGATCTTGACGAAATGTTTGGTATCGACGAGTACGAATCTAAATCCAACCCTATGATGGGCGGAGACGAAACCGACGACATGATCAATGATATCGAAATGCCCGACGACATGGACGGCATGGACAATATGGACGCCATGGACGACGACAGTGATATGTTAGATCGAGTAACTGACTTAGAAGACGCTCTAGAAGCATTACAAGCTGAATTTGAAAATATGCTAAGTGACGAAGATAGCAACATGGACGATATGGACATGGACGACGAAGATGGCGACATGGATATGGATATGGACGACATGGACGACGAAGACGACATGGACGACATGGACAACAAAAAAGCAAAAGAATCTTATGCGTTTGAAGCCAAAAAAGACAAAAAAGATGATATGAAGAATAATAAGACTGCAAAAACAAAGAAGTCTGCTAGCGAAGAAATGCGCGAGTATGTTGAAAAGATTAACGGCGGCTTTGGTGCAAAAATTGGCGGCGATAACGGTGCAAATACTAAATCGGTCGTAGCTAAGTCAAACAACATGGGCGGAACAGCTTCTAATATCGCACAGTGCGATACTGATGTAGGTGTTGAAGCCAACAAAGGTCAACTGAAAGGATCTGCTTTAAACAAGCAAACCCCTACAGTAGATAACGTAGGGAACATAAACGTTCCAGGCGGAAAAGCTGGTAAAACTGGTTTCAAGAAATCAGAGCCAGGACACGGTGCCGAGAAAAAAGGCAAACCAGAAACTGCTGACAAAAGTGCCGGCAGTATGTTAAACGGCGCTCCGCGAAGAGCAAAGTAAAGTAAGGACCTCTGATGCACAAACTAACCGAGCACATAAGTTTCGACCAAGCAAAGATGGTTGTAGAGTCTGCTGAAGGTGACAAGCACCTTTATATGAAGGGCATTGTCATTCAAGGCGGCATACGCAACGCAAATCAGCGTGTTTATCCCGTAAATGAAATTAGCAGGGCTGTCAACACTCTCAACGATCAGATCACGGGCGGATATTCTATACTCGGCGAAGCAGACCATCCAGAGGGACTTAACATAAACTTAGATCGAGTCAGTCACATGATTACAAAAATGTGGATGGACGGAGCAAATGGTTATGGAAAATTAAAAATCCTACCAACGCCGATGGGACTTTTAGTTAAAACAATGCTGGAAAGCGGAGTTAAACTAGGAGTTTCGTCGCGTGGTAGCGGCGAAGTTGATGACGGCGGTGACGTCTCGGGCTTTGAAATTATTACAGTAGACGTAGTTGCCCAGCCAAGTGCTCCAGGTGCCTACCCGACTCCGATATACGAGCACCTAATGAATACAAAAGGCGGATATAAGGCATTTCTTACTAGTAAAGAAGTTCAAGGCAACCCCAAGGCACAACAATACATTGCAGAAAGCTTATTAAAAATTATAAGCGGTCTCAAGTAAAAAGGAGAATGATATGGACACACTAAGAGCCCTTTTTGAGAATAACGCAATTCCTGCAGCAATAAGAACGGAACTCGAGGAAGCATGGAATAGCAAGGTTAAAGAAAACCGTATTGCTGTTACCAGCGAACTACGTGAAGAATTTGCTAGAAAATTTGAATATGATAAGAGCATCATGGCAGAAGCAGTTGAATCAATGGTAAGCGACAAGCTAGCTGAAGAAATGACTGAATTTCATGAGGATCGCAAACAACTTGCAGAAGCAAAGGCAAAATATGCAATTGCAATGCGAGAAAGTTCAAACTTAATGGCAACATTTGTAAAACAGTCACTGGTTAAGGAAGTTTCAGAACTACACAAAGATCAAAGATCAATTGCAGGTAAATTTGCAGTATTTGAAGATTTTATTGTGGAACAACTTGCCAAGGAACTTGCAGAATTTCAAGAAGATAAAACAGATTTAGCTGAAACAAAAGTACGTCTTGTACGTGAAGCTAAAACACACTTGGCTAAAGTTAAAACTAACTTTATTCAAAGAAGCGCAGCAGCAATAACCGAAACAGTTGAAAAGGGACTACGTTCCGAAATTACTCAACTTAGAGAAGATATTGATATTGCTCGCAAAAACGATTTTGGACGTAAGTTATTTGAAGCATTCTCGTCAGAGTATATGAATTCACATCTTAACGAAAAATCAGAAACAAGTAAATTGCTTAAAATTCTCGATGTCAAAGACCGTCAACTTGCAGAAGCCAAGACTTTTGCAGTTAAAGCACGTACTTTGGTAGAATCTAAAAACGTACAAGTTAAACGTTTGATAGAATCAACACAGCGTAGTAAGGCAATGAACGAACTAGTTGGTCCGTTAAATAAGGACCAAAAAGACATTATGACAGACTTACTGGAATCAGTAGCAACTGCAAAACTACGTTCTGCATTTGACAAATATCTACCAACAGTTATTGATGGTAAATCTCCAGCCAAGCAAAAGGCACAATTATCAGAGGCAAAAGAAATCACAGGCAATAGACGTAATAGTTCGATCGAAGCAAGCGTAATGGACAACAATGTAGTTGACATCAAACGACTTGCCGGTTTAAAATAGGAGATTAACATGTCAGAACTACTAGAATCACGCTGGCAGGAGACCAAGGGCGCCCTCCTTGAAGGCCTGCAAGGCAACAAAAAAGCTGTAATGGCTACTACGCTTGAAAATACACGTAAGTATCTTTCTGAAAGTGCCACATCTGGTGCTACAGGCGCTGGTAACATTTCAACACTAAACCGTGTAATCCTTCCTGTGATTAGACGAGTAATGCCAACCGTTATTGCTAACGAATTGGTAGGCGTTCAGCCAATGACCGGACCAATTGCTCAGATTCATACTCTACGTGTGCGTTACAGCGATGATTTTACAGGTGACCTTGGTGGTAATGTAACTGCCGGTGAAGAAGCACTGAGCCCGTTTAAAATAGCCGAAGGCTATTCGGGTGCAGCAGGCACCGACCGTGCAGGTAATACCGCAGCACTTGAAGGTACTGCCGGTAAGCGTATGAGTATTCAGATCCTAAAGCAAACAGTTGAAGCTAAGTCGCGTAAACTGTCAGCTCGTTGGACTTTTGAAGCTGCTCAAGATGCGCAGAGTCAGCACGGTATCGATGTAGAAGCAGAAATCATGGCAGCACTTGCTCAGGAGATTACTGCAGAAATCGACCAAGAAGTACTACGTTCGTTGGCTTCGCTTGCTGGATCACCAGTTGAAACATACAACCAGGCTACTGTAAGCGGTACTGCTACGTTCGTTGGTGACGAACATGCTGCATTGGCTGTACAGATCAACCGTGTAAGTAACTTGATTGCTCAGCGTACACGTCGCGGTGCAGGTAACTGGGCTGTGGTATCGCCAACTGTGTTGACTTTGCTACAGAGCGCAACTACTAGTGCGTTTGCTCGTACTACTGAAGGTACATTTGAATCACCAACTAACACTAAGTTAGTAGGTACTTTGAATAACAGTATGCGTATCTATGTGAACACATATGCTAACAACGACGATATAACTATTGGTTACAAAGGTTCTAGCGAATCTGATGCTGCGGCGTTCTATTGTCCGTACATTCCATTGATGAGCTCAGGCGTTGTACTTGATCCGGCAACCTTTGAACCGGTGGTTAGCTTTATGACTCGTTACGGTTATACCGAACTTACTAATACAGCCTCGTCACTCGGTAACGCAGCAGATTACTTGGGCAAAGTTGGCGTTACTACTGCTAATCTAAGCTTCAGCTAAGTTTGAATTATACCTAAAAAGAATAGGCCCTACGGGGCCTATTTTCATGACTAATATTGGTTAACTGTGTTATCACTGGATATTATTGCCGTACTTTGAATTTAGTAAAATAACTCGACTAACATTGAAGAATCCAACGCCGCTTACCGCAATCCCAAACTTTAAGTAATCCAATTTCTTTACAAATTTCTCTTTCAGTTTTAGATTTGTCATGTCCTTTTGCTACTAGTTTTTGTTTTGAAAAATTAAATCTATGCATTAATTTTTCTTCCTTTGGGTGTATATACCAATAGCTAACATCAATGTCTCTTTCTAATTTAAACCCCAATGTTTTATATAAATTACCATTGCTCCATTCGTTGTTACTATAAGAGTATACATCTTGATTAGGAAAATCTTTACAAAAAGCTGCTAATAATTTTCCCGCGCCACCTACTACTCTACAAGAACTTGCATATCGAACTAATTCGTATCCTGTACTTTGTTTTCCTAGTGCAATGCGAGAACGCGAAAATGTCATCACTGCAACTAATGAATCGGTGGAATCTAATAATCCATAACATATCGATGCCGGGGTATATCCTTGTACGTGATTGAAATTTAAAAAATCCTTTGTATACTTTGAAGAGATTGATTTAATAGTAGTTTGTCTAGCATATATTGCTTGTGAGTTTAAGCCGAGTTTGTTGATTAATGTTTGTTTGACAATATCCTTCTTAGTATTCCAAAAATTTGAAAATATTGTAATTAGTTGTATTCCTAGCTGTTCGGCTTCGATAAACTTATTCTTGTGATAAGACCGTGTAATATGTTCGATGTCTTCGTGATGCCAGTATATGCCGTTAAACTCAATTGCTATATTATAGTCTGGTAAATAAATGTCAATCTCTTTACGACTGGGTAATAATTTTCTGGTGTTGCGAATTATATTTGTAATACCGAGGTCCTTGAGGAAGATTACAATTTCTTGTTCGTAAGAACTTTGATAAGGACTTCTAATTTTGTAATCATTGAGATATTTATATACTGTTTGAATATGTACATTTAGTGTAGTTGCAATATCAACAATAGGCATTGTTGCAAACATTTGTTCCATGTTTTCTTTATCTCTCAGCGCCGAAATATCCTTTTCAGGAAATCGATGCTGCCAGTATGCAGTATCTTTGTCTTTGAAAGTCTGTTTAATTTTCATTGAATTATTATAGTTTGCATCACCGTATATATCGAGTTTTGTTTGTTGAATTTTTGTTATAACGTTTGATACGCTAATATCATTGTTATAAAATAATTGATGATTTTCTTTTGACTGTTTTAATTTTCCAGCATTGTCAATTCCGTATTTTTTATTTAAACTAGAGATTTTCTTTAATTGAATTTGTTGCTTTTTTGCTTTGCTGAAGTTTTGGTTAGCATTAGATATCGAAGCCGACACTGATTTTCTTGCACAACTACATGTACTTGCTTTACCGCAAAAAGAATATCCTTGAGTAATTCCTTTAAACTTATACATATTTCCTTGTGGACATACCGTTGCATGTTGATACAATGCATTATATGCTTGTTCGGCAATTGATTTCCCTGCAAACCCTATTACATACTTGTATAATGCATCGTCATTTTTGATCATGCGTGTGTAATGCCGCGGATATTTGTTGATTAAGTCTTGTAGACGTTGTTGCATATTGTTCTGTATACCTTTGAGCTTAACATATAACTGAATATATTTATCAAGTCAACTGATAGTTTAGTTAAATACGAAACTAGTAAAAAAGATAAATACTTGTGTCACTTAGAGAGCCAGTATTACTGGACTTATGCAGTTACCCGCTGCGTATGACCTAGAACGTCAAAGGAGAAACAATGGGACGTCCACTAAAAAAAGATATATTAGGCATTGATGCAATTGGAAAAGCTGAAGGTACTGCAACTGGTATAAGAGTTGAATTTTTTGACACAGTACTACGAACCGACGGTGCAATTATCAAACAACGAGGAGCAAAAACCTTTGTAGTTGCACGTGAAGCCGACCTTGATGCAATTAGTCTAAAAAACAGTACTGGAAGATTGACTTGTGTATTGGCTAATAGCGCACCAAATGTTGCAGGCGAAATGCGATTGTTTGGTTTTGTAGACACAAATTCCGGAACTCAGGTTAATATTGCTAAAATTACCAAACGAGTAGCAACTGACTTTGCAGGCAACGGTTATACATGGACATTAGAAAACGATTCATCTAACGACTATATTGTATTAACTGCAATCTAAGGAATCGACTATGTCGTCTAGTAAGATTGCTAACCTTGGTATAGATCTATATAAAATAATATTAAACGAAAACGGAGTTATTGACTTTGACTTCGCTAACGGCCTCGGCACTGTCAATATTAACGGCAATTTAAATGTAACCGGAAATACTACTACTATTAGTTCATCTGAGTTAGAAGTATTTGATAATATAATAACAGTTAACCGTGGAGAAACCGGTAGCGGAGTTTCTCTTGGAGTATCGGGATTAGTCGTTGATCGTGGCACACTGCCTAACGCTGAATTTTTATACAACGAATCGTTGACTACTTATATAAACGGAGTAATACAGAGCAACGACGGCGCATTTGTATTACGCAAAGCAGACGAGACTCTGAGTGGATTATATGTATCGGGCATTAATTCGGGCGAAGGTAATGATTTAAATCTATTAGCTGGACAAACTGTAGGTGTATTAACTGTTACTGGAACACTAGATTACGAACTTCAGGTACAAGCAGGCGACGACGACGTAATTCCTAACAAGGCGTATGTTGATAACAACATATCTCAAGCAGTATCTGAACTTAGCTTGGCCATTGATGCAGACAGCGGCGGTCCGTTGAATTTGGTTGTTTCAACGGATACGTTAAGACTTATTTCCGGCGAAGGAATTGATACATCTATTGTAAAAGTTAATAATTTTGTAACATTAACTATTAGTGGAGAAGATGCAAGTAATAACAACAAAGGTATAGCAAGCTTTGCCGCTGCTAACTTTACAGTAGTTTTAGGTCAAGTTTCTATTAATAACATTAATGGCGGAACGTATTAATGATTATAGTTTGGTTACTAATAAATAGATACAACAAAGGTGCGGATAAATGTCAAACATAATATTAAAAAGAAGCGACATTCCTAATAAGATACCGAGTGTGGATCAGTTAGATCTAGGTGAAATTGCTATCAACACCTACGACGGTACTCTATATTTTAAAAGACAACAAGAATACTTTGACGACAATCTTCAAGAAATTGTATCTGTTGACGAAGTAATAGAATTTACATCGCATATTCCTGTAGAGAACGTATTATATGTACAAAAAGCCGGCAATGATAAAAATTCTGGTAATTCCTGGAGTAATGCTTTTGCAAGTATAGAGATTGCAGTCAAAGCGGCTGCTATAAGAAACGCACTGACATTAATTCAAGTCGGACCTGGTGTATATTTTACAAAAGGTCATATAGATGTATCAGACAACACTGTTATTCAATCATCTCATAGAACAGTATTTATAAAGCCTGTACCTGGATTTGAAGAAAGAAACGTATTTAGATTAGGGTCGGGCTGTTTTCTTGAAGGTTTTATTTTTGAAGGATTCCGTCTTGATAACCTAGACAATCCTAATGAAGGATTTGCTGTTTGTTTCAGACCCGGTGCGCTTATAACACGGGTTCCGTATGTACACAAAATAGCTGTAAGAACACCTCCTTATTGGACAACTATTGCTCCTCCATTAGACAGATTAAATGGTAACCCACTAGTAGGACGGGGCGCTGGAGTTGTATTAGCAGATGGTGCAGTCTTAGATCCTGACAGTGTGTTTCCTAATATTATGACATGGGGTGCAACCCCTGTAACGCATAATGGTATTGGATATTGTGCAAAGAACGGTGCATTGATAAATGCTGTAAACGCTATTAGTCTTTGGTGCCACAAGCACTTTTTAGCAATAGACGGCGGACAGATTATTCTCTCGTCGTGCTCAACACAATTTGGTGATTTTACATTAGTATCGCAAGGATCAAAACAAATAATTCGTCCTTACGAAGTTGACTTTCCTTTAACTATACAAGAAGTTGTAAGTAACGAAATTGATGCAAGCACGGATAGCATTATTGATAATCTTGTTGCAGAATTAAATTTACAAGGATATACCGATAACTGGCCACAAAGTTACACAACACTCACACGCCGAGATGCTGGACTATTTTTACAAGCGATGTCTTGGGTATTAAATACTTCTAACGAGACTCCGATGCTTGATTTTTCAAAGGGATTGTTTGATGTAACTGGAAATCGAGCTTTCACTTCTATACCGTATAATTATGATAAATGCTTTAGAGATACTGGGTTGATAACAGAAGCAATTGCGTATGATGTAATGTTTAATAGTAACTATAGAAGTATAAATGCAGCACTTTCTTATTACCGTGCAACAGCAAGCAATGTGTTAACTTCGCAATTGTTTGGAACATTGGCAGCACTAAATTATCAAAAAGAAGTAGTAGCTAAATACCTGTCAGGAGAGCGATTAGTAAGCTCAAATGCATTATTTGACGAAGTTATTGATATTATTACAAACGGACCATCTGCTGCAGATGACTACTTACTAACAGATCCAACTAATTACGATTTGGGCTTGTTTCAAGCAAGAAGACTATTGGTTGCAAATAAAACATTTATCCAAGATGAAATAGATGCATGGATTGCAGTTCAAGTTTCTGGAAATATTTTACCATTTACTGGAAGTTTTACTTATGATGCAGTCGCATGTCGACGAGATGTAGGATTTATTATTGACGCATTAAGATACGACTTAACATACGGTGGAAATTTAGAAACATATAATGCAGCCATGGCATACTTTGTAGGTGCTGTAGCCCAATACGGATCTGGCGAAAAAGCTGCAACACTTGCTACATATTTGAGACTGAAATCTATTGTTGGAGATATCTTACAATTAATTCTAATATCACAATCGTCTGGTAATACTAATACGCAAGAAACATCAGGCACTGCTGGCAGTGTATTTGCTGCAACATTTGCACAATCTCGTATACAAGATATATATAACGCAATTGATAACGACGGAGTTTCTTTTGCTAGGATAATACCAGATCTCACTTGGCCTTCTAACGAATCTACAACTGCGTATAACCAATTAACTATTAATATTACAAAAATATCAACTGATGTGTTGGATTATTTAAGCAGAATTGAAACTGGATATAACTTTGATAAATGCTATAGAGACACACTATTAATCAATAGTGCAATTGCTTATGATGTAATGTTTAATAGTAACTATAGAAGTATAAATGCAGCACTTTCTTATTACCGTGCAACAGCAAATAAAGTTCTTGTTGAACAAAAAGCAATAACCTTACAGGCACTAACAAGACAAAAAATAACATTAGGTACATATTTAGTTGGCACTTCTTTAACTAGATCAAATGCATTATTTGACGAAGTTATTGATATTATTACAAACGGACCGACTGCTGCAGACGAATACTTACTAACAGATCCAACTAATTACGATTCGGGATTCTTTCAAGCAAGAAGACTATTGGTTGCAAATAAAACATTTATCCAAGATGAAATAGAATCATGGATTTCATATCAAGTTGCAAACGTTATAGCTCCATTTACTGGAAGTTTTACTTATGACGCAGTTGCATGTAGAAAAGACGTAGGATTTATTGTAGATGCACTAAGATACGACTTAACATACGGCGGAAATTTAGAAACATACAATGCAGCCATGGCATACTTTGTAGGTGCTGTAGCCCAATACGGATCTGGCGAAAAAGCTGCAACACTAGCTGCATATGCAAGACTTCGGGTTATACTTGGTAACATATTGCAAGCGGTTACAGTTAATCCGGTATATACAGCAACTAGTCAAGATGTTTCGGGAGTAGCAGGAAGTATGTCTGCGACACTATTTGCACAAGCAAGAATTGACAACATTAGCAATACAATAAATTCGGACGGGGTACCACCATTAAAAATATTACCACTAACTGATTGGCCAGCAGCAGAATTTACATTATCCTTTTCTAACATTAATACAAATACTATCCTTATAGCCAATGACGTATTACGCTATATAAATATTGAAAATAAAACATTGTTAGGAGCATTTGTATTTGCTTGGGAATATATGAGAGATCAGATTAAATCTTTACCAACACCAAATAGCAATTCTAATGATATAGTAGATGCTTTGGTAGATGCTCTTATACGAACAGTTTTCAATCCAAATAAATTAGTGTCTCCGTCAGTTATTACAGCAGTTGGACATACATGGACTGGTATTATGTCTGGCGTAGCACTTACTAAAATCCCCCCGGCAAATAATTTAACTTCAATTGAAGAAAGTATTATTGAGTTAGATAGCGGAGTAGTAATAGCAAGCGGACAAGACGATCAGGGCTCGGCGTTATTTATCGGCGGTATGAAAATAGATGCAGACACCGGCGAACTTTCAGGACCACCATTTGATACAGCAGTTAATAGAATTGCTACAAGAGCAGCAATTGCAAGGAGTTTTTAATAATGCCTAGAATTACATGTCGCACCCCTTCTACTGGACGCGCAACTAGAATTAGTTTAATGGATGTAAGTGCAACATACACTACTATATCAGAATCGCCTGATTTTTCGTTACCGGATGCATCGAATAAATTTACTTTTAGAGATCCATTAGACTCTACAAGAGCAATTAGACCTGGAGAAATATTTTTCCTAACACCTATCTCGGCAAGAAATAAAGATACTGTTACTCGGTGGATAGAAGTGCAATTATTAACAGAAGACAATATAATTATAGAATTTGGAAAAGTTGAAGTACCAGCTGGCGATACAGCATATATACCGATACAAGGCCGTAGTTTATTTAAGCGTGATCCGTTTTCAACATACGGTGACCGAATTCAAATTAGGGCAGAAGTAGCCGACATGTTTGATATATGGACTGCTGCCGAAGAAAAGCTTTCAAACGAACATGTGGGAGTAGAATAATAAATGTCAAAGTTATTATCGGATAGAGTTAAAAAAATACCATCTACTGAGGTGTCAGCAGAACGGTACAAATTTTTAAAACTTTCCGAAGCAGAACCCGATCTCGGTGTTCCAATTGGAAATAATTATGCACTCTCTTCGGACATCGAAGGTAATAGATTTTGGACAACTGAAATTGGTCTTCAAGGTGTCCAAGGCATTCAGGGTATACAAGGCATTCAAGGCATTCAAGGTACCGAGGGCATACAAGGAATACAGGGAATACAGGGAATCCAAGGAATCCAGGGAAGACAAGGAATCCAGGGAACATTTGGACCGTCGTTAATTATAATAGGATCGGTTGATAATGTTAATGTTTCGCCTCCAGGAAATCCTCAAACTTATCTCAATACAGAATTTCCTGATGCTATAAGCGGAAACGGTGTATTGGATGCGCTCGAAGGCAACCTCTGGGTGTATGACGGGACAATATGGAATAATGTTGGTAAACTTCAAGGACCTCAAGGTACTCAGGGCATTCAGGGCATTCAGGGAACAATTGGCATACAGGGTATTCAAGGTACTCAAGGTACTCAGGGCATTCAGGGAACAATCGGGATACAGGGTATTCAAGGTACCGAGGGCATACAGGGTATTCAAGGTACCGAGGGCATACAGGGTATTCAAGGTACAATTGGTATCCAAGGTATTCAAGGTACCGAGGGCATACAGGGCATTCAGGGTACAATTGGTATCCAAGGTATTCAAGGTACAATTGGTATCCAAGGTATTCAAGGTACCGAGGGCATACAGGGCATTCAAGGACAAACAGGTATTCAGGCTTCGCAAGGGCTCCAAGGAACTACCGGACAACAGGGTATTCAAGGAACAGTCGGAAGTCAAGGTATACAAGGAACAATTGGCATACAAGGAATTCAAGGAACAGTTGGCATACAAGGAACTACCGGACAACAAGGTATACAAGGCATAACCGGTACAGGTATACAAGGCATACAAGGAACTACCGGACAACAAGGAATATCCGGAGTTGTAGGAGGATCTGGTACTCAGGGTACTCAGGGTATACAAGGCATAACCGGTACAGGCATACAAGGCATACAAGGAACTACCGGACAGCAAGGAATATCCGGAGTTGTAGGAGGATCTGGTACTCAAGGCATACAAGGAACTACCGGACAACAAGGTATTCAAGGAACAGTTGGCAGTCAAGGCATAACCGGTACAGGCATACAAGGCATACAAGGAACTACCGGACAGCAAGGAATATCCGGAGTTGTAGGAGGATCTGGTACTCAAGGTACTCAGGGTATACAAGGCATAACCGGTACAGGCATACAAGGCATACAAGGAACTACCGGACAGCAAGGAATATCCGGAGTTGTAGGAGGATCTGGTACTCAAGGCATACAAGGAACTACCGGACAACAAGGTATTCAAGGAACAGTTGGCAGTCAAGGCATAACCGGTACAGGTATACAAGGCATACAAGGAACTACCGGACAACAAGGAATATCCGGAGTTGTAGGAGGATCTGGTACTCAAGGTACTCAAGGTACTCAAGGAACCCAGGGTATACAAGGAAGACAAGGCATTACTGGTTCTAAGGGAGTTTTGAATTGGTCTACCCATACATCTAATTATACCGCATCTAGAAATGAAGGTATCATATCAAATACCTCTGGTGGTTCATTTACAGTTACTTTACCAGATAGCCCGTTAGCTGGGGATATTGTTGTAGTTGCTGATGGTGCGAATTGGGGTGCGAGTGAATCCAGTAATCTAATTGTAGCGAGAAATGGTTCTACCATTGAAGGCCAATTAGAAGATTTTGTTTTGGACATTAGCCAAACTAGAGTTGATTTCGTATATGATGGGGCAACATGGCAAATTTATGCTAACGTAGGTCCACAAGGTGCACAAGGTATCCAAGGAACAAGTATACAAGGTACTCAAGGAACCCAAGGTATCCAAGGTATCGAAGGTATAGATGGCATAAATGGCTTTCTATCTTGGTCTACCCAAACATCTAATTATACTGCTTCGAATCTTGATGGTGTTATAGCAAACACTTCTGGAGGGTCTTTTACTGTTACTT